CGAGGGCCAACTAACACACACGCCGCGGTTGCGATTACCCCCGGTCGGCTAGGCCCCTTAAAGCAAAGAAGGGACCCCCATTGCTGAGAGTCCCTGAAGGGTAATCAATCCTTATGTTTGGTAGTTTAGAGTTCTACGCTATCTTTAGTGTCTTCTGTGACTTTGTCAAATCCGAATAGTCTGTCGAAAGCGGCGCCTTCGGTTTCCAGTTGTTTACGTTCTTCTTTGAGTAGTTCGTCGTTGGCTATATCTGTTTCGAATCGGGCTTCGTTAAATTGTATGCCTTCATCGAATGAGAAGTAGAGTTTTTTGTTTACGTCGCCTACACGGTTTTTTGAGAACTCTAGGAACCTACGGCCGTTCTCACCACCTTCCCAGTCTAGCTTCATCATTGAGGTGGTCATGTGTTTGAGTTTGTTGCTTCCTACGAACTGTCCTCCTTTAGAGAGTTGGAGTATTGTAACAAAGGCGGTGTGTGCTTGGGACTTGTTGTGTTGTGTCATTAGGTCTAGGAACCATTTTTCTGCTTTGCCTCGTGTCCAGCCTGTGTGTTCTTTAACGGTGTCGTTGACTTCGGTGTAGGAGTCGGTGAGTACTACGTCGTATCCTTCTTCTAGAACTTTTTCTATTACTAGGTTGGCGTGGGATTCGTAGTTGTTCATAAAGAGGATGGGGAGGCTGGCCCAATTAGGGAATCGCTTAAGGTAGCGTGCCATGTCCATCTCATTCATCTCTGCTGAAATAAAGAGTACTTTGTTACCGTTGGCTTGTAGGTGCGCAAGGTGGTCAAGTAGGATTGTGGTCTTACCAACCCCTGGGGCGCCGGCAGCCATGATGTTAGTTGCTGGAAGGATGCCACCGTCGTTTGATATAAGTTTATCAAAGATGGTATTGGCCTTCATAGGTATGAATAGGTCGGGGTTAATGTTAAGGTCCTCTAGTTTAGTGAGGCTTACATTAATTTGGGGTGGCAGTGTGTCTGATGTAGTAGACTTGATCTTATGGTCAGACATACGGAAACCACGTGGAGGGCCTAGCCTTTCCTTTGGTGTTCCTTTACCGTCCCAATGCACAAAAGGCTTTGTGAACGTACCGATTAATTCAGGGCCATTGTTTACTGGGGTGGCCTTCCCGTTTTCTACTTGATATACAAACATAATTATTCCGATTGATTACATAGTAAATATAGGCAAAATAATCGACATAAAAAAGTATTTAGTCAATTATTTTAAAACTATTTTACAGGGCAACGGCGTCTAGAGCTTGTTGGTAGATGTACTTGTCTTGGATGAATTCAAACTTGCTGAGGTCACCGTTACCATGACTAGGTGTAAATCCGTAAAGGGCTTCACCGAACATGCCAACCTCATCGAATCCCATTAGCTCATACATCTCACCACTAGGGGTTACGGCCACAAGTTCACAACCCGCGGGAATACCACCTCTGTATCCTTGCATATAGATAGGAAGGAATTCAAAGCCGATAAGCTTAGCAGGGCCCCAGGCCTCTGCACTATGTTGAGGTAGTTCACCAGGCATTCCTTTAAATGGGAATACTTGACCGTTACTTTCTTTGGCAAGGAAGATGGCCTTGTTCATTAACTGAGTTGGGATTTGTACTTTCATGATTTATTCTTTAGTGGGTTTCCCCGATTGATTACATAGTAAATATAGGCAAAATAAACGACATAAAAAAACTTTAGGTCAATTACTTTCAAACTATTTTACTCAGTCTCCGTAACCTTTATTTTTTATTATCTTCAATCATCATATCAACAACCTTAGCAATGTGCTTATCAGAAGCACCGAATGACTTAGCATGTTTAACAGCACCCTCAAAGTCTTGTTGACCGAAAACATAAGGACAATCATCTGACATCATTTCCGTTATCATTTTATAAACTGAAGGAAGACTAGCATGCTTAGGTGTGTCAGTAACGTGGAAGTACTTAAGACTTGCATCTATTTCGTATCCCTCTGGAGTCATAATGTCATCAGCTTCGTTATGCTCATACATGTCTATCATACCATTAAAGCGTCCGTAAACAAATTGGTCACCGAAAGATTGAATATCTTTAACAACCTCGTCTGATGCATGGCGTCCACGTTCATCTGTTAGATAGACACTACAAGAGTTACCCATAGAGAATGAATTACTCGAAGTCATACAGGTTACTCCTGGATGTTGTTGCTTTGCGTATTGTTTAACAACACTAGATACAGCCGCATGATCCATATATAATTTAGGATTCTTTAGTGGTTTGCCGTAAAAGTCTGTGGTACGTACGAAGCGGTTAGCAACGTTGAACTTGATGCCGTTGATTGTGAATTGTGTTTTATTTTTCATTTCTTTTTTCTTAAGTGGGTTTCCCCGATTGATTACATAGTAAATATAGGCAAAATAGTTGACATAAAAAAGTTTTTAGCCAACTATTTTCAAATTATTTTACTGCAACTGAATGTGCACCTAAACTACCTTTCCAAATTGGAGCGCCTTCATATACACGTGAGGTCAACTTAAATTCAAAACGACGTGAGTGGCCAACTTCAGGATTCTCTTCAGCAATATCAATGATCTCGTATGCTTCAGCAATATATGTCGCGACCTTCTCACCATGTAAGATACCCGATACTGTTACGGGTAAACCTTTTTCAAAGGCTTCTATTAATGTCTGCTCTTCTTCTTTATAGAAGTACCATGCCCGGGCAATACACCCTTTAAGGCTACGACCGGTGAATTCACCTTTAGTATTATAGCTACGATTGACACTAACGAAAATGTTAACACCTTCGTTAAACTTGTTTGGATTGTAAATAACTTTACTCATGATTATTTCTTTAGTGGGTTTCCCCGATTGATTACATAGTAAATATAGGCAATTCCGGCGACATAAAAAAACTTTTGGACAATTATTTTCAAAATAAATTGCAAGTAAGTACCTTATATTATATTGAAGAACAGAAAAAAGTTTCAAAAAAAAGAGCAAAAAGTTTTTTTATGTCAATTATTTTGCCTATATTTACTATGTAATCAATCGGGGAAACCCACTAAAGAACTAATCAAATGACAACAGAACAGCTTAAAGAGATCATCATGACAGGAACGCCAGCGCAAGTAGCCGCCGCCGTTAGTAATCGTAAGGAAGTAACTGAAAAGCAAGTTAGAGAATTGATAAAACCATTACGTGAACACGATGTCTATATTGACATGGATAATATGGGTCAATCAACTTGGTATTACATATGGAAGAAGATTAATGTCAAAGGGCCCCATGATTGGACTAGAGTTAACTTAGCAGACTGCTTCTATTGGAATAAAGGTAGTTATAACGCTGAGGGTGTACATAGCCTATATGACGAATACGGATACGCAATTTAAAATACTTTGAAAATAAATGGCTAAAAACTTTTTTATGTCGTTTATTTTGCCTATATTTACTATGTAATCAATCGGGGGAACCCAATGAGACAATCCTAATGAATAAAGAACTAAACGCAATCGAAGAGGAGCTTAACCAAATCTTGGTTAACCTAAGGCTAGAGAGTCTATACGACGAACCTGTTAGTGGATACCTACTTAATGCAGGTAGCCCAGCAGCGGACTTCCTCCTGGAGTCTACTCCAAGTGAACGTGAATTCATCCTTCATAAATTGGCACCTGAGCTAATAGTAGAAGATGTATATGAAGGTAATCATATAATTCTAAACCTTAAATAAATTATGGCATTATTAAAAAATAACAAAGGAGAGTACAACTACCAGTTTAACTGGGTTGATGAAAACAACAACGTATGTGGGTTTAATGACGTGTGGGCTTTTAATAAGCGTGAGGCTATTAAAAAGGCTAAAGCTATGGAGACCGAAGCACATTGGGCATTGTACGTTGGTAATAAGTATGTCACGGTACCTGAAGAGGTTATAGGCGAGGGACATTGCTTCCGTATGAAAGGTATGTATGTTAAGTTAGACTCTATGTACAAGGCCACTGCAGAGGAGCGTGACGCCATGGCCCGTATAGGTTATATGATGACTAACTAAAATTGTTAGTAACTATTAGGCTAAAAGCTTTTTTATATCAACTTAATTGCCTATATTTATAGTATAATAAAAGAGAAACTAATATGAACATTAAAGAGCAAATCGAAAACTGGATTCCAGTAGCCCAAGCTAAATGTAACAGCTATTACCCAGAACAGTGGCAATCACAAGCTCCTGTACTCACCGTATCATATGGACGTAAGTACGCCAAGATTATGGATGAGTACTCAACATGGGGCTTCATAGCCTTAAAAGATGATCCTAGTAAAGGGCAAGTTACAGGAGACCTTTTAAAGCCGGCTTCGTGGGCAACACCTACAAGACACTCGAGAGGTAACATATTAAACGGTACAGCAGTGTACAATCAGTTCGGACCAGCTTACTTAAAATAATTTGAAAATAGTTGGCTAAAAGTTTTTTTATGTCAACTATTTTGCCTATATTTACTATGTAATCAATCGTAATAAATATGAACTATATCAAATCATTCATCAATCGTAACCAGGGTCTCACAACCTTAATGGCTACCTTAATCATTTTAGCAACTGGGTGTATCCTATTACCTATCGCGGTAACCCTAGCATGTAGGGGTCTATTATACATGATTAACCAACCAGTTAACTCATTATTCATTATAGGTGCCTACCTATTTGGTATATTAAGTAATGAGCTCGCAGGAACGCTTGATAAAAAAGTTTCAAAATAATTGACTAAAAGTTTTTTTATGTCAACTATTTTGCCTATATTTACTATGTAATCAATCGGGGAAACCCACTAAACAAATAAAAATCGCTTATGGCAACTATCAAAGAATTCAACAAACAAAACCTAAAGAGCCTTCGTCAAGACATGAACGCTGCACTTGCTAAACTAGAAAAGCAGTACGGTATTCAAATCAATGTAGGTAACGCTAGCTATAGTGACAATGAGGTAACCTTTAAAACTAAGTGTAATACAGTTAGTAAAGAGGGAACTGCTATCACTAAAGAAGCCCAAAACTGGCCCCTCTATGCAGAGCTTAATGGTGTAAGCCAATTCTCTATCGGCGACCGTATCGCCCTCCAAGGTAAAATCTTCTCTATCGAAGGCTGGAACACACGTGCTAAGAAAGCCCCAGTAATGATTAAAGAAGTTGGCTCAAACAAAACCTTTAAATGTAGCGCCCAAACTCTAGCAGGTAAACTCCCTATGGTCAAAGAAACCATTAAATAAACAACCCCCACAGAAGCCCTATATAAAGCCTATATAGGGCTTCCCATAAACAACCAATAATTAAAGCAATATATAAACCATGAGTAAAACATTTGTATTCACACTAGAAAGAGACAACGGGTATACTTATACGTATGAAGGGACATTCGAATCCCTAGCCCGACATATCGCAGCGCAAGATAGCCCAATTAAGGTTAACGGCGATAAGACAGCTTTCAACACTAAAGAGGCTTAAAGGCCCAATCCCCCAATTAAGGGAATGTCAACCCCCCACCCACATGTGCCAATGCGCATACTCAAGGGCTCCGGGGGCAAGTCCCCAATTTATAAATTTTTGTGTGCAAGGGTTAGGGTACCACATGACAACTAATAATAAGCAATAGGTGATAAAGAATGTGCAATATGCCAATTAACTATCACACCCCATGAAAGCTTAAAATTACCCTTGTAGGTAAATAAACCCAAGCAACGCTAATAGGAGACCCCGATACTTAGAGTCTAGGGTTTCCCTGGAAAAAACCCAGAAAAAAAGAAGTCGCCCCTACAAAAAAAATTGGGCGCCCCGTAGAAGGGGTAAAATACCCCCGAAGCGACCGTGAACTAACGGTCGATACCCATACGATACTGGAAGCTACTCAGAGTACCCATAAACTACTGGAACCCAGAGTGTTAGACAAATACCCTCCGGTAAGTCCTCTAACCATCTGAACGGCCAGGGACCCCTTAAAACAGGCGAAGCCAATTGAGTCCCAGGCCGATACTAAAAGAATTAAAAGAACCCAGAGCACTTAGAGTACCCAGAGTAACTGCCAGACCCACAATACGGCGTGAGCCAAGTCAGTGCGCTTGGAAGGGTCGGGTGCCCGTTGCCCTTGAAACAAAAAATAATTAACCCGTATAATAAGGGTGCCGGGAAGGTCCGGCCGAAACCTAAAGATAATATGACAATAACACACGATGACGAGCCGATACTAACAGGCCCTATGAGTAACTCAGAGTTTTTAAAATACTTAAAGACTAGGATAGGACCGGTGAAGTTTATTGAGAGAGCAAAGAGTAAGAACCCGGTACACCCTTATTCGAACAGGGGAGAAGGTTACATCATTATGCAACTTGGCGAATTAGGCCCAGTACTATACGATAGTGTAAGAAATCCCGCGGCTTATATGTCAGCTACCGGGGCTTGGGGCCTCTTAGTAGGGCGCCACAATGATAGGGGTGAGTACTTCACTCTCGATGTTAACTGGGAGGGGGCTCTCGCCGTTATTGAAAGTAACTACAGGCCTTTCAGTCCGGAGACAGCTCTCGGTCCGGATCCCGATCCTTTACCATTTTAATTTAAGCTAATTATGGAATGGATTGAATCACTCGGTACTGCAAGTAAATTATTAGTTATTTTAATACTAGCGGGTTTTGCTAGCACAGTAGTTAGAATAGGCGACACGTTAATAGATAGTATTAAGGAGTGGTATTACAATTTAAAGAATAAATTGAAAAAATAAAAAATCAAAAAAATCAATTATTTATTTAGGGTACAAAAATTTCCCTATGCAGAAAATCTTAAGGTTTATTTAAATATCGGCACATTGTGTGTAAATGTGGCGGAGTTAATTGAAAAATTAAAAAATTAAAAAAATCAATTATTTATTTGGTGGTCTAAAATTTCCCTTCGCTGAAATAATTTTTTTTAATTTTAAAAACTTAAAGAATTGGTAGACTAAGATGAAACATTCTTTGTTTAATTAACTATAATTATAATAGTAATAACAATAAATATAATATGGAAGATAACATTAACGAAGTAAAAATTGTTCAAGGTGACGTTTTAGCAATGACCTTTTTAACAAAAGTTTTTAACGAGGATGCGGAAACTGTTGCGACAGTTTTAGCAGCAATGTCCACTAGTGACCGTGACGAAATAATTAATCTAACGGTTGAAAAAAACCTAACAAATGACCTAATTGAAAACGCAATTATGCAGTTTCATGCGACTAAAAAGAATTTGTAATGGTTAATATACCCTTAAAAGAATGGTAGAAGTTAACTATACATATCATGCAGAAGTTGTACGAGTTGTAGATGGTGATACTATCATTGCTAACGTCGATGTTGGCTTTGATATGTGGAAGCGTTGTAATATTAGATTACATGGAATTAATACACCTGAAACTAGAACACGTGATCTTGAAGAAAAAGAAGCTGGGTTAAAAGCTAAAGACCGTCTTATTGAATTATTACAGGCTAATGATAATAAATTTATATTAAAATCAATGGGGCTAGATAAGTATGGTAGATCTTTGGGTGTTATTTACGCAGGGTATCAAGATATCAAACCGTGGGATGACTCTTCAGAATCGCGACCAGTATTCCTTAGTTTAAATGAACTATTAATAACAGAAGGATTGGCTGTAGCATACTTCGGTGGAAAAAGATAAAAAAGATAAAAAATAAAATTATGGAATTTTTAAAAAAACTATTTAACTTCTCAGGTACTATTAGCGGTATTGATTTTCTCATCAGATGGGTTTCTTCAATAATCCTACAATGGCCGGGTGGATTTTTAATCGGATATGGTGTTGTCTCTGGAATTATGGGACTTACAATGTTGGGCGTGCTTATAGCATGTGTTGGTATTGTATTACAATTTTCAACATTAAGAAAAAGAGCTAGGGCATTATTCACTGATAATAACGACCTACATTTTTATATTGTATATTTGATACTTAGTATTATACAAGGTTTTACAAACGACATGGAACTTATAATTTCAATACCTATTAATATTTTAGTGTTGATTGTATTTAGTATAGCTTTGTTTAAAAACTCTGGTATTTCACCTGATTCACATTTAGGTTAATTAAATGAGTACCAATAGAGGCATAATGCAATATTATAATAAACTTTAAAATATTACAAGATATATAACATAACGAATTTGTTTCCACTTCGGTAAGAAATATATGTTCAAATATTTGTTCAAGTAAAAACCCTAACGCCAAACCCGTTGGGGTTTTCTTTTTTATAAACAAAAATAACATTTCACCGTATAACATTAGTAATTAAAAATATTATACTATGAAATTCAATAAGCCCGATAAAGCAACGGATGCATGGCAAATCATGCGTATCCAAGCTGAATTTACAAAAGGCTTTGATACCTTTAATAAATTAGGACCATGCGTATCTGTATTCGGTTCAGCAAGAACTTCAAAAAAAGATAAATGGTACAAAGAGGCACGTAAATTTGGTGGCCTAATGGCAGAATCAAATATTGGTGTTATCTCAGGTGGTGGTCCAGGAATTATGGAGGCTGTTAATCAAGGCTGCCAAGAAGCTGGTGGTGTTTCGGTTGGCGTGGGTATTGAACTACCATTTGAGGCTGAGATGAATCCTTATATTAATGTAGGTGTGGAGAATAGATACTTCTTTACACGTAAAGTCATGTTCATGAAATATTCTCAAGGATATGTAGTTTTTCCAGGCGGGCTCGGTACACTCGATGAACTATTTGAAGCACTTACATTAATTCAATGCAGTCATATACAAACGCAACCAATTGTACTTGTAGGTAAGAAATATTGGGAAGGTCTTATGGATTGGTTAATGAATATGGTTAATGCATCTGGTAGAATGAGCCTGAAAGACTTTGATTTATTCAGAATCGTGGATTCTGCTGAAGAAGCTGCTGAAAAGATTAATGAATATCATGATAAATTCAATCCGGAAAGTAGCGTAAACTTTTAATCTATGAAATTTAGGAGGCTTACAGATTCAGTGCAAATAAATCTCGGCGAATATTTAAAAAAATATATAGACGAAGTGGGTGCTGAAAATGTTAGACTTTATATTGGTTGTGATAGCCAAAATAAAAAGTCATGGACAAGTTACGCAACTACGGTAGTTATACATATTGGCAACACGGGTTGTCATGTACTCTATCAACGTGAACGTATATCACCTAGAATAAATGACTTCTGGACCAGGCTATGGAGAGAAGTTGAACGTTCAGTTGAAGTCGCACTATACCTACAAGAATACAATATAATTGTAGACAATATAGATTTAGACCTTAACTCAGACCCTAATATGAAATCACATAAGTTGGTTTCAGCAGCTCGTGGTTATGTTGAGTCATTAGGTATCAAGGCTAATATCAAACCTGAATTATTACCAGCTATTTGCGCTGCTGATAATATAGTTAAATAAATAAACATAATCGGCTTTTGCCATATAATAATAAAATAAATTAAGCACATATATGAATCCAGATCCTTACGATAATAATAGTGGTAAAAAACCAATTAAAAAATTAGGTAAGACTCCATTTATTGATCAGTTTGGTGAAGACTTAACGGAACTTGCAAAGAACGGTAAATTAGACCGCATCATTGGACGTGACGCTGAAATTCTTCGCATTTGTCAAATTCTTGCACGTCGCAAAAAAAACAACCCAATCATCTTAGGTGAACCTGGTGTTGGTAAAACCGCTATTGTAGAAGCTATAGCTCAACGTATTATTGAAGGTAAAGTTGCACGCACCCTTATTGGTAAGCGCCTTGTATCTCTTAATATGGCAATCATTGTTGCGGGTACTAAATACCGTGGTGAGTTTGAAGAGCGCATGAAAAACATTGTTGATGAACTTAAGGCTAATCCTAACATTATTTGTTTCATCGATGAAATTCACACAATCGTTGGTGCGGGCGGTGTTTCAGGTTCACTAGATGCTTCAAACATTCTCAAGCCGGCTTTAGCACGTGGTCAAGTACAATGTATCGGCGCAACTACTCTTGATGAGTACCGTGAGAATATTGAAGATGATGGTGCACTTACACGCCGCTTCCAAGAAGTATTCATTGAATCACCTTCTGTTGAAGACACTATTGAAATTCTAAAACGCATTAAAGACAAGTATGAAGACCACCATGCGGTTGAGTACACTGAGGATGCCATTGAAGCATGCGCTAAGCTAACTGACCGTTATATTACTTCACGTGAATTACCGGACAAGGCCATTGACCTAATGGATGAAGCTGGCGCTAAATTACACTTAGAAGAAGTTAAGGTCCCTAATTCTATTAAGAAGATTGAAATTGCTGCAGAAGAACTAAAAGAAAAGAAACTTAACAGTGTTAAAGAACAGGACTACGAAAAAGCAGCAACATTTCGTGACAAAGAAATGACAAAGCGTAAAGAACTTGATAGTGCTATTCTAGCTTGGGAAAAGTCGCTTAATGAGAATCGCAAAAAAGTTACATTTGATATTATTGCAGAAACACTATCACAACAAACTGGAATTCCACTTTCACGCCTTTCAGGCGATGAGCATAAAATGATTAAGCAATTAGGTATTGAACTTAAAAAGCAAATCATTGGACAAGACCAAGCTGTTGAAGTATTATCAAATGTTATTAAGCGCTCACGTGCTGGTGTATCATCTTATAAGAAACCAATTGGTTCGTTTATGTTCTTAGGTCCAACCGGTGTTGGTAAAACTGAAACGGTTAAAGCACTTACACGCTATATGTTTGGTACTGAAGATAGCATGATTAGAATTGATATGTCTGAATACCAAGAAAAACACAATGTCGCACGCTTAACCGGTGCGCCTCCGGGATATGTTGGGTTTGAAGATGGTGGCCAATTAACTGAGGCTGTGAGACGCAAGCCTTATTCTGTAGTCCTGTTTGATGAAATTGAGAAAGCTCACCCAGACACGTTTAATATACTTCTACAGGTACTTGATGATGGTCGCTTAACGGATTCTTTAGGTAGAGTTGTAGATTTCACAAATACTATTATTGTAATGACATCAAACGTAGGTGCTAAGAAAGCTGCTGAGTTTGGTTCAGGTATTGGATTCTCAAGTAAATCATCTATTGCATCTGATACCGCAAAAATTGAATCAATCATTGATAAAGAACTTAAGAATAAGTTTACACCTGAGTTTTTAAATAGACTTGACGAAACTGTTTTGTTTAATCAACTTTCAAGTGAAGATATGATTAAGATTGTAGATATCGAATTAGACCAAGTTAACGAAAGAATGCTTGAGCAAGATATTGAACTTAAATTCACTAAGGTTGCCAAGGAGTTTCTAATGACTGAGGGATATGACCCAGCATACGGTGCACGTCCTCTTAAAAGGGCAGTACAGAAGTACGTTGAAGATATTGTAGCAGATGGTATTTTAGATGGTAAAATTCTTAGTGGAAACACATATACTATCACATATAAGAAAGGTTCTGATAAACTTTTTGTAAAATAATCATATAATAAGTGATTATAATAACAACACAATATGTTTAACGATACATTCAAAAAAATTATTAAAGATATCAAACAAGATGGTCAACTCTCTCAACCTCGCGATATGCAGGTTAGAGAGTTAACTATTGACCAGCGAGAGTTTGACCCTAAATTCACAATTGCAGATTTCAAATCACGTGCATTTAATTACAAGTACTTTGCAGGTGAACTTGCGTGGTACCTAATGAAAGACCGTGACATTGATTACATCTCAAAGTTTTCAGGCTTCTGGAAACACATCACAAACCCAGGTACTAACGAAATTAATTCAAACTATGGTTCACTAATTTTCAATGACCAACTGCAATGGGTTATTGATTCACTTAAAGCTGATAAGAATACACGTCAAGCAATTGCATTCTTAAATCAACCTAAGTACCAGTTTGAAGGTAATAAAGATTTTGTATGTACAATGTACCTTAATTTCTTTATCCGTGATAATAAGCTGAATATGAAAGTACAAATGCGCTCAAATGATATCTTTTATGGATTGACCTTTGATGCACCTTTCTTTTCATTCGTATATCAACATGTTCTAATGGAATTGCAAAAAGATTACGTAGACTTAGACTTCGGTACTTATCATCATTGTGCTGATAACATCCACTTCTACGAACGTCACTTTGAATTAGCTGATAAGATTTTAGATGAAGGTAGATATGAAGTTGAACCTACAGAGGTTAGAGTTAAGTTACCGTTATTCAAAATAGAAAACAGTAAATGTATTATAACACATGTTGGTGATGAATACATTAAAGAAGTAAACGCTTTAGTTAAAGCTGAAGCGACACAGGAACAATATAAAGAATTATTATACAAATACGTACTAGCGTAATGGAACCAGAATTTTATACAGACAATTGGGAAGATGATAGTCATATTCCACGAATTGAAATAGAAGATTTTCAAACTATCAAGGATGTTGAATTAGAATTAGTAACTCACCATGACGTATTTTATCGCAGAATTATAACATATGTAATTGACGTAATTGAGAATAAATTACCAGCCGACGAACCTCTTGCTATTTTAATAGATGAAAACGGCATGGAGTATGATATGGACCTACCGGTTGATGGCTTTATTAAATCACTTACAAAATGCATGGAATATTTTACTACAATAGAAGAATATGAAACATGTACCCTAATTAAAGACTTAATTAAAATAACCGAACAAGGATTATAATATGAACTACGGAAACGAATTTAAAAAATACGCGATGAGCGACTTCAACCTCAGCTCATCAAACATGGACTACTACCAAAAGCAAATCGAAGGTTCTATGACGCCTTACATTCTTGAAGAGCGTGAAATGAGAATGACACAGATGGATATCTTCTCTAGATTGATGCGTGATCGCATTCTTTGGGTTGCGGGTCCTGTAAATGATAACATGTCAACTGTTGTACAAGCTCAACTTATGTTCTTAGACAACGCCAGTAAAGATGACATTACGATGCACATTGATTCACCGGGTGGTTCTGTTAAATCAGGTCTATCAATGGTTGACGTTATGGAATACATTACAACTGATATTCGCACGGTGAATACTGGAATGGCGGCTTCTATGGGCTCTGTACTTTTAGGTGCGGGTACCAAAGGAAAGCGTGCATCACTAAGACACTCTCGCACTATGTTACACCAATCTTCTGGTGGGTTCTCTGGAAACATTCAAGATGCTGAAGTGGATTGGAAAGAATGGCAAAAGATTAACAAAGAATTGTTTATCTTATTAGGTGAGTATTGTGGTAAGACTGCTGCAAAAGTTGCAAAGGATGCTACTCGTGATTTCTGGTTAACTGCTGATGAAGCACTAGACTACGGAATTATTGATGAAGTAATTAGACGATAAAAATACTAAACTCTAAATTTTAAAGGACCCGAGGCATTTGTCTTGGGTTTTTTATTTTGAAACAATAATATATTATAAGCGTATAATAATAAAATATTAACACATGAATATATTAGAAGAAGCTAACAAAATTATCAATCAACGTTCTGAAGAGAAAGAACGTATGTATGGACCCTTTGAAGAAGGCATGGACCGGGCTGCAATGATTGCATCTGGAATGACAGGTAAAGATTTTACAGGTGCTGATATGTATGCTGCGCTAATTGCTCTTAAGTTTAGTAGACATTCTTACAACTATAGAGAAGACAACTTATTAGACGCTGCGGCTTATATCGGTGGACTAGATAATTATATCAAGCAAAACGGTTATAACAATCATGGTGCCGACAATGTTAACCCCGGTGAATTGTGATTAAAGGACCGTTTTCATATAGCGGAAATAAAACAAGAATCTACAACGCGTATCTTAAACCGGTTTTACGAAAGTATAATAAGGTTCATGAACCGTTTGTAGGTTCTGGTGTTTGTATGTATAATTCTAATGGCGGTGGAATGTCTACTGACGTTGACCCTGCTGTGGTTGCAATGCACCAAGCCTTACAAGATACAGAGCTTCCAAATAAAATGCAAGCTTGCTACGATACTTACTTCAAGTCAGGTCACAACAAAGAATCTTACAATACACTCAGAGAAGCTTTCAATAAAGACTGGTTATTAAACGGAGTAACTTCTGAAAACGTACACCAGCTTTATGTGCTTTCTCAAATAGCTTTCAATTCACTTATACGATTTAGTAAGAACGGTTTTAATGCATCTTTTGGTGAAAAGCCATTAGACGTTGATAGACTCAAACTACATGTTGAATTGTATAAAGAAAAAGATATTCAAGTTACACTATCACAGTATAACACTATCGACAAATCTAAAGTTGACAAGGATAACGATATTATTTATTTAGACCCACCATATATTGCGAGTAAATTTCAATACGGCGGTTGGGTAAAGAACGATGAACTTGAACTTTTAAAATTTATTACAAATTTAGACAAAGAAGGTTACAAATTTATATTGTCAAATACGTTTTCACATAAGGGTGTTATTAATAATGATCTAATTGAGTGGTCAAAAAACTTTAACGCATATCTTATTGACATGTCTTACAACGCATGGAGCTCACGGGTAACCGGTGTAGAACGTGAAGATGCAACAGTTGAAGTTCTTATTACAAACATAGGCGATGCCTTTAAAGACCTTCCAGACGCAAATGCGGGTAAGTTATCAACAACTGAACTTTTTTAAAAAAACAATATGTCAGAGGAATTAACGGTTATGCAATTTCATTACGAAGAAGCAGTCCGAACCGGAGATACTAAAGAAGCATCTGAGCTTCTTAAGATTATTAGTAACATGCGTGCACATCACGATGCGGGTAAATACAAGTACAATGATTAAAGTTACAGGTAAACGTAGAAACAAATCCGATATCAACAAGAAGGCAGCTGCTGTTGCGTTTGCGCTTGGTATTGAGTGTGATGTTAACGTGTATTTTATGGAACATACATCACCTGATAAATATGGATTCAACGCTGAAATTATGGGGAGTCAATACATTTGTATTTTCAAAGACTGTCCTGAAGATAAGTTAGGTGAGGTTATTTCACACGAGATGGTTCATGTGTTACAAACTTTAAAAGGAGACCTTAGACATGACTATATGAATCAAACGTTTTATTGGAAGGGTGAGGTATATAATCCAGAACGATTAGCTACTTTAGATTATTATGATAGGCCATGGGAGGCTGAGGCAAAAAAACTTGAAAAGAATTTAGCCGAAAACTTTTTTATGTCAAATTAATTGCCTATATTTACATAGTAATTAGTTGAGAATATATAATTAAAATAAATCAAAAGACAATGGCAAAGAAAAAGATTTCAGACGCAGACTTAATCGACGCACTAGAAGGACTAGATACGACGTATGACCGTTTAAGTACAGATGGTCAAAATACAATGGATGCATTTTTTACAAAAGCAGAAAAGTCGATTAATCAAAGAGACTTAGATAAGTTTATTAAAGACTTAGAGCATGATGTACAACGCATGAATTCAGACGGTGTATATTACTATGAAATTCTTAAAAACGCAAAGTTATAATATTAGGACCTTAGGGTCCTTTTATTATTTTGAAAATAATTTGAAAATAATTGGCTAAAAGTTTTTTTATGTCGTAAACTTTGCCTATATTTATAGTATAACAATGAGACAATGCTGTCTCTCTTAATTTAATTAATAAACATGGTAACATTATCAAACAACGCAATCCAATCGCGCAAGTTGGAAACATTAAACGCACAAGCACTACGCAGAACAGTAGCGGCTCGTGAAATTGAAGTTATTGACGAGAAGACAATCTTCTACAATGGCTCTCAAATCAAAATTACTAGTGAGGCTTTTAAATCACTAATGAAAATGACGGGTATGAGTCAAACATTCATTAAGAAGTTTGAAAAACTCTTCAACCCTAAAGCTAAGGCGCAATTCATTAATACAATGAAAAACGCAATGGCTTCTAACGCGGGTAGCATGCCAAACATTACAATGGTACTTAATCCTGTTAACAAAGTAATTGTTGCATTCACAAAAGATGCTTCAGAACTTATTTCTAACTCAAACTTTGTTGAGAATGCAGAACGTATTCTTAATGGCGGTAACTTTGGTGTTACAAACTGGACGACAGACCCAACTACGGGTATTGTAACTCTTAATGCTATTAAAGAAGGTGCAACATTCTCAGTTGCGGGTGATGAAAAAGATGTATTTACCGCGGGTATTACAATGAAGAACTCACCTATTACTGGATTTCAAGTTTCACCTTATGTAAATCGTCTTTGGTGTACTAACGGACTTACTACTTCACTTGCTGAAGATAAGTACAACATGACAAACCTAAGTGAAAAATCGCTTACTCAATTCAACGAGTACATTCAAGGACTCACACGTCGCAACTTTGTACCTGCTGAATTTAATGAATTAGTAAACAAAGCACGTAAAACACCAGCTTCTTTAAATGAGCTTAATCGTGCAACTTCCGCAATTAAAAGTGCAGGTGCTGGTGATAGAGCTGGTCAGTGGATACCTCTTCACGAAAACCTACTTGAATACTCACGTGCAGGTATTGATACTAAAGATTTCAATAACGCAGAACTTAAGAATGCAGAATCTGACCAATCGGTTTGGAGTGTTGTAAATTCAATGACTCACTTTGCGTCACATGGTGAAGACTTAGTTGATGGCTTTGAAAGTCACAAAGGTACTGACCTTATGGTTAGAGCTGGAAACTTATTAGGTCGTGCATGGGACTTAGGTAATCGTGTTGCGTCACCTTTCAAAGGTTTGAATTCATACCAACATGGTGAAGTACTTAATTAATATAGTGCTATCATAATATAATATAAGGGGTGTGCGTAAGTATACCCCTTTTTATTTTAAAATAATTGGCTAAAAGTTTTTTTATGTCGTTTATTTTGCCTATATTTACATAGTAATCAAATGAAAGTATTAACCTTTAAAAAACAAATATTATGCCTATTACTTATGTAAACAAACAGATTTTCCTTAATGGATTAGAAGTTGCTGACCTCGAAGTTGATGGAATCGACACTCGTGATTATCCTGATTTTTGTGATGCATATATTGCAGACGCAAGTATTCTTGAAAACGGAAAATGGCGTGAAGCCACTGAACGAGAACTTGATGAACTTAATAATGATAGCGACTTGGTTTACGAACAAGTTGAAAACTTCTTATACTAATGGCTAAAAAGAAACCAAATAAAGTTGACGGTTATAGTGAACGTCATTTAAGTCAACTTATTCGTCGTCGTATGATTCAAAAAGATCATGGGGATGACAATAAGTATTCGCGTAAAGATAAACATAAAAAAGATTATGGCAAAGAAGAGTAAAAGTGTAAAGGATGCTGTTTGTGCACGTTGTATAGGTAGCTTCAAGTTTAAAGAGCTTAATCGCGTTTATATACAGATGCATAGACATGACCCTAATAGCGGTTATTATGGTGTTTATGTGTGTGATAAATGTGAACCTAAGTTTGAATTAGATAGACGCGAACCAACGCAAGAATAATATGCCACATAAGAAAAAGCGTACAACCAGTGTTGAAGTATTCATACACGAGGGTCAATCTTATACAACAATACACAAAGACGATAATTCAGCTTGGATTATAGAATACGATATTAAAAAAAGATTTGTAGGCGGTGGTGTAAAAAAAGTAGACAAAAGTTTTTTATTGTCAAAAAAAATAACTATATTAGCTAGTAATACTTAATAACAGATATGAAACAAACTATTTATATTGACCTTGACGGGGTCGTTGTTGATATTGAAAGATATATTAATGAAACATTTAGTCCAGATTATATTAAAAAATATGGCATTGGTACTATAATCGATATGCATCCTCAAATATTCTATGATGCAAAACCTATACCAGGTGCAATCGCTGCATTTCGTGAACTTGCTGACAAGCATAATGTTTATATTCTATCAACTGCACCTTGGGATAATCCAGAATCTTGGAAAGCAAAGCGTATTTGGGTTGAAAAGCATTTGGGCGATTCAGCATACAAAAGATTAATACTATCACATAATAAAGGTTTGCTTAAAGGTGACTTCTTAGTTGATGACCGTATTAAAAATGGCGTCGCAGAATTTGAAGGAACTCATATCCACTTTGGTACACATGATATTCCAAACTGGGATAGCGTTTTAGAACTATTTAAAATGATTCAAGAGTAATGACAATTGTAGTATTCAGAAAAACCAAAAGATCCCAACCTCAAATGGCAGTGTTTACCAAAAGTAGTATTACCGTTGATGTTGTATTAGATAGTGCTAAACGTAAACCACCAATTCCACATAGATGGATTATTGAAGATGTTGGTGTAGGTGGTGAAGGTTTAATAGAGTATTACAAAAAAAAGTACAAAAATATTAAAGTTTTTATTGATAAAACTTTTTAATGTCGATTATTTTGCCTATATTAGTATAGTAATTAAAAACAAGCACATGAAAAAGAAACTTAAATCAAAACTATTAACTTATTTGTTTACCGACTGGGTTGCAACTGAGTCAGATGTTGAAACTCTTAATATGACAAAACAAATGATTGAAAATCGTAAAAACCAAGTGATTGGTTATGTACCAACAATCGGCTTCAAAACAAATAACTCAACCCTTAACATAAAGTAAAATGACAAATTTAAAATTTAACGCAAGCGAGGTAACTTGTAACGGTAACATTGGTGGTAGCGCTTTGATTCTTAATGATGATAATAAAGCTAAAATTAAAGCATTTATGATGACTCATTTCATGATGACTGACCGTCGAACTATTTTACAAGAAATGCAAGACTCGGGCATGCTTGAAGATAGATGGACGGTCGGTTCACGTGTTAATAGTATTGATACGGTGTATTGTCGTTTTACTAGTGGTCTTTTATCATACGCTCTTAAAAAGTTTGGTGTAAATGGCGGGACATATAAAGCTCAACGTGAGCTTTCTGAAATGTGGATAAACGCTCAAATTAAAATGATGAGTGCTAAGGATATCATTATTGTATTAGAAAAAGCATTGGCCGATTGTGCACGTGCTGATTACTATTACACTTATGAAAAAGACTGGTCATAATGCAACTCGATAGACATCGACTTGAAAGATTACAGGACGAGCGGCATTGCGTAGATATTGACACGTCTGATGTTTACTTTATTGTAGACTTACAAATTGTCAATGAAGAGATTTGGGTGGTAACTAATACTAAGGTATTTAAAGACACTCAAGTACTTACACTACAAGAAGCATCAGATGCCGAACGTGAATTTATACGAATGCGAAAAGAAAATAACATTGGATAATATGCAAACAAATTACGGATACTGCTGTATCAACATGACACTTAAAGAAGAGAGCAATACTTATATAGGTCGCTCTATGATTAAACGTACATTTACCGAAAAGGGTATTAAATATGCTAGTGAGCTTGCACTTGCTAATGTACGTGACCTTGTTGAAATTATTAAGTGGAATGAAAAGAAAGGTATTAAACTGTACCGTATGTCTAGTGATATGTTTCCTTGGATGTCTGAATACGAACTCAAAGACTTACCTGACTATAAAAAGATTTCAACTATACTTAAGGGTGTTGGTAATCTAGCTAAAAAGTATGGTCAACGTCTTACATTCCACCCTGGTCCATTTGACGTGTTAGCTTCTATAAATCCAAATGTAGTTACAAAAACAATACGAGACCTTAATCAACATGGTGAAATCATGGACCTTATTGGTTTGCCTCGTACACCATATGCTGCGATTAATATTCACGTCAACACAACGCAAGGTGGTAAGGAAGAAGCTTGTAAGCGATTCTGCACTAACTTTGAATTACTAGATGATTCTGTTAAGACCCGTCTTGTTGTTGAAAATGATGATAAAGAAAAGCAATATGCGGTCGAAGACTTGTATGAAGAAATTCATATGGCTATTGGTATTCCAATTACATTTGACTATCACCACCATTGGTGTCACCCTGGTATTCTAACACAAAAAGAAGCACTACGTCTTGCATCTTATACTTGGGGCAATACTAAACAACTTGTACACTTCTCATCTTGTAAAACAATACACGAAGACGTTACACAAACAAACAAGCGTGCTCATGCAGATTACATTTATGATTTTATTGAAACACATGGCCTTTCACTTGATGTTGAAATTGAAGCTAAAGCTAAAGAGTTAGCAGTACAGAAATATATGAAAGAATTCTTAAGTTAATATATATTATATGAAAAATAACAATACAGGTACTAAACAATTGAAGTGTATGAACTCACACGTTGAATCTAGTAAATGGTGGAAATATGCACCTATAGGTGGGTGTGATGAAATTGTACAAGTTGATATAAAAACTGAAAAAGTTTTATGTTGGAGATGTACATTACGTTCAACTAGTGGTGTAAAATAATAAGAGGCTTCGGCCTCTTTTTTATTGAATATATAACTAATGAAACACGTCAAAGCCTTTGAATCATTTATTTCTGTAAATGAAAAGTACATTATGTCCGACTTGGAAAATGAGTTAGGTATCGTACTAGACCTATGGGATAATGGTGACCACTTAGAATTAGGTAAAATTGAAGTTCCTAAAAGGTTAAGGGGTTCTGGTGTAGGGACTGAAGCGATGGAACGTATTATTGCGTTTGCAGACAAAGAGGGTAAAGACATTAGACTCACACCATCAAAAGATTTTGGTGCATCTTCTGTAGCTAGACTTGAAAAGTTCTATAAAGGTTTTGACTTTGTTAAGAATAAAGATTTAAAGTATAAGGACACTATGGTCCGCTATGCTAAATAACATGAATAACATATTTAATTTTACAGATTTTGTTAATGAGGGTAGAAGCTCTTATGATAGTATTGCATCTAAACTAGTTAAGCACACTTTTAAGAAGTGGGTGAACGGTTATAAAGGTGGTGAAGCTACACTTAACTTTACAGAAAGCTTAGTTTTAAACAGACTAGAATTTGATGTTGATTTCAACCTACATGTTACCAAGCGTGTTAAAGGTTTTGAAATACTTAATAGCACAGGTGCCGATTCAAGAACAACTGATGATGAAGGTGACGAGCAAGACCCGTATATTATTATAGACTTCGCTGTTAATCCTGATTGGATTCCCGGTGAATGGTCTACTATTTATTTTTATTTAGCAGATGTTGTAAGACATGAGATTGAACATATCACACAAGGCGGTGAGGCTATTGGTAATTACAGAATGGGTAAACCAAATGAAGATGATGGTATGTTAAGACAAATGATTAAGATTGGTCTATTACCAAAAGCACAATATTTCATGCTACCTAAAGAGGTTGATGCAAACATACAGGGTCTTAGATATGAGGCTAAAAAAAGAAAAGAGTCGATGGCCGATGCTGTTAATAGATATCTAGACACGCAAGAACAATCTGGTGAAATAAATGGAAAAGAGCGTGAAGAAATTCTTACACTTTGGAAAAGACGTGCAAAACAAATAGGAGGTATACCTACATTTTAAAATTATGAAACATTTAAAACTATACGAAGATTTTATTAATGAAGCAAGGCCTGAGTTCCATGATTCAGATGCACCAGATGCATATGGTAGATTCAGGGACTTAAGCGTTAAGGATTTAGCTAAGTGGTTAATTGATACACGTAACGGTGACGTTAAAAAGATTTCATCTTCACTTACACAACAAATTGTATTCAATAGAAATGATGACCCTGAATATGCTACTAAGATGGAAAAAACACGTAAAGAGGTTTATAAGCAACTTGATAGAGAAGACTTATTAGAAGGTGATGCTAAACCAGGTCCGGACAAATATATGACTGGGCTTGATAAAGAAGACGAAACCGATAAAGAAGATCAAATCAAAAAGCAGCGTGAAATGGATGATGATGATTCATCAGCTTATAAAGAAATGCCAGGTGACGAAGAGGCTAGAGAGAAGGGTCAAGTTAAAACATCTAAGCATGTTAAGAAATACCATGAGCTTTATGGTGACGAAAAGAACGAATCAATTATAATTGAAGCATCTAAAATTGCATGTCTAGAATGTGATGAGGTTAATACTGCTAAAGCTTGGGCTAAAAACAATGACGTATGTCCTTCATGTAATGATTCAACAAATGGTGTTTCTGAAGCTGAACTTGTAGGTGAATGTTGGGACGGTTACAGACAAGACGGTATGAAAACTAAAGGTGGTAAGCAGGTACCTAACTGTGTGCCAGTATCTGAAGTTAACGAAGAAAAAGCCGAAGGTGATAGAAGTAAATTAGATAATGCTGATATCGAAACGGCACTTGCAAAAAAGTCTAAAGAAACTGGTGTACCTATTGGTATTATTAGAGTTGTAATGAGACGTGGAATGGCCGCGTGGAAAACAGGTCATAGGCCGGGTGCGGGTCAAGAGCAATGGGGATACGCTAGAGTTAATGCATTTCTTACTAAAGGCGCTGGTACTTGGGGTGATGCTGATAAAGACCTTGCTAAAGAAGTTAGAGACGGTGGACATGATAAAAAACTTAAATCTTAATGAAGCATATAAAATTATTTGAGCAGTTTGAGCTTAATCCTTTATACGAGGAGATTGATGCGATTATGGGTGGTGGTCTCACAGACATTGAAATACAAGGTATGCTTGATGAGGGTTTATTCTCATGGTTAGGTTCTTTATTTTCAAACCCAAAAAAGAAACGTGAGTTAGATAAACTTGCACAACAGCTTACTGAGGTTAGAATTAATATTGCTAAGGTTAATATTGAAGCTGAAAACATTGAAGCGTTTGAAGAAGAGTTAGAAAGTAAAGTTGATATGTATGCTGATACAGTATCTGCTAAAGATATAAAGTCAAACACAAAGAAAACTTCAATGACTGACCTTAAAGGTAAGCAACTACAAGAACTTGAAGCTGATATTGTAACTAGAATGGACATCATTGGTGAAGAGAATGACAAGCTTAAAACTTATGTTAATAAAGTAAAGCTTAATTCTAGAATACAATCAACTGAAAAAATTATGCGTATGGCAGACGGTCAAATTAAAAAAGTACTTTCTAAAATGGCGATGCAAGATAAAAAGAAAGATAGAGAACTAACAAAAGAACTTAAGGTTCAAATGAATTAAATTATGAAAAGAGTAAGATTATTCGAAGCTTTTACGAAAAGCCAAGGTGAAGAGATTAGCAAAGATCAATTTAAGAATATTGCTAAGGGTTCAAACGTTACATATATGGGTGATGATTTTGAAGTTGCAGAGTCAGACGATACACTTCTAATATTAAAGCATATAAAGTCTGGTAAAAAGATTCATGTTAATTACAATATGTTCAATAAAAAAGGTGTTATTTCATCTAAATAAAATTAAAAAACAAATAAATATCTTTACAAGATATATAAATAAATAAAATATTATGTATTTTTTAATTATTACATTAACGATTGCCTCAGTTTTATTCATTGATTATAAATTTATTAAATCAAAAAAAACTAAAACAGTTGGTACGTCTAAAGACAAGGTTATCGTTGTGGATAGAAGGCCTACTAATATTTCGGTTAACAGAATTACTGATAATATAATTCCCACTAAGGAAGAAATGGACTAAAATATTATTAGATATATAATAAAATAATAACATATTAAAATGGCTAAATTAAAATCATTCGAAGAGTACGTTGCTGACATTGACACGGCTGAAGAAATCGAAAACACAGAAGTTGAAATGGGTGAACCTATGGAAGCGGAAGGTGAAGAAGAAGTTGTTACAGACGAACAAGGTGAAGATAACGTTGAAGTAAAAGACAATGTTGAAGGTGAAGAAGCTGGTGAAGAAGCTGAAGAACTTGAAGCAGACACTAAAGAAGTTTCATCTGAAGAAGACAAAGGTATTGTAGATTCAGCTGATGATGAAGTACCATCTGAAGAAGAAGCTATGACTGAATCTGAGGATTCTGACGACGAAGATGAAGACGATTCTGACGACGAAGATGAAGACGATTCTGACGATGGAGATTCTGTAGAAGTTGTAGCAGTTGCTGAAATGCTTAAAGAGGCATACAAGGCTTGTAAAAACGAAGCTAAAGTTTGGGAAGAAGATATGCACGATGAGCATACTATTGAATCTTACCTAAAAGAAAATGCGGCATTAGTTGCTATGATGGCAGTTAATACATTGAAAGAAATGAAAGAAGACATGACCCTTGAAATGTACGAGGCTACATGTAATGAATTAAAAGAATCTTACGCTAAGAAGATTGACGAGATGAAAGAAGCTTGGTCTGCTGAAGGTGAAGAGGTTGAAAGCGACGAAGAGTAAGCGATTCATAATTTCTTGAAACATTTATTAAAGGTCCGTGTATAATATGCACGGACTTTTATATTTTATATGCCTAGATTAAAGATTGAATCAGTGTACATGGAGATTGCGTACTCAATTGCAAAACTGAGTTATGCTGAGCGACGTAAAGTTGGATGTGTCATTGTAAAAGACGAACAGATTGTTTCGTTTGGTTACAATGGAACACCCCATGGTTTTGACAACACATGTGAAGAAGAACAGGTTAGATATGTAGATAACCCAGACCACTTACAAATCCTAATAGATAAGGGATATGATTGTGAGGAAGATTGCTGTAGTAAAACGGTAACCAAGGTTGAGGTGTTACATGCTGAATCGAATGCGTTGAGTAAATTAGCTAAATCAACTTTGTCATCGGATGGTGCTACATTATACACAACTACATCACCATGTTTTGAATGTGCAAAATTAATCATTCAATCAGGTATTACTAAAGTATATTACAACGAAAGCTACCGAGATATGGGTGGTCTTGAATTATTAAATAAAGCTAACATTGAAGTAATACAAACAAATGTCATTCATTAAAAAATATTTGCAACCTGTAGAAGATATTATTGAATCTATAGAATCAAATCCTAAATTATTTTATCTTAACAATATTAAAGTTGATGCCTATATTGGACCTTCAAAATCAATGCAATTATTAGATGAATTTATTACAGCGTATCAAGAAGACGATAGTCAAGACTTCTCGAAAATTACCTCAAAATACAAAAACTAAAATGGAAGAAACAATCATGGCTAAAGACAAAGAGCTACAAAAGTATCAATGGGTTAAATCAGAAAGAACCACCGAAGTTGTTCAAGTTGCTAAAGAGCAACCGGATACTAATTGGTTATACTTTACAGACGGTACACGTATTAATCCATCTTTAATTAGTGAATTTTTAATGGAGGTTCCGGCTTCAACTAAAATAGGTGGCTTTATTGATGTTGAGACAAAGCCGATTCAAACTGGTCCTATTCAAAATGAAGGAAATGTAGTCGCTACAAATTCATCAGACACCATAGTTACACAACAAGAACCGGTAAAAGAACCGACGGTTATGGGTAAAATGATTATGAAAATGAGCAAAAAGAATGTTGTTAATGTTCCTGTTCAAATTAATATCAATATACCAACGCCACAATTACATGCAATGTTGTCTGAAGGCATGGAGGATGCGGACTTAAATGAAGAAATCATGGAAGTGGCCCTTCAACAAATTGAGATAAATAAACTAAAGGAATACATTACAGCTAATGTATCCGAATTTCTATCAGAATATTATTCATAAATTAAATACAAAATGAACAGAAGTCAAAGAAGATGGCAGTTAAAATCTGCTGGAATGTTACGTGTAAAAAACATGTATGGTCCGTTCACTGAAGTTGGTAAACTTTGGTATGCTAAGACCGCAAAAGAAGGTGCTAAATTACATTTACAGAATGTAGAGGCTAATGAAAAAAGACAATCTGAATACTTTGCTCAAAAAGAAGCAAGCATTAAAGCATCACATGAAGCTAATGGCTACAGTGCTGAAAAAGTAGAAGTATTATTAGAAGCTTGGAGATGTACGATTGTTAAAGACAAAGAAACTTATCGTGCCGACCGTAAAGAGTCCATCGCCTTATACCAAAAGGCGGCTCAAATGAAATAAGGTATATACACTATGCAAGTAATTACTATTGAAATTGCCGATAATGGTATTATCAAAACTATTGTTGACGATAATATTAACGGGGCCGGTGAAAAGTTTGAATCTAAAACAGTTTATGATTTAGAAAGACATGATTCAATAGACAGTAAAATTGAATTATTGTGGACACTTGCTGAAGACATGGGTGTAGATTTAGGTAATTCCAAACAAGCTGAACAAATTAAAATTATCAGTGAATGGGGTGAAAATTATACACCTTCTAAAAAAGAGGCAACTGAAGCTATTAAAGAATTACAAAATAATATTGATAGCCTTCAAAAGATTGTTGACGCTAAGTAATGAATATTAAAATAGAATGTATTTGGTGTAATAGTAAAATGGAATTTAACCGCTATGTGAGAAACTACGGTGCACCCAGCTATACAATAAATTACATCGATATTTCTAATAAATTAATGAAGGCTGATAAGTCTATCAGAAAACCGTCTGACAGATTGATCGGTCTTCATATTCATAGTCAATTAAAAATGTATAATTCTAAATTAGATAAATTTGAAAATCACCCCAAGGTTATTGTGTATCTAATTAAAAACCTTAATAAACAAACAATTTCAGGATTGAGAAGTACACTTGGTAATGTATTGGAAAGCCATGAGATTGATATTGATCTAACGGTTATCAATAGAACTGACTTTCCAACAAAAGGTGTACTTAGCCAATTCGGTTCGGTTAAGTTCATCGACACATGATACATCACAGATTATTCCCTAAGGGCGAATACTGTCATGCATTAATCGCTTCAAAATCCAACCCCAATATTTTATTTCAAGTTCGAGGTCTTATCTATGACGTTAAGATGGACGAACATAACCCACAATACCTTATAAAGATTATAAAGTTTTATGATGACTTAAACTTTATTAAACGTCACTTTATTGGGGAGCGCTTCCAGAAAGATTTTTCAGGACATGACTTTCATTTTAAAATGAAGCGTAGTCAATTTCAAACCCGTGAAGAGTTTGAAAAATATATGAGCAAAGATAAGTATATGCTTGTTGCTGATTCAGTTATGTGTACAAAGACACTTGGTGACTCCACTAGGTTGTACAACACTATCCAATCATTTATAATAGAGAAGTCCATACGTGACATCTATGACGCATCTACTAGAGCACAATACAGAACAGGTAAATATCACTTTAATAATCAAGACGAATTTAAAACATCACTTAAAAAATTCTTAAAGGGCAAAGTTGATGTTACTGAAGAATACCTAGATGATTTATTAAGTAGACCTTCTTTTAATGATTTAGATGATATTAAAGCCTGATATATAGTATAAATAATTATATCAATAGATGAGTTCAGAAAAGAGCTGGTGGGATAATGCTGGAGATTCAATAAGTCAATTGACTGAAGATTCTAAGGAATTTGTTAAGGATTCTCAAGATGCGGTTAAAAATTCAAAAGATGCTAAAAATATTACTAGTCAATTTGATAACCTTATTGATCAATCATCTGGTGGTGTTACTAGATTTTATGATGCTTTAACCGGTCAAGTTGTTGAAGGTCAAGCTGCCGAAAAAATTAAAGCTATTAAAGCCTCTATTAAGGGGCCTACATCTGTAAGTACAAATACAATAAACCCAACATCTGTTGAACCTATTGTTGGTTCTATTAACCCAATATATACTGGTTTAGGTGATGCTGAAAGTTATACAATAGAAACTATAGGTAAAGCTAATAGTGGTAATAGTACTGATAGTGCTGGTACTTTAGTACCGGGTCCCAAGCAGATTCCATTTTCTTTATTCAACCACTGGTCACTTATGAACTACAAGGGTGGACCGCTTGATAATTTAGATAAGGATGCTTACAACGGCCCACTATTTGCCGGCGCAGATAAAATTGAATATAGAAACCCGACAGCTACAAAAATTATACAAACATTAAATGAAAAAGACCACCCTGGTTACAAATATTCATTTTCTGATTTTGCATTAGCTAAATATTACGGTAAAATATCAAACAACTTCATGGTGACTCTTAGGAGATTTCCTATGCCGGTTGAAGATGATATTATTAACCCTAAAGTTTTAGGACCTGATGGTAAATCTATTGTTGATAATGCAATGCCTGATTTAGCAAGAGCTGTAACGTGGATGTCTGAAGCTACTGGTAATAAACTAAATGATTTATTAAAGTTTGATGTAAGTACTAGTTGGAAAGAAGTTGAATCTGCAATTCAAGAAAGAAGCGGTAGTGGTGAAGGTGGTGCTTTAGGTAGCGCAATTGGCGGTAACTTTTTTGCATCAGCAGCTATTGGTGCTGCAAACGGTATGGATGCACAGGGTGTTGCTAATGCTAAAAATGGATATGATGCAACTAAAGGTACTTATCCAAATCACATTTTTGGGCCTATTAATGTTATTAAAAAGGTATCTATCCGTGACGCTGGTTTAAACTTCACAGGGGATATGGAACTTACATTTCATTATAGCCTAAGACAGCTTGAGGGTGTTTCACCTAAAATCGCGTTCTTAGATATGTTATCAAATATGTTAGTTCTTACATATAATAATGGTAATTTCTGGGGCGGTTCATCAAGGTATGTTGGCGGTTCTGGTAAAATGTCTAGGCCGTTTGGTGACTTTAGTAAATTAAAGTCTGGTAATTTTGGTGAATTCTTAGGTTCAATTGTTGGTGACATTGCTGGTGCTGCCGGGGATATGTTGAATGATATAAAAGAAAACGGTCTTACTGGTTCTAAGCTTGGTAAAAACCTTATTGGTGGTGGTCTTATGAAATTATTCGGAACACCACAGGGTTCTGAAGCACTTAATGCTTTTTTAACAGGTGACCCAACCGGTCAATACCATGTTACTATTGGTAATCCATTAAACCCTATTGCAGTTATTGGTAACCTATATTGTGATAAGGCTGATTTCCAATTTGGTGGTGAACTATCTTATGAAGGTTTCCCAACAGAACTTACGGTTAAAGTTTCACTTAAACCGGCTAGACCAAGGGATAAAGCTGATATCGAAAGAATGTTTAATGGTGGAAAACAAAGAATGTATCTAACACCTGAAAATGGTGTTAACACTAATAACAGTACAAATACATCAGCATACGGTAATGCTGATAGCCCAGAACAGGCTGACATATATAGAAAAATGACTGGAGGATAATGGATTTTAAATCATTACATAATAAAAATATAGTTGACGGTAAAGTTATAATGACCGAACCTACAATGCTATTTATTGACCTTCAAGATGTTGATACAATAGTTGAACATGTTATTGATAGCGACCAAGTCGGTAGACCCGACTTAATAGCTCTTAAGTACTATAGCGACCAATCATTAACCGATATGCTTTTAAAATTTAATGGTGTGTCTAATCCATTTTCTTTAAACAAAGGTGACATTATTGATGTTCCAGTTAATCAGGAAAGATTTAAAAAGTTTATTAAACCTAAAAGGAATAATGATGAAACTCAAAAAGAAAAGTTCTTAAAGCAACGTAGAATGACTGAAAAAGATAAGAAGCGTTTTGAGTTCCTACAGTCACTCGCACAAGTTGAAGCACTTCCACCAAATAGACTTAAGACTGGTCAAACTAATAAAGATATATCTGGTGTTATTACTGATTTAAATCCTAGTCAATCTTAATTATGGCATTAAATAGTCATGTATATACAATACTCGAACCTAGCATTAAACTAGACGAGATGAAATTACCAGGTGCTGGTGAAAGACATACAGGTGATGGCTTTTCTGACATGAGTGGTGGTCCCGAACCATACATAAAAGTTAATGATTATCCATTTGCGCCAAAAGACATATTAAAATTTACATTAGACTTAAATAGTAAATATCCAGAAGTAAGTGCAATGCTTTCTGATAGCCAGAACTTTTTTACAGTTGATAGGTTTCCAAGAGATGGCGATTTATTAAATATTAGAATACAACTGGACGAAGCTGGTACATATAAAGATATCAGAATGGACTTTACTATTTTAGAATTCAGGGGGCTACCAACATCATCAACTGAAAAAGTAGAAGGTGGTCAAATTTATAATGTTAGGGGTATTGCTAAAATACCTGGTATGTATACCGATGAATGTAAATCATATGGTGAGGGTTCTTCAATTGATCATATAAAAGCGGTTGCAACTGATTTAAAATTAGGACTTGCAACAAATATAAGCGAAACTAAAGATACAATGCGTAGATTTTGTGCTTACCAAACTAAACTTGAAATGCTTTCGAATACTGTATTACATTCGTATTTAGATGATAACTCATTTCAAACATATTCGATTGACCCGTATTATTACATTAATTTTGTTGACATTCAAAAAATAATGAATGCACCTGAAGATATTGAAATACACCAATACATTACTAATAAAATGTTTCACGAAAGAGGGACAGACCCTACAACTGGTGCAGGTGAAGTTGAATCACAATTAATACTTACGAATCATCATTTGGCTAGTGGCGGTAACACTAGTATTGAAAGATATAATCTTATTAATAATTCTACTAAAATAGCTTTAGAGAATGGTTATAAAAGAAAGATGCAATATTTTGATTATGACGGGAGTGTTGGCAAAGACCTTATTGAATTTGATGTTGAATCATTAGTTGGTGATAATATTAAAGATCATGAAGAAGCTTTGAAGGGTCGTAGAAATTCTGAAGTTGACGAATACAATACTCATATAAAACAAAAATATGTTGGTATTCAAAGCGATAGTGTTCATGATAATTATAAATTTGCTGCAATTAATAACATTCAAAATTTAATAGAGTTAGACAAGATGTATTTAGAAGTTCATCTTGAGGGTATGAATCCGGCTTTATATCGCTATATGAAAGTTCCTGTAAATATTTTTAATTATGGCGAAGTGAACGGTGATGTTACTGAAAGTATTAACAAAGAAAAGCGAGAAGGTGATTTTGATGTTAAAGCCGATGATACTAAAAATGAAAATGACGTTAATGAAAATGATATATCATCATTTACACTAGATGAATTCTTATCAGCACATTATATTATACTTGGTATAAAATATTTGTATGACGCTGAATTAGGTTATTCACAGACTCTTAAATTAGGGCGTAGGGAATGGCCGGCGAGATTAAACAATATTTGATATATAAATAATGGCAGATAATACTAGATATAATTTTACTAAAGGGATGTTGAGAACATCCGCTAAAAACCCATATCAAGACCCTACGTTTTTAACGTTTACTTTAAAGTTTGATATGCTAAGCCCTTTATTTAATAAAGACGTTGCAGTTAAATCCCTACGTGAACAATATAAGGAAGAAACTAAAGCTACTCAACTAGAAAAGTTTATTAGTACACTAACATTAATTAATAAAGAAATGCCATGGTATTTTAAATCAATTAGTGGCATAGATACTGCTTTTGATATTGATATGTTAGAACCATATTGGGGTGGTGACGATAAAAAACTAGAAATAGAATGTAATGAATCTATTAATCTTGCAATTACAGGTTTGATGGATTTGTATAGAGAAGCTGTTTATAACCTAGACGGTTGGACACAAGTTCTTCCAGAAAATTATAAAAGATTCAATATGTATGTTATTGTTTCTGAAGTTAGAAATATACAAACAGTTAAAAATAATAAGAGTGGTAAAGAAGTTAATATAAACGATGAAATCACAGCTGATTCAAAACCAATGTTTATGTTTAAATATAAATCTTGTAAATTTGATATTACGTCTGGTAAAGAAACTTTCTCATCATTAAGTTCAGCAGAGCCATCAAGCCCACAACCTAAAATCAGAATAAAATACGAAGATATTATAAAGTTTAATGCTACTTATTTAAATGGTATATCTGACATAACACTAGATGGTAGTCCAGGTGTTGGTACTGAAGATAAAAAGCCAACATTTAGCGAAAGGGGTTTAAGTGCACTTGATGATGCTTTACAAACTGTAAGCGATGGTATTACAAATTTTAATCCTATTAATGAACTGACAAGGCCAAATAATGTATATGGTTCAATATTTGATCAAGCTTTTCAAAGGGCCGTTGGTGAATTAGATGATATTGCAGGTGGTATTAGCAGAATACCTAATAATTTATTTAAGGACGGTTTAAATGCTGCAGAAAATGAAGTACAAAGTTTAATTAAAAGTGCTAAAGCAAATATATTTGGTATTGAACCAGGTTCAACTTTAGGTGCCGCTTTGAAACAGGGTTCGATCAATTCTATATTTCCAGATATTCAACAAATTAGTTTATTTAAAAATAAAAATAATTTAGGCAACATTAATAAATAATGGAACATAAGGAACTTTTTAAAGATAATTTAAGGGATTCCCATTGGTTAGGTGAAGTTGTAGATGTACAAGACCCAAATGGTAAAGGTAGATGTAGAATTAAAGTTTATGGCAAATTTGATTTACTTGAAACTGAAGATATACCGTGGGCTACCCCTGCCAATAATCAAATCACTGGTTCAATGTCAGTACCAAATGTTGGTGACGTTGTAGCAATCTATTTTGATAATGGCGACGTATATACTCCTGTTTATAAAAACTCACCAAGAATTGATAGTGCCTTTAAAGCTGACGTGCTAGATGTTACGGGTACACCAGAGTTAACGACTTCATTAGTTTATGATACTACTAAAGGTGTTAAGATTTACCATACACAAGAAGATGGTTTAATTATATCAACGGGTAATGGTGTTGAAGCTGACCCTGCAATTAGGGTTAGTAATGATGGTAAAATTTATTTATATGCTAATGATATTTTTATTGCTAGTTCATTTGGAGATGAATCAGAACCTGCGGTAAAGGGCCAAACACTTACAGACTTGTTACGTGATATGCTTAATGTTATTAAAGAACATACACACGTCAATGCAGGGCCCGTAAATGCATTAAATGTAATTGACCTGTCGCTTATGCAACAAACAATTGATTCAATTAAACAAGAGTCTTAATAATTTATTATGGAAAAGTTGGAAAAGTTTGGAATAGAAAAAGAGTTAGATGGTATCAAGGAAAGCCTTGAGTCATTTGTTAATTTAGGGATATTAATACCTTCAATACCAGATTATGAAACTATTGTTGAGATTTATACTAATGAAGTTGTTGGTTTTAAATCAATAATGGTTGAATTAACTGATAAGTATAAGGAGAAGTATGGTGACGCATGGTCAGAAAAAGAGGCTGAAATTAAAGAGTTAATTGCCGCTGAAAAGAAAAAGACTATTGATTACTATATGAATGAAGGTCGTCAATTTTTAGAAGGTCTACATAAAACATTAATTGAAGCTTTTAAAAAATTATTAAAAACAATTAAAGAAGTTGCAACTGATGTTATTAAAAAAGTAACTGAAGCACTAATGCCAACTACAATTGGACTTGGTGCACCTAACCCATTAAGTATAATATTAAAATTATTTATAGCTATTACTGAAATTAAAAGACAATTAGATGTTGTAGCATTATTAGGTATTAAGCTTATTGATGTATTTAAGCAAATTGGTATTTTAGATTTAGTAGAAACTATGACTGGTAGTGTTGTGGATTTCAAAAAAAGTATTGATGCTAAGAAGGCAGCAGCTAAAGCTACCGGATCAAAAATAAAAGAAATAGGTGCCGGGTTAAACCCAGCTGAGCTTAAAAATAAACTTGATTGGACTAAAAACATAGACATGTCAACAGAGCTTGGTAAACAAATTACTGCGGTGAAGTCATTAGTAAACACAGTTAAAGGTTCTTCAGCTGTTGTTGAAAGTAACAACAAGGCTATTGCAAAATCTGAAGCTAAACTTAAAAAGAAACAACAAGCTGTATTTAGTGCAAAATACTATGCGGACCAAAAAATGTTTATAATACCATGGCCGGCTGGTGGTACTGAAAAGCCTGGTAGTGCTGTAATGGAAATTGCATCTAAACGATATGATATTGCATTTACAGATTTCCCATTAAATGTGGTGCAGCAGTTACAATTAAAGAGAAAATCAGAAGATATTGAATCTATTAATGGTCAAAATAGTGATATTGCATGGCATGACTTAATTATTAGTTTTAGTAATTATATGAATGGTTATAAAGAATGGGCTCAAACAGCCCGTGAATTTGAAGAGGGCGAAAACGGTACAATAATTTTAGTGTCGGATAGTAATGATAGTGAAAATACTGGGGGCGGTTAACTAGGTAATACTGGTAAAGGCCGTGCTCATAGTAGTAATAACAAGGGTGGTGTTGGCGCTGCTAATGATGGGAGTGCTGTTAAAACGCCTAAGGAAGGTGATAATCCTAAATAAATTTAGTTAAAAAAAGGCCCAAAAAAAATGGGTTATATAATGTATATTATTCACTTTCTAACTAAATAAAAATGGAAAACAAAAAAAGAGAACGAATTGGTGCTAAAAAGGTAACCATCGCTCAAACAGAAGACGTACAATCTGTAGAAAATGTACAAGAAGAAGTAACAGTTAACGAAGATGTACATGGTGGTTTTATGCATGACGACTATGTTCTACCAAACGGAGAATTCGATTGGGACGGTTACGAGCATGCATTCAGTCACAAGTTAAGACCTAATTACAAGGTTAAAACTGCAAGTCACAAACATATTGTTTATTCACAAGATGTTGAAGCGCAAAATTATTACAACATGATCGAATCAACTTCATTTGAAATTGATATGATTACATCACTGGTAGTAGACTCTTATCTTGAGGGTACGTTACATTCAATGTCTACTAAATGGGCGACTGTTAATGTTAACTACCGTGAGATGCTTTACATTGACCTTGATAAAGAGGATGCTGATATCATTAAAGATTACAGACCTGGTGATTCAGTCACTGTAAAAGTACTTAGTGATAAAACAGCGGCGCGTGAATATGCAACGGCTTCTATAACTGAAGGTGCTAGACAAGCAATCTTTAATGAGCTTAGACAGGCTGCTGAAGATGGTGATACTGCATTTATGGGTACTGTTAAATCTATGATTCCAGGTGGTGGTTATATCGTTAAGGTTCAAGGTATTGAATGCTTTATGCCGGGTTCACTTGCTGGTATTAATAAACTAGCTGATTTTGAATCAATTATTGGTAATGATATGTATGTTGTACCAGATTCATTCTCTGCAAATCGTGGAACTATTGTGGTGTCTCACAGGGCTTATTTACAAGCTATGATTCCAACGAGTATTGCAAAAATAGAAGAAGACTTTGATGTGGTACATAATGGGTTTGTAACAGGTTCTGCTAAGTTCGGTGTATTCTGTGAATTTGAAGGTTGTCTAACAGGTATGATTCACGTTAATGACCTAAGTCCAGAATGGACTGCTAAGCATAAAGGTGGGGATATTAACCCAGGTGATGCAATTGACTTTAAAGTTAAAGAGGTTGTTTCTAATAAAAAGATTATATTAACTCAAGTTGAAAAACAAGAAGTTAAAGAAGATTTATCATGGGAAGAGTTTACTAAAGACTTACAAATTCCTAGTCTGGTCGAGGGTAAAATCCGTTCTGTAAAAGATTATGGTGTGTTTGTTGGACTACATGGTAGTGTGACTGGTATGGCACATGTGTCTGGATTTGAAAAAGGTATTTCATTAACTGAACGTTTTTCAAAGGGTGATGATGTTGCTGTTGAGATTACAAAAATCGATAACGACACTAAGAAAGTATTTTTAAAGGTGGTTGGAGCTTAGGTTCCAACCAACCTAAAATATATGGTGGATATATATTGAAACAAGATATAATCCTCCGATGTTAAATCAACAAAATAAAGATGTATTATTAAACTCACAGATTGGGTTTGAATTTGAATTCTATTCTAATACATCTGTAGAAGAGACTGCTAAATCGGTTGAGCAACTATTAAATCGTAAGATCCAAATAGAAGAAAAAGCTCATTCCGATTTTCAGCCTTCTGATAAAGTCTTTAAAATGGAACCTGATATGTCAGGTGGTGCTGGTCTAATTGAATTAGTCACAGGCCCTTTACCATATACGGATGCCAGGCTTATTGCTATTAAAATGCTTAAGTGGATTGATGATAATGGTTCAACAAACGATCGTTGTGGATTACACTTAAACATATCATTCCAAAACGGAACATACGGTAAATACTTTATTACTCATATGAATACACTTAAGTTTGTATTAGAGTTTAAAGAAGATCAAGTATATAAATATTTTCCACAGAGAGAGGATTTAGTTTACGCTAAATCAATCAAGTATATCTTACCTAAAAACGGAATGTTCCACTTTGATGAACGTACTGTTAATAAATCTCAATTTAATTATCCCAATACCAAATACTATGGTGTTAACTTCTTAAAGCAGGAGATGGGTTATTTAGAATTTAGATACCTTGGCGGTAAAGATTACCAAAAGCGTACTAATGATATTTTGCATTTAATGGATGGTTGGATTACACAATTACATAAAATTTGTAGTGAACCCGGACTTAATGAGCTGAATAGATTAGAGTTAAGAAGAATTATGCGTGAGATAGGTCCTGTAATAAGCCTGTATCGCGACCACAGGAACTTTAAAAAGTTTAAAGATATAACCTTTACATTTGACCTAAGCGAGGATGGTGGCAATCGAGGTGAGACTATTGACATGTATTGGGATCAAATAAAAGATAGAGTTATTAAACTCATTTCTGAAGGTGGTTTAGTTAAGGGTCATATCAACTACGATACTGATAGGTCTAAGGTTCAAATTAAAGATGGTGTATTTAAAGGTGCACATGATTTAGAACATTACGAAATGGTTAACTGTGAAATTGCAGGTGAAATTAGGTACAGTGATTTTTATAACTGCAAAATTAAAGGGTCTGACCTTGACGGTTGTAACTTATATCAAGGTACTAAATTAACTGATTCAAAAATTAAATCATCATACGTACACCAAAGCTGTGAAGCAAAAGATTCATATGTATTTGGTAGAGATAGTGTATTTAAGGGTAAAATGATAGGTGGTATTTTTAGGGAAGGTAACTATTCTGAAAGCACTGCTGAATTTGATGGTACTGAAATTGTACAGTCAACAAAAATAAAATAATAAAATGAGTGATATTTTTACAGGTAATCTTGATGATCTAACAACACCGCCGGAATATGACGTAAATTGTTGGAACGACTTCATAAACGAAATCGGATCACATGTTACAGGTGCTTGTATGATTCCAATGAATCTACCGCAGTCGGAGGTTATCAATATTATTAAAAGAGCAAAAAAATGGTTTTATAAAAACTATGAATACTCTGTAGTTGAAAACTTCTTATACATTCCAAATGAAGTATTTAGTACTGAACAATTTAAAAAAAGGAGAGCTTTAACTTTACCCGATGGTAAAATTACTTTACCAGGTGGTGCCGTGGTGTCAACTGAGGGCGGTGAAGTATTCTCAGTATACGGTGTATTTGAAGCTGGTGCTGGTGGATTTGGTACTTCAATTACTTTTCAAGAGGGTGATTTTGATATGGAAAGAATGTTGTACGGTCAAATGTCCACGGGTGGCTCACAGGTTGCTAAGGGTATGGAAAACCTACAGTATTACGTTGTTAATCAAAGTGCTTTAGAATTAACTAAACAAATTTTAGATAATCCTATTTCATTCCACTACTCTCAATTAACACATGAAATTAAATTTACTGGACAAACACCTAAAAAAGATGTGTTCTTAGAAATATATGAAACTATTCCGGACTGTGCTTTATTTAATGATGAGATATTCTTTAGATATGTTGCAGCGAAGGTAATGATTTCACTAGGACAAAAATTAGCAATATTTGGTTACAACTTACCAGGTGACGTTACGATTAATGCTGACATTATTCAAGGTATGGGTACTGATGAATTAGATAAAGTTATTGAAGAAATTAAATCAGACGAAGGTACTGATTGGATGATGCATTCATAAGTTAGATATATAATATTACTATGGATTTTTACGTTAAAGCACCGGGTGACCCAAATTATGACCCATATCAGATACATTCTGAGAGTGAAGTTGCTCAGTTGATAGGTCAAATTGAAACAACATTATTCACAAATAGAGGTGATGTGTTAGGTGACCCTAATTTTGGTGTTAGTTTAGAAGACTTGGTGTATTCACTAGGTTATACTGAAGAGCAAATCCAAAAGATTATATACGACCAGTTTGATGCATACATCCCATTGGCACAAAAATATGATGTTAAAATTACAGTAGCCTTTTATAAAGGAGAAGTTAGAGACATCGCACAAATTGACATTACAATTGATTCTAAATATCAAGTTGGTGTTTACATAAATTAAGGAACCTAATAATGGCTGAATTTAAATTTTTACAAGCTGCTAGAGTTAAAGCGTCGCAAATCAAAATTGATGCGCAGAAATATATTAGTAGAGTTTATGGTAGGGCTGGTAATTTATTTACAGCTGCTTCGCCATTTGCACAAATCATTCAAGTAATGTCGGAACTTACTGAAATGATTTTCTATTATGTTGAAGATGCTACAGTTGAGCAAAACATAATGACCGCACAACAGCCTGAATCAATTTATGGTTTAGCAAGACTTACAGGTCACGATCCTTCAAGGGGTCTTTCGGCTATTGGTGAAATTGAAGTAAGATGGAAAGCAGGTGCTCAAAATGATATTGCGGGTAGTGCACTTTATATAAATGCAAATAGTCAAATCCGTTCAGACTTGAATGGACTTCCTTATTTATTACGTACATCTAATGACATTATAACATTAAGCTCTTCTGATTTTAACTATATTAAAATTCCAATTATACAAGGTACTTTAGAGTCACAAACGCTTACTGGAACTGGAGAAGCTTTTCAGACTTTTAATATTCAAACTGGTGGTACAACAGCACATGATGAAATTACAGTAGCCGTAAATGGTGAAGCTTGGACTAAACACGATTCATTATATGATATGAGTGGTGACACTAAAGGGGTGGTTGTTAAAACTGGTATTCTTGGTGGTATTGATTTATTCTTTGGTAATGGTAACTTTGGTGTGATTCCAGGGAATGGTGCTATTATCACAGTTGATTATATTAAGAATAAAGGTGCAGCGGGTAACTTAGGTGAATCTAAGGATGTTACGTTTAGCTTTGTAGACAAAGGGTTTGATGGTCAATCAAACGAATATGATCTTAATGAATTTGTTGAAATTAAAGTTACGTCTTCCCCTAAATTAGGTGCAAATCAAGAAAGTATTGAGTTTACTAGAATGATTGCACCGTTACAATCTAAATCATTTGTGTTAGCAACTCCTGATAATTACTTACACTTTATGTCTAAGTTTAACATGTTCTCACACATTGAAGCTTACAATACAGCTGAGGACCAATACTTAGATGACGATAACGTTATTTATATGTTCTTATTACCAGATGTTTCTAAAAAATTATCGTCAGCTGAAGATTACTTTTCAGTTTCACCTGAAGAGTTTGTATTCTCTCAAGATGAATTAAATGCATTTAGAACAGCTATTGAAAACTCAGGCCAGCAAATGGTTACTTCTGAAGTTTCTTTTGTTGAGCCAAAGCAAAGACTTTATTCAATGAATATTTCGGTTAGACATTTTGAAGGTTTTGACGAAGTACAATTGATGAATAATATTAGAGCAAAGATATCTGAATATCTTCTTAAGATTACAAGAAGAGATAGATTACCTAAGTCTGATATTGTTGCAATTATAGAAAACATTGATGGTATTGATTCCGTGAACGTGCAGTTCCTATCAAAGTCTCAAGAGGATGCTCTTAGAGATGGGTCATACACAGTTACACAGACTACCATCACCCCACAAACTCCAGTGCTTGAAGATATTGGTAACGGTAAAAACCGTATGATGTTCTTTAAGAAAACGGTCACGTCTAAAACAGTTACATTTGATAAAGCTGATGGAATACCTGTCGATGTTAGAGAACAAGTTACAGGCCTTGATGCATATGGTGATATTATTTTAGGAAAAGAAGAAATGGCTTTATTTAGAGGTGGTTGGTCTGACAGAACAGGTGGTATCGTTGCAGATGAACCAAAGATTGGTCAAATGGCGTCTTTATCGGTTGCATTCTCACAACCTGTACCTAGAACTGTTTATACTAAACTACAAGCGGCAAACAGAAAAGCAATATAATGGGTTTATTTGACGGTTTATATAAGTATAAAATACAAAAGAAATATGATTTAGTAAAGTCGATGAACGACAAAAAACTAAATCAAGGGCGTGATTATTCAACTGATTTGTTGAAGAATTCATTATCTAAACATATTCAAAGAAACTCAACACTGAATACGTTTATTGAATTTATACAAGATACGTTTGTTGAAAATGTAAAAACGGTTTCTAAACTTAAAGTATGGAAAGCGTTTAGTGTTGATAAGGATAACTGGAGAATTAAATAATGAAATACGCAGGTCTTAGATTTTTTAATGGTAACAAGTCGGAGATTCAATTAGATTACGATGTAACTAATGAAATCTACACAGGGTCACTTCACTTAGATGAGGTGTCTACTGGTTTATATGAGACTGCTACAATCTTTTTATTAGAAGAAGCTATTAATCAATATGGTGCACCTATAATGGTTAAGCCTATTGCTAATACTGTAGGTTCTATGTTTAAGGTTGAATTTGTTAAAGACGATATGTCTTCAAATGATATCAATTTACTTAGTGCTTCAATGGAAGCTGACGGTGAAATTTATGTTAGTAAAGAAGATAATCTTTTATTGGACCTTGAATCTAATGCTGTAATTACATCAACGTCTGACGGTATTCACACGGTTACAGGTGTTGCTTCTAAAGAGGCTGTTCAGTTTACTATAGCATTACACTCTGATGTAGATGCAGGTCATTACAGGTACCTTAAAATATACGATGTAGCTAATAATCATGTAGTTGCAAATATTTATGTATACGGTGAGGCAGTTGGTGAAGATGAAAGGCTTGGTATCTTACTTTCTAACTTAGGTGCAACGCTTTCTACTAAAGACCAAAGCATTTTTAAAGAGCATGATATCAATGAGGCCGGTACTGATTGGAAACTTATGAACAGAAAGCGTAAAGAGCTTTTACTTGAGTTGTCTAATATCAAACCATTCATTGGAACTTATAAAGCAATTATTAATGCAATTAAATTCTTTGGTTATAACAACATTACTATTAAAGAATATTGGTTAATGATTGATGATCGTTCACCCATGTTTGGTAAAATGAAAGCTATTGAGGTACCAAGTTCTAAAAAAGGATTTGTAAGTAAAAGGGCTAATGTTGCATTACCTTCATCTTCATATAAGAAAACATCTAGGTTTGGTTTATACTATAAGTTAAATACACCAACTGGTACATTTGATGAATGGGACGAACCCGAGACTGAAGAAGTATTTGATTTTACACCTGAGGATGTCTTAATTAAATTATATGGCCTTAAGAATAAATTACAAAAAGAGTACTTACCACTACACGCTAGAATTGTTGATATTATTGGAGAGGGTGATTTCTTCTCTTCTTACAATACAAACTTTTGGAACAATCAAAATCCAATTACGGAAATTGTAGCAGGTATAGATGCTTCTATTAAAATTGAACAGGATAATCTTTTTATCGAAGACTTAACTAAAGTTTCAGATTTATTTACGGGACCATCACAAGACTTTTCTACTTTATCAATTGCTGATAAAGAAACATTATATAACGAGGTAACTGGGTTCTATGAAGATTATTATAATTCCGATAGAAGTACGTTTTCATCTGACAATACTGATGTTGTTATTGGTGCACCCGTTCAATTAGAATGTACATCATTCCTTGAAACTTGGGACGATGCTACATTTACTTGGGACGACGCCGGTACATCTATTAATTGGTTAAACTGGTGGAAGCAAAACATTTATGAACTTAAATGGTACATTACAGGTCCACGTAACTATTCACAAACTATTATTGGTGATGTTGATAATTACAGAAAGATTGTTTTAGCATTACCATACAGTGGAACATACAGCGTCGTCTTCGAACAGGTTGATCTGTTTAATAACGTAATGACGGTTCGTGAACTTGATTCAATTGAAGTTAAAATGAAATCAGTTGAAGTATATGGAGTATACAGATGGAAAGATCAAAACACATATAGTTGGGGTAAGTCAAACTTTAAATGGAGTAATGCCGGTGGTGATTGGGATTTCCCACAACAAAATAAAGATACTGTTGATGAAGAGATTGCATCACTTTACTTATCACTTGATAGAGCTAATTATTTACATGACGAATCTAATGGTATTAACTTCTCTATGGTTAGAAGATATGCTGATAGTTCAACAACAACAGGATATGCTGAAACTACAGGTCCTTACTTCTGGAGAAACTTAAAGCCACATACATGGAACGATGGTAAACACACATGGTGGGATTCAACGATTGTTGGCATGGACCAAACAGCTTCATTTAAGATTATAAAGGCAAAGGGTGGTGTAACAATGATTATAACTCATTTAGATGTCGCTACGAATGTTACATCTACTGGTGAATATACATTTACAAATACATTGTCTGATCCATTAGACTTGGCTGCATGGCAAACTGAGGTAGATGGCCTAAATAACTCAACTGATCCAATTATCAGTAAGTTTAACTATAACGGTATCTTTGAAGATATAGATAACGATGGCGCAGTTGATGAATGTAGAGGTATTCTAGCAGTAGGTAAAGCATACTCAAATAGATATGACTTTGAAAGTGTTGAGTTTGATGTTTCAGTTGATGGTATTATTGAAGGTGAAACACACTATAAATCTAATAACCCAACATATAATGATCTTAGAATAGCTCAAGATCACGTAAATATTGAACTGTTAACACATATGACATTCTCGGCTGATAAGTCTAGGATGCCGGGTAAGTTATCTTATAATTGGAAACTTACAAACAACAGCCAAAATGGCGACGATATATACTACAATAGTAAGTGGTTAACATACCTCTTTAATATAAAGGGTGATTACACTCTTGAGCTTGAGGTTCAGGATGTTAACGGTAATACTAATAAGATAACTAAAAACGCTTTAACAATTAAATAAAAACATAAAAAATGGCAACCATTACAACAATTCAAGGTACGGACAGCCTTTCTGCTTCTAGACAAACACTTAATGACAACTTTTCAGCTATTGCAACTGATCTGAATGACATTGATGCTTTATTAAGTATTAACAATAGTACACTAGATGTAACGTCTGCGACTATTGCTTCTGCAGCTATTGGTGGTAGTACTATTGCAACAACCGGTAATACTTTTGTAGCTAATTCTCAATTTGATGGCAAAGTAACGCTTAACGGCGGTATTGTGTATGATACTGAAACAATAGGTGTGACAGGAATGCCAGACGCACTTGCATTTCAAAGTTCAACTTACATAATTGATTCATCAGCGACACCTACAATTAATTTAAAAGCTGCAACAGACGGTCAAGAAATTACACTAATAGCATTTGGTGGCGCTGTTACTATTTCTAATGCAACTGACGTTGCAGGTGTGACAGCATCAATAAATATCTTACAAAACGGTACATTAACACTTAGATACATTAATACAGGTTCAACATCTAGCTGGTATATTATCAGCTCATTCAACACATCAATTGTATAATAAAAAGATTTAAAAATTAAATGGCTACACCATTAGTAAGAACTGTTCAAGATCAGGGTGGTACAATGTACACCTTTGCATCAGCTGCTAGAGATTTAACTAGAGCACAGGGAGACCCAGACTTAAAGTTTGAGTTTTCTCATTATGCACTATTAGACCTACCAGAAGTAAATTCAAGTGCAACACGTAATTCTTTCAAATGGGATAGACTATATGAGGGTGCCGCATCATGGACTCCAAGTATTGATGATAATCAAAACTGGGCAACCGCGTTTCAAAATTATGCACTTAACCTAGAAGAAATCATTAGAAATGATGATGACTTTGATCCTGTAATTTATCAAAGTGATGCCGAAAGACTTTTCTTTAAATTTCTATCAACAGTTGATGTTTTAAGAACTAGAACAGCAACATCTACTGAAGCTGTTTCATCTATCGGTAGATATACTGAACTAGATGACACAGCGGGTACCGGTGCTGATTATGAAAAAGTAATTAAATATGTTGGTACTGTTGATGTTATCAATGATAAAAATTACTCGGCAAACACATATCAAGAGGTATTTGTAAATGTACCTTCATCTGTTGGTTATACGCCAACCGTATTATTAAAAGAAGATACTTACAATACAACTAGTTTAACATTAACACCGGGTGGTACGATTGAAGGTAGATCAACACACCCTACTGGTTTAAGTATTGCATCACTACATGATATTGATGGTGTTAATCCAGTATATGATATTAATACAAATACAGCACCTGCGGTTGGTATTGATTTTGATGAAGCAAACTACTATGCTGTAAATATTGACTCATCAATTAATACATTACATGACCTTTCACAAAAAGGTGGTAACTTTAAGTTTAACGCGGTACTTGTTTACTATGATTTATATTCACAGTCAAATCCAGGTAACAGAGCTACAAACTTATATGGTGTTCTTTTATTAGACAACTTTACTGATGGTAATATTAGAGAGCTTATTAAGTATAAGCCAAACGCAATTACTGGTTTAAATGGTAATGCGTTCTCTTTAAAGCTAAACCTTAAATACAATACGTCTCTTGACAATGTTGGTGTTGAAAATACAATCAATGACTTTACAACATTCTCAATGGATCTTTTCTTTGATACAACTACTGTATTAGAGAATGCTACAAAACTATTACTACAAGCAAATTCAAGATATGACGGTATTGCTGATAGGTTAGATATCATGGAGAACATGATTCTATCTTCTGAGGATGCTCAAGAAATGTCTAATACAATAGCGGACCTTGAAACACAAATACAAAATGCATCTTTAAATTACGCTGATGAAGCTTCACTGCTTGATATGATTACTGATATCAATAGAAGACTTAACAGTATTATTAATGGTACTATACCAACAGAAGTTCAATACAATACAAACGTTATCTTTGATGGCTTGGGTACTAAAGTTGATAAATCAACGCCTAATAAAATCAAAATCAATAATGACGTTCAGGGTTACAGATTATTAAACATGCTTGAATGGAATAATGTTAATTTAGAATCAGGTAATAAACTAGTTGAATATGACGCATCTAATGCTTCAGCAACTGGCATTTACGTTAGACTTAAAGCATTTGAAAATATGGTAAGAGTGCCATTATCAAACGGAGTAGCTAATAATAATATAAATATATACATAGATGATAGTACGACATCATGGAAAGACGGTCAATCACTTAAGTTGGTTTTTGATAATACTCTAGACATGAACGACTATAACATCGTTTTTTATACAAACAAAAACAATGGTTGGAAACAGATTAAGCAAATTGCTAATACTGAACTAAGAGGTGGTAAACCTTACATTGAGCTTGTGTGTACAAACCAAGTAACATTAACGTTCGTAGCAGACGTATTAAGATAAGATGGCAAATAATAGTATATCACAAATTATCAGACAGTTTCTGGAAATGAACCAGAACTCTATAGAAAACTTTGAAAAGATTTCTGAGGCAATAACAACTGATAAAAAGACGGTTTCATTAGACCTATTTGACGAGCAAGGTAACCTTAAGACGGTTCAAGTGCCTGCGTTTGGTTATTTGAAAAGAGAGATTGAAAGACTAGATACAAACTTTAAGTCTTTATCTGGACTTTCGTCAGGTGATGCTACTGTTAAAATGCCAGATGGCACATTTAGACAAATTACTAAATCTAAATTAAAGACACCTGCAAAGTCTGTAACTTCAATTTCAGCGCCGACTACTTTTGTTACTAAAACAAATAACTTTTTTGAATCATTCCTAAACCCACTACTTCAAGTTCAACTTGATGTAAACGGTCAAGTGCCAACTAACACTGAAAAGATTAAATTAGCAAGGTACATCATTGATTCTAATGACGCTAACTCTGTAGACTGGTTCGATACTAACATTAAAGGTACGGACACGTTAGATGTTAATCAAATGCTTTCTGACTTTGCCACAAACAACATTAGATATGTTGTTGATGAAGAAGTTATTGACGCTCCGGTTAGGTCGTCACAATACAATGGCGGGTTTGACGTTTCTAAAATTAGAACAACTCAAAGAAATATTACAGTTGATGGTGTTACTCAAACTAAAACAATAAAACTTTATACGGTTAATACTTTTAGTTATAACGATGCTGAAAAAACAATGACTGAAACAGAGTCATTAAAAGTAGGTGACGAAGTATTAGTTAACTCTGGTAACAACTCAACTAAATATAGAGTCGTTTCTTTAAATGCAGATACACTTGAGGTTGAGCTACTTCTATTAGAGGGTTATGAATCTGTAAAGGTTGGCCTTAATCAATTAAAGATATACAAGGGTAAAGAAGCATATGATGCGATTGATATTGCTGTAGGCTTTGACGAAAGAATGGTTGCATTCATTAAGCCGGTTGATGCTGAATCAAACCTAGAAGCTGAACAATGGTCACCGGGTACTGCTTTTTATACAAATGATTTAATCATTACTAGAGAAGATGGTGAAGTTCAAACTTTAGCTAATTTCTATAAAGATGAGGTTGCTGATTTTGGTCAAATGATTAAAGCACTTAAAGAAGATTCAATACCACCTTCAACATTAGGTGTTACGCCAGATGCACCAACTCTAGAGCCAAGTAATTTCAAGGTAACACAGGTTAATACACACCTTACTGAAAGTGAAACATTCAATAGAATCAAATCACTTAATGCTAATAAGGTTTCAGCAGAAAGTTCAATTAAAAGATTTGATGAAGATATTACATCTAAAAAAGCGGCGATTGCTACTAAAAAATATTCGTCGACTGTAGAAAAAGATAGAGATAGTAATGAGCTTATAAACTTAATTAATCAAAGAACTACAGACTCAAATCTGTATACTTCATTGGTTAGTGAGATTAAAACTATTGCTGAAACAACAAATATAAGTAATATTGCACCTAAATATAGGGTAAGAGGTTTCTGGAATATTCCTGATGCTAAATTAGCTGCAGATACTTTACCACAAAAAATTGTTCAATTTAAAGTTCAATACAGGTACTTATCAACTGATGGTACACCTGCTAAATCTGAACAAATAGAATTAGGTACTGATGGTGTTACAGGTTCATTCTCAAATTGGACTGAAGTTGCCGGTAAGGTAAGAAAAAGATCAAAAGACCCAGTAACTGGTAAATACTTTTGGGAAGCTGAAAATGTTGAAAACAGCCAAGAGATTAATATTAATCAACTTAACATACCTATTCAATCTGGTGAAACTGTTGAGTTTAGAGTTAAATCTATTTCTGAGGCTGGTTGGCCATCAAATCCATTAGAATCAGAATGGTCTAAAATTGTAAGGGTACCATTCCCTAATGGTTTAGTGTCAACTAATTCAGTCGTTAACTTAGTTGATTCAAATACATCTGAGGTTGCTAAGGTTAAACTTATAGAGGAATTACAAAGTGTTGGTATATACAAACACGTAAATGATTCTTTTTCGGTTGGCGACAAATATTTTGCACACACAGCCACTACTATAACATCTGGTTTTGTAACTGATGAACAAGTGCCTATTTCTATTTATGATAAGCTTCTTGCCATGCAATTAGAGATTGATACGTTAAAAGCTAAAATTGAGACAATACTGGGTGAACTAGTTGTAAAACTTCAAAAAGAAGATGGCACAACTGAAACACTTCAAAATAATACGGTTAAGTCAATCTTTGCAGGATACTATACTGATGAAGTTTCAAACCTAGATGTTAAGAAAGGTCATATTGTAACTAAAACTTTCAAACTAATACTTGAAAATTCTCAAGCAACACCACTGGAGCTTGTGTCTAGAATTAGCGGTGATAGAAATAAAGTAGCATACAACTCATCAGATAGTACAAATAACGGTTTTGGTGTTGCACCAAATGCTGTGGCAGATGCTTTTATCGCTAGTGATACATATTATAAAATTAATGGTAAATATGATTTAGTACCTACATTATATCAAAATACAACATCTGCAGATTTAACACAAACGTATTTTAATGAAGCGCCATACCAATCCGGCCAACTAAGAGGTCAGTATGCGTATTCTAGATTTAAAAACATTGCTAATGATACTGAATTATATGTAACTAATGATATTAATACGAGTAATGATTCTGGTGAATTAATTTATGAGTATTCAATTCCGGAATTAGACGATTACGGTATTATGGGTCCTGATCCAGTTGGTTACATATTTAAAGGTACTTGGAGTAATCCGTCAGCTAATGTGTATATACCTGAAGCTGGTTATACTAATGGTTTTGATGCCTCCATTATTGATTATAACAATAGTGTGCTTTTACATATTGATCATCCTGAATTAAATAAACACAATGGCGCTTATTCAGATGTTAAATCAACAATAGCGCATGCTAAAACATTAAATGTTAACGGTCAACAAACTGCATATTATTATGATGCGGGATTACAAAGAACTGTTAAAATGGCCTTTGAACCAAATGACCAGTATTTATTAGGTGGTAATTCATGTGGTGCTTACTTATTTATGTCACCGTTATCGATTGACCAATTAAGGGTTGATGCTGATAATACATCCGGTAAATATATTATTGGCATGGGTAGTGGTAATGGTGTTTCTATTGATATTAGTTTCCAGTATAGAATGACGGATTATTCTGGTAGCTCCGTTTCAGGTGTTGGTTATATAGGTGGAAATAAAGATGGTTTATACAGTAACTTAACTTATTCCAAAAGAATTGGTATTGATATACTTGACAGTTATGATAATCAATTTTCAATTGACTTAGAAGTCTTTGCAAAGTATAAGCCTTAAATTATTCTAGATATATAAGTCAAGTACTTATAAATATATCATAGATTAATGGCTACAATCAACTTTGATGCTAATAAAAATTCTATTGAGGGTAAGAGTCAGGTAATATTAAGAACCAATCCAGCTCTTTCTTCAAATGTTAAACTCGTCGTTGACTCGTCGGGTGACATTTTTTTAGATAGCTTTAGCGCTAATAAAACTCTTAGTAATCAAAAGTACAAGAGATATTCTATTGACCCAAGTGGGCATTATGCATATGACCTTGCGGCGTATTATAAAAACACACCGTTAGAACTTGTGTATGAACCTCTTAGGAGAGATTCAGACACTTCAGTATATAAACTATACAATAAGCAATACGAAGAACAATATAACTATGGTGCTCGCCTAAATAGCTATAATATCTATAGTGAAAACATTAGATTTATGGCACCGCTTAAAATCGATAAAGTACTTCCAGAATATTTTGTAATCTATAGAATTGAAGAACCTGTTTCTGATAGTGTATTAACTGATGAATTAAGTAATATAAATACTAGATTAGTTGATATGTTGTCTAATGCTACTATTGTCAAAACATTTGACCTTAGACCTAAAAGCAAAGTAGGACAGTATTTAAATACATTCGCGAACAACACTGAAAAACCAATAGCACCATTAACATTTTCTTTTGAAAAAAATGAAAAGACGTTATGGAATGGTATTGATTTAGTTAAAGGTGGTTTCGCATCTAAGGGTGAATATGTTTCAGATAATTTTATTAAAACAGATAACCTTGAAATATTAAACAATCAATTTATAACAGAGGGTTTTAAAAGAAATTCACTTGTTAGTGCAGATGTTATTAATCTGGAATTTTTATTTGAAGATTTTGATAACGCATATGATGTAAACAGATATATTGGAATTTATGTTAATGAACATGAAGAGGGTTCGTTTAAGCATACTGATTATAGAAAAGATGTACTCTACTTTGATAATTCAACTGTAGAAACTAATTTTGATTTAACTGGAACGTCACCGCAACTAACCGCTATTAATATGTTGCCATATGATGAATTAGATTTACCTATTTTACAATGGGTTAAATTTAATAATGGGTTTGGTCACGTTAAGAATCTTAAATCAAATGACGGTATTGTAATTGGTCAATTTAATGTTGCTGCATTTAATGTAAATTCAACCGACAAGTTTATTAAGAAAAATGATACTTTAAATATATCGGGTATCATTGATGATAATCGAGACTTTATAAAATTATCAGTTGTTGAAAGACCAGATTCTTCAGAACATATTATATTAGCGGCTACTAACGAAGTTAAAGCTAGTGGTAATATTGAGTTATTTAAAATATATGCGGATTCAGCGTTGGCCGCTGGTACACATGATGGTTTAAAATATTCAAACAACGGTTCACTTGAACAAATTACATTTGCACTTAGAAATGCAATGAATAGTATTTTAGATTCTGAATTTAAAATAAGTTTAGATAAAACTAACATTATTATAAGTAATTATATTTCTGGCAATCGTGTTGGGAATGCATTTTTAGCTATTAAAAATGATGGCGTTACAGTACCCACATATTTAAATATTGAAACTAGCTTATTAAACCCAGATATTGATTTAACATTTATAAGCCCAAGTTTTGATACTGATTATACAATACACGGTATGGTTGGTGGCTCTGCAATTGGAAATTCTTTATTAATAGAGTTTGAAGAGATTGGTGATTTAAGTGGTGATACTTATATTAAATCAGGTAATACTTTTGCAAAGGTTATTGAAGTGGTTGCGGACCCTGTATTTGATAATAAATATAGAGTTTGTGTTGATAAATCAATTGACTCAATAAATGTACAAGATTCTAGTTTAAGTTTATGGATAGAGAACAAGGTTACGTTTGGTAAGTTCGAAGCTTTTGATTTTGTTGATTTTGATTTTGATTTCTTTTCAACAATGCATTCAAAACCTAAAGAACTGCAATATGAAGATGTAGACTCGGGTGTAGATACCAATTATATTGATAATCTTAATGACTTCAATACCCCATCGTTTAATTTCTTTAAAGGTCTTGAAAATATCAAACAGGAAGTTACAATAACATCTTCTGGTGTATCTAAAATTTATTCTGAATATGATAGACTACAAGAAAACTATATAAAAGAATTAGCACTAACTTCTAGAATTATACCTACTATAAATAAGTGGAGATATTTAGATGGTGTAAACGTTAGAGAAAATCCATATATGCTTTCAATGAGTGAAGCTTTTGGTAAAACTAATTTTGCACCTAATATAAAGATTGATGGCACTAATGCAGATGCTATGACACATGAGTGGTACTATATTTATGGCCACCCTAATTATTATGATGCAACCGATCCTTTACAAAAATCAAACGCTTTAGATTTTATAAAAAGTAATTATTCGTATTTACAACCAGAGTTAAGCATTGAATTAGATGCTTCAAAATTAATGGATATTAATAATGATTGGTTTAATAGTTTATTTGTATATGATGGTTTTGATATTACGGGTGTTGGGTTTGCGCCAGCTGTAATAACAAAAAAATATACTACCTTTGTAAAGGGTTCTGTTAATGCGCCTGCTGAAACTATGTTTAGAGGTCTTAAGGTTAAAGCCTTTGCAAGAAAAGAGTTTACAGAACTTAATCCTAAAAACTTAATTAACACGGCTGAGTTTAACGACTATAAGTTTAGTGCTGTCTTAAATTATAAAGCTAATCAAAGTGTAGATGACTCAACTATTAAAGTTATTCAAAATAAAGAATTTAAAACTATTACAATTTATATTGAAGTTTTAACAACCGAACAAAATGCACTTTTTGTTAATAGAAAATTATTATATCATTTAAAAAGTTTTTCTGATAGTTTTGGTAATTTATCAGATACTAAAATAAATGGTTATTTAGATTTTAGTGTTCAATTAGATAATGATCCAAAAACCATAAACGTAACGGGTGTTGGTGTTGATTTTATAAAAGACATTCAAATAAACGAAGACGGCGGTTATAATGTTATTAAATTTGATTACGCTAATGATACTTGGGTGTTACCAGTTATAAGTGTTGAAAATTCATCTAGATTAACTGTAATTGCGGTTGATGGACAACCTGGTAAAATACAAAATGAAAGCAAAACAAATTTCCTTGCAATTACACAAGAGCCATCAACTTTTGGTATAGGTAAAGATTTTACATATATCGGTGGTGGTTATAATCTTGCTAAGGCAACATTTGAATCTATATCGACTAAATCTATAGTTGATTTATTAAATTTAAATGATACTGAAAAAGTTGAATATATTACAGTAGAAACTGATGGTACTATTAATAATAATAGATTTATATTAAATATTGAAGATGGTCATTATGTTAAAAAGCAATCTAAATTAACTACATCATCTGACCCTAATAAGCCTGAAACATTTAAGGTTAGTGCTGGAAAAGTTGGATATGTTGTTAATGAACGTGATACACCATATACCACTGAACTTATTAGAATGTCTGGTGATTATACACCATTAACAAGGACTGTAGTTTCATTTACAGATATGTACAGACCTTATAAAACTTCACAGATATTTGATGACGGTGACGTGTTGACTGTAGAAGATCCAAGAGAGAAGATACTTTATAATAGATATAATAGAATGGGTATTGTATTTGGATCGGCACAATATGAAGGTCATGATAAATGGGGTGTAATTGAAAACTTAAATTACCATAAAATTAATCCTGAAAAGGCAGACGGTATTCTTAAACTATCAAATAGTACAACGCCACCAGTATACAGACTTATTAGTGAAATAGCTATTGATAAAAGAGACGTTAATGTATTTAGGTCTTCATGGGAGGATGAATACTATATTAAGAATGGTATTCAAAATCAAAACATTAATGTATATGGCACACTTTCAGCGTATGAAGAAAGCGCATTTCTTGCGTCAACATTAAATCTACCTAAAAACCAATATGAAATTACTTCATATCCTAATACTAAATTAGCTACAGGTTTATCAGATATGAAAGCTATTAAAAGCACGGGTACTTATAATGGTGATGTTGTTTTATTTGAAGACAATGATAACGTGTATATAGATTTATACTTAGGTAACAGACTTACAAATGTTTTAATCGATGACAACGCAGGTGCATATATTAAAAAATATGTATTAGCATCAAATTCATATGGTGACAAAACGACGCTTGATGATGATATTAAAAAGTATATTGAAGTTAATATGCTCAAGTTGTTAAATATAAATGAGGTTAGATTATTTAATACACCGTCTAAGCAAATATTAAGTAGTGAGGTTGCTTCAATTAATAGTTTAAATGATATTTTAGATTCTAGATTTGTAGAAGACACTTCATTTAGATTAGAGTATGACGTGAAAAATCCATTGAATATAAAAGTAATATATAATAAGAGGCCTGGTTTCAAACATCAGTTCTATATCTATACAAAAATAAACAGCTAACATAAGATGGCTATTAACATTAAAGAAATACTTTCAACTGATTCATCTAGCCAGGTGAATGAAAAGATTAATTACAATTTTGATCAAGTTGTTGCAAATGGTGGAGGTCCTGTAGGATCTATAGGGTCACAAGGTGCTTCAGGTGCTATTGGTTCAACTGGAGCACAAGGTGCACAGGGTCAAACTGGACCGCAGGGTCCGACTGGACTTTCAACAGATTATTTTGACAAGGTTGGTGTTTTACCTAATAATTTTACACTCACGCCTAGTGTTTCAACACAGGGTACTGCTACTACTTTAGTTTTAGGAGAAACTAATCCAGCATCACTAACTGGATATTCAGATTCTGTTTTAAATATTAAATCAACACCTGCGATAGCTAGACAACTTAGACTAAGTACACAAACGTCATCTGAATATATCGATATAACTTATTCTGAAACTTCAGGTACTAGAGAACTTCAATTTGTTACAAATACGCTTGGTTCACCATCATCTATTGATTATAAATTTAATGGTAATAGAATTATATTAAATAATTCAAACAACGAAGTTATTTTATCTAGTGGTACTTCTCAATTTAATTCAAACCTTGAAATTAATGATGGTTTGAAAATTACATCGGGTACACCCGGTGCTGGTAAGGTGTTAACATCATCAGATGCATCTGGTACAGCTGCATGGGCACCTGCTTTTGAAACACCGATTGGTACTATTGTAATGATACCTTCATTTATTTACAACGCATATACAGGTACACCACCCTTTAATCTAACATACACATATGTTGAGTGGGAACCATCTGCCAGCCTGCCAGGCTCACCTACGTATTATGGTAGGGGTAAAGGCGCATGGGCCGGTTGGTATTATTGTAATGGTAGAACTTGGAGTGGCGGTGGTGTTTCTTACACAGTACCTGACATGGCAGATAGATTCCCATTAGGTTTTTCAAAGAGCGGTTTGGCTTCACCGGCATCTAAGGATTTAAATAGTGGTAAATATGGTGCTAATAGTGTTGCCGATTTAACATCCGTACAAACAGCAGACAATCATACACATACTGTACCAGCTACTAATTATGGTGTTGGTGGTGGTTCTGGTGCTAACAACGTTACATACTTAAGTAATAATACAACTAGTTCCGAGGGTGCTAAAACTGTAGATCTTTCACCACAAACATCAACTGTTGGTTATATGATTTATTTAGGAGCTAATAATTTAACATATCAACCATAGTGATTAATATTAATATAAATAAAGACTGGATACCTTTTATAGTGATAGCTGTTTTAGCTTTTGTATTATTAGGTCAGTGTTCTAGAGTGTCTTCTCTTAAAGAAGACGTGAAGGTACTTGAGATGGATGTTCAGAATGCTAACGCAAACTATGCAGCTTCCCAGGATACTGTAGAACTGTATGTTAATAACAATGGCTATTTAGAAGCTGAGATTAAAACTTACGCTGCAAGTAATGAAGAATTATCAGGTGATTATTCAAAACTAATAAGCAAATATAAAAAGTCTTTAGATTTAAATAAAGATCTTAAAGGTATTAATGCTTTATTATCTGCACAGTTAGCTAATAAAGATAGTTTACTTATTTACAGTGACATTAAGGCTGATTCAACTTTTACATTTATAGATTCAGCAAATTATGGTGATGACAACACTAGAATTGTAAAAATTGACGGTAAAATTAATGACGGTCAGGTTCAAGGTAACCTTACAATAAAACAAACAATAACTCTAATGGCAGTACTTGAAAATAATGATGGTGTTAATAGCATGAGACTTAGTACAAAGTACCCTTTTGATAATATGAATATTCAAGGAATAAACCTTATCAATAATGAGTTGAATATATACAAAAAGAAAAGTAGATGGAATGTTAACGTTGGTGTTGGCTACGGTCTATACCCCACAGCTGGTGGTACGCTTAACGCAAATCCATTTATTGGAGTAGTATTGGGTTATTCACCAAAGTGGTTACAATTTTAATAAAGGAAACTAATAGATGGCACAATCGTCAAAATATGCAAGATTAGACCAAGACGTTTTACTAGAGTTTATCTATCATGATCAAACTGTAGCAACGCTACCTAATTATCAAATTGAAATTGATGATAATGGGTCACATCCACTTGCTTTAAATACAACTGCGAGTGCGTCTGACAGTAGACATCTTATTCATGAATTAGGTGCAGCTGTAGTTAATTTTGATGTAACTGAAAGTGGCGCTTATGTTTTAATTGAAAACTTTGCCGCAAGAACTTTAACACTTGCAAACGGTAAGACTTATAAATTTAATGTTTCAGCACTTACAACGCCGGGTGACTTTATTATTAAAGATGTTACAGGAAATCAATTAGGTACATTAGTTTCTACAACATATACAATAACACCAACTACAAACGGTCAATATACTTATGAGTATTCTGATTTAATCGGTGGTAAAATAACTGTTCAAAATACAGCTAATCCTTTATATGCTACAGCAGATGAAGAAACGGGTAATGATATTAAGACGGGTGCCGGGTCACCTGGTAGATATCAAGCTGTTTTAATTGACGCTGAACAGGGTTCAAAATATGCGCTTTTAGATTCAACTAATAATTACATTGATAATAAAGTAGATTGGACAGGTTCAACTTCAACAACAATTGATAAAGCAGATGCTGTTGATATTTCATTAGGTACTATAACTTACGATACTGTTAGATTACATTTAAAATCTGGTTACGATTTTTCATCTAGGGGTTATGACGGCTTCTTATTTCAAGTTGCAGCTTCTAGAGTTTCTGGAGTTAAAAACTATTTAACATCAATAGTATACTTAAATACTTCATCATTTGAAATACAAAACTCAAAGCCTTTTATTTTAGGTGAGACGATGTATTCTAAATTTATTGAGATTAAAGTTCCAGCACTTGCTAATATGGATCCAGACTTTGACAACTGGTTCTTTGGTACTGGTTCAGATGCTGTAAATCCTTTGTCAAATTATGAAGTTTCATTTAAACTAATTAGTGATACGCAAGTTGATTCAGGGTTTGAATATATTAATACAGCAGAAGAAGTTCAGATTACGGTTCCACGTGAGGATGAATATCAAGATATCGCAGCTGTTATTGAAGAGGCGCCTGATGGTGACTTCTTTAATCTATTTGCAACTAAAGATGGTTCAATAGTTTCCTTCGATACTTACATAACAAATAGACTACAAACATCAAGTGATGATATTACAGTATTTTATGACATTGTTGTTTATGAACAAATTCAAACGTTCTTTAATAAGTCTTATGAAATGTCAATGTCAAAAAATAGTAATTTTGACCAAGCAATTCCATTTAGACCAGTCATTACAAATTCAGCAACAGCAACCGCATACAATATTGACTTATCTATTAGAATATACAACGAGACCAATAATACTCAAATTGTTAAAAAGGCATCATATACATCATACAATGTTGGAAAGTATGGTAAGCGTTTAAGAAATATTAATCTACCTGCAAGTAATCAAATACTTAAGGTTTATAATACGTTGCCTAATGTACTAGAGAATAATCAGATTATTCAAAACATGTCAACACTTCCAAATAACCAAACTAGATTTGTACCTTCATTTATTGAAAGAACAAATATTGTTACAGGTTCAACTAGTGTAAATATTGTTGATAATGAAGCTGTTGATAATTCTGAAATAACGTTCTTTGCGGACGGCGAAAGCAGTTTAACACTATCACCATTTGATAATTATCTTAAATTTAAGATTGCCAAAAAAGATGGTGATGATTATTTAAACATTGGTCTAGAATCAGTTCAACGTGTATTATTAAATTTTGGTAATATTCAAATTGAAAACTCACTTAACTATGCTAACGTTGAATTAGCTGAAGGTGAAATTATGTTTAGAATTGATGAAAGTGCAATGAATTCAATTGCAAAAGAAGATGACAGGGTTTATATGTTGTCTATTTATAATGGCACTGATAAAACGCTTATACACCATGGTACATATGATATCATAGGTAATAATACTATTAAGGTAATAAAAAGAATAGTAACTGAAGTTGCAGATAATAGTATAACTACAGTGGTCAAAAATAAGCAAGCACCTGGAAGTTCTAGAACTAATTTAAAAAGTGGTTTAGGTAGAATAAATACGGTTGGACCTAGATAATTAAATTGATATGATACTAAACAGTAGAAGTAATTTATTTAATTTTAAGTTTCCTAAGAATTTTATACCTAAAGAGGTTGCTGACAAATATAAGCCATACCTTAATAGAATGCCGGGTAACATTATTGAAGAACCTATAGATTTTATTAACTATACGATTCAAGGCATTAATATACCAGGTGTTTCTTTTACACCATCTGAACAAAATTTTAATGATGGTACAACTAAATTTACTAGAGGTTATATACCAATACAAAATTTAGTTAATAGAGAATTAACAATTAAAATGCAGTTACTCGATGGCTTTATAAATTATTGGATTTTAACAGACACTTTACTATATCATTATAATAAAGATAATACTAAACCTTTTGTTGATGATTTAAAATTACAATTGTTAGATGCTGAGGGTATTCACGTAATGTCCGTTGTTTTTGAAAAACCAATTATGAATTCTATTTCAGAACTTGATTTAAACATGGCTGAAAACGTAGCAGACTTTTCAACAATTGATATTTCTTTCTTTTATAATAAGTTTAATCTGATAAATGAAATAGACTGATATATACAATATGAAAACATTTTTAACATACTTAGAAGAGCAAAATGTCACAGAGGCTGATATCAATGCTATTAACGAATCTTTAAATCAAGAGTGGACACCAGAGCTTGAAGAAAGAATTGATGAAGCTGTTGATGCTTTTTTAATAGAGTATACAAATGAAGATGGTACTTACAATATTGATAAACTTAACAATGAAATTACTAATGAAGGTTTATTAGGTTCTATTATAGGTGGTCTTACAGGGTTTGCTTTAGGTAAATCAGTTGGTAAGATTGTCGCTAAAGTACTGGGTATTGAAAAAGGCGTGTTCTATGATTTATTAACTTCTAGATTAGTAGGTGCTGCGTTAGGTGCTTCACTGGGTAAAAAACTTTAATTTGAATTTAATAGCAATCGATTATTCGATCAACTCACCGGGTATCTGTATTTTAAAAGAGGGACAGCCTTATTATATTTCTTATATTAAACCCAAATCCGGAACAAAGAAACAACAAGCTCTACAAGAGGAGATGAATCTTCTTAATGATGTTACTTTAGTAAATCAACCTGAGCCTAATGTTGATAAGCAAGAAATGACTCGAGTCCTTAGACATCGTGCAATTGCTGAAGGTATATGCAATTTAATTGCAGAACATACGAATACAGATGAAGAATATAAAATCTATTTTGAAGGTTCTTCTTACGGGACCTCAAGATTTGGTACAAACTCACTTATTGATTTAGCTTCAGCATCTTCAATCTTGAAATCTTATTTGATTGATCGTTTTAATGTTACTGTACTTGAAGTTTACGCCCCTACAACAATAAAGAAACATGCTGGTAAAGGTAATATGAGTAAGATGCAAATGTGGGATGTTTACATAAATGATGAGTCTAATCGTGAGTCAGGTCTTTGGAACTTTTGTCAAGAATTCAAAGAAGATAAAAAGATTATGAAACCCTTAGATGACCTTGTTGATGCTTATTTTATCATGTCTTATGTAAGGTCACTTTAAATTGTATTTTACCCTCAGGCATAAAACCATAACTTATATGAAGGTATTGGGGGTTTTGTTTCATTTATGGTTAAAAATATTTAAAAATAATAAAGTAGTATGTTATTATGAAACAAAAACAAATAGTTTTATATAATATGTATGAAAAGAGAAGGACTAACACCAAGTCAATTAATGGAGCTAAGTAGAATTGTTGAATCAATGGTTAATCTTAATAAGATAACTAAAGAGGAGGGAAATCTATTTCTAGAAAAGGCAGGACTAACCGTACAATCAGATAATGAATGGATTGATACAGTTGGAACAGTTTATACTTTTCTATAAGACAAACTATTTTTGAAACCTTTTTAAAAATAGGTATATAATAGAAGTTAATTAGGTAATTAACAGTATTTAAAGTTTAACAAATTAAAGAATTATTAAAGAAAACATGGCAGATTTTGACATTTTCAATTTGAGCGTCAACGACGTTGAAACTCACAAAGCAGCAGCATCAAACACAAATGATGTAATCTACAAACCATCAGCTGACGATGGTAAAGACGGTACTTACAAAGCACTTATTCGCTTCGTACCAAATCCAGAAAACCCACGCAAATCATTAGTACGTAAGTATGTACACTGGTTGACTGACCCTTCAGGTTCAGGTAGACTAATTGATTCTCCAACTTCGGTAGGTGAAGCGTGTCCTATTCAAGACGCATTCTTCCGTCTACGTAAGTCTGATTCAGCAGTTGACCGTAAGATGAGTGATAAGCTTAAGCGTCGTGAACAGTACTACTCTTTGATTAAAATTATCAAAGACCCTCAAAATCCTTCAATGGAAGGCCAGTACATGATTTTCAAATTTGGTTATAAAATCAAAGAGAAAATCGACGAAGAACTTTCACCAGCATTTGGTGACCCAACACAAGTGTTTGACTTGTTTGAGGGTAAAAACTTCGAGTTGATTATCACACGTCAAGGTGAGTACAACAACTACGATAAATCAAAGTTCTCAGCTTCAACTTCAGCGGTTATGATTGGTGATTCACCAGCAGAGCGTACGCCTGATTCAATGCAAGCTATCAAAACTGAACTAGATACTGCACCTTCATTGTCAGTATATGAGTACAAACCATGGGACGACGCGCAACGCGATTTTGTAAACCAGGTTTTAGGTCAGTACATCTCAAATCCAGGTCGCCCAATGGCTAAGGTTTCAACACCTGCACCAAAAGCGGCAGCTCCAGCAGCAACAACTGAATCATTTGATTTAGATAATGTTAACGCAACACCTAGTGGGAGTACGGAAACTGTAAGTAGTGATGATGACCTTGACTCATTTCTAGATGGCCTCGATATCTAATCTTACCGAGGAACTTAAAAGTAAAATTAAAAGCTTAGTAAAAGAGGTGGCTGTGCGTGAGCACGGTCACCCTTCTAAGCAAATGATAAAAGATATGCCTGGTAGAATTACTTTGGCATGTCCTTATTGTGGTGATTCTACTAAAGATGTTTTAGCCAAAAGATGTAACCTTTATTGGGATACTCTTCAATTTCATTGTTATAATTGTAGTGAGCATGGTGACCTTAATAAATTATTAAGAGACCACGATTTACGTTTACGTCACGGAGATGATTCAATTACTGTTATTGAATACATTAAAAACCGTAAGACTGAAGTAAAAGAGATTGAAACAATGAAGCACGGTATTTATGTGAAAGCACATGAAGCCGCGATTTCAGTTGCAGATTTTAAAAAACATTTTGGTGCACAATCAATTGAAGTTGGTGATTTTGCCTGGTTCTATTTGAAGGGTAGGGCGCTTCACAATAAATCTGATGAATTTCTTTATTCGCCGTTTGGTCAGAATCTTTGGATTCTAAATAAAACACCCGATGGTAAAATAATGGGTTGTCAAAGTAGAAAGCTTGGTAAGTATAAATCAAGATACTTAACTTACGACATGGGTAAACTCTATGGTGAAATGAACCGCGAGTTCCCATTTGAAGGCGATGAATTAATATCGGTTAATAAGATGTCAACACTCTTTAATATTATGAGAGTTGATATGACACGACCGGTAACTTTATTTGAAGGGCCACTTGATGCAATGTTTATGTCAAATTCAATGGCATTGGCAACAGCGGGCCGTTCAACTACAGAGCTTGATGAGATTCCGACCACCAGATACATGTTTGATAATGATGAGACTGGTAAAAAGAAGATGATTGAGAAATTAAAGAGGGGTAAATCTGTATTTATGTGGTCTAAATTTATGAAGGAAAATGGACTGAATATATATGTAGAGGACATAAAAGACTTGAATGATTTAGTTATGAAATGCTATGAACTTAAGTCACCAGCCCTAAAAAATATAGGCAATTATTTTACAAACTCTAAATTAGATGCTTTGTACATATGATTGATTTTGAACTAATGATTGAAGAAGAATTTGATGAATTTTACCAAGAAAGTAAAAGACATAAAAATTTAAAGATGCTTATAGAATTTGAAGGACTTGATACACAATACAATAGCAAGGAGTTTAAACTTGATAAGCCAAAAATGAAAAAGAAATTAACAGCTAATAAGTGGATTCCAAAATCCAACAATAAATCCCAATTGTTTTAATGTCAACTGAAAATAAAGTTATAAAGATAGATACTTATTTAAACGAGCAACGTCAAGAGTGGACCCAAAAGATTCGTGAACTGGCTAAATGTTTTAAAGAGGTTGATATGTTGAATCAGGCAATGGTAGAGATTCCGTCTTATAGGCAGATTATTATTGAGCAGATTGCACAACTTAACATTAAGATTAAACAACAGGAGGGTAAGCTGTCAAAAACCTACAAAAACTCGTACATCAAGTATTTTGAGTACGATTATAAATTAACAGACAAACAAAAGGAATCATTTTTAAAAGCTGATATGTCAGACGATAATATGATTTTAGGTTTGTTGACTACGCAGATGGATTTTTTGCGTGAATCGGTAAAGACTCTGGATAATATGAGCTGGGCCGTTCGTAATAAGCTGCAATTACAGGGGCTGTAACGAAAATAAAAAAGTTTCATTTATGAATGGAGCTAACGTTAACTGAAGATAATCAGTTTTTAAGAATCGATGTTGCCACTGAACTAGAATTAGAACAGTTAAACATTTCGCTTACAAGAAGAATAGACGCATGGCGGTTCAATCCTTTGGTTAAAAAAGGGATATGGGACGGCTATGTTTCTTATGTAAAAGATGATAAATGGATCCCTGCTGGTTTATGGCAAGAGGTCACGAAAGTCTGTAAACAATATAAATTCGATATAAAAATTCACGGTGTTACTAGGCTTTTTGATAAGAATATTTCAGCGGAGGGTTTTGAAGAATGGGCTAATGAGTTTTTTGAGGGGCATCCTGATGGTATTAAACCAAGGGACTATCAAATTGAAGCGGCTTATAATATTTTAAAGTTTAGGAGGTCGCTTTCTGAATTAGCAACATCTGCTGGTAAAACACTTATTTCATTTTTAACAGTTGCTTACATGCTTGAAAAAGAGAAGGCTAAGAAGATTCTATTTATTGTACCTAACGTATCACTTGTTGTTCAGGCGTCTGAGGACTTTAGTGAATACAATCATGAAAATAGAGTTAAGATTCTTATTCAACAAATATATTCTGGTCAAAAGATTAAAGAAAACCGTAATATTGTTATTGGTACATATCAATCACTTGTTAAAAAACCTAAAGAATTCTTTGATGATTTTGAAGCTGTAATTGTTGATGAGACACATAAAGCTAAATCAAATTCAATTAAAACAATCTTACAGAAGTGTAGACATGCTACATATAAATATGGGTTATCGGGTACAATACCTAAAGAAAATTCATTAGATAAGTTAACACTAATGTCACAGACTGGTCCTCTGATTACTGAGGTTAAAGCCGCATTCCTTCAAAAGGAGGGTCACATTGCTGGTTGTAATGTTAATATTATTGAAATGGATTACGCACCTGAATCAGCTAAAGAAGCCTTTATGGAATTAGCGACAAATAGGTATGAGTCAAAAGATGTTTTTCCATTAGAACAAAATTATGTTATTAACTCGCCGGGTAGATTAAACTTTGTTACTAAAGTTATTTCAAGAATACCAAATAATTCATTGGTTCTATTTCACAGGATTGAACATGGTAAAAGACTTTATGAAGAATTAAGGCAGCGTTCAAATAAGCGTGTGTATTATGTTGACGGTGGTACAAATACAGATATCCGTGAAGAGTATAAAGCAAAAATGGAAGCCGGTGATGAGGTTGTTATCGTTGCATCATATGGTACTTTTTCAACCGGTATTTCTATTAAAAAAATACATAACATTTTCTTTACAGAATCCTTCAAGTCTGAAGTGATAATTAGACAGTCAATTGGTAGGGGTTTAAGGCAACATGAATCTAAAGATTCTGTTAATATAATAGACTTTGTTGATGACCTTCGATTTGATGAATGGCATAACTATTTATATAGACATGGTGTTGCTAGAAAGAAGATATACAAGCAAGAAAAGTTCAGTTATAAAGTCAAAAAAGTTAAATTTGAAGGAGATATATAACAATAAGATATAATACTATCAAAATAAAACATTATAATATAATGAAAAAGATTGAATCATTTAAAAGTTTTTCTCAATTACAAAATGAAATCAGAGAAGAGGCTAGATTAAAAGAAGTTGCATCTAAAAGAGACGCTACAGTTTCTGAGTTTAACGCTCTTTTACAAAAGTACAATGCGGCATCAGTTGCAGACTTAAACGAAGAAGATAGAGACGCATTCATGGCTGAACTTACCAAAGAAGGTAATGCTTTCGGTGCAGCAAGAGCGGAAGCTATTGCTAAAGGTGAAGAAGAGTTTAAGGTTGGCGACGAAGAAATGCCGGTTAAAAATGTAGATAAAGAAGACGAAGAAAACGCTGAAGAGTTTGTTAAAGAGTCAACATTTGAATCAATAGTTACTGAAGGCAAGCACGACGAGATGCTAGATAAAGTTGCAGATGCTGTAAAAAATGCATCAAACTTTATGAACGTTGGTATTGCACTTAAAGATGCAGGTATCAAGTACGATTTTTCAACAGGCATGATGCCAATCTATAGGTTGAAAAAATACCCTATCGCTATTGTAAACAAAAAGTATGTTGACAAAGGTGACAGAGAAGTTGGCGATATCGCGATCGGTGTAATGGAATCACTTACTAAATCGCTAATCACTGAAGCACTGGATGCACGTTCTCAAAAAGACGCGGTTAGAGGTTTAGCAGCTATTAATAAATTTATGACAGCTCACCCTGCATTTGCAAGTGGTAATGCAGTAGCTGACCAAACAATCGGTTGGTTATTAAAAGAGGCCCTTAAAGCCGCGATGATTGACGCTAACTTCCACAGAGAAGCTAATCAAGCTGCAAAAGCAATTAACTTTGCAAACTTTCAAGCACCAACTATCTTTGTTAAAGAAATGGGTGGTATGCCAATCCAGATTAGCAAGAAGCTGATGATGGAAAAAGTATATGAATTAGGTGCTGAAATCGCAAGAGGTGTTAAATACAATGGTTACGCTATTATTGAAGCTGTTGCACTTTACATGGAGTCTAGATTTAAAAAGAATTCATCTGCATCAAATCTAAGAGATGCACTTATTAAATTTATGGGTGAAGCTGTAGAAGCTAATAATCTAGAGCAAAGAATCAATGAAGGTTCAGCGTTTAATTCGGCAAGACTAAAAGCTATTGCTGACGATAAAGATGAATTTGAATTTGATGGTAAAACTTATCCAGTAAAATCTGTTGATAAGGAAGATGAAGAACTTGCTGATGATTTAGTAGGTGAAAGTAACAAAACTATAGATGCTAGTACATTCGGCGACGACAAATTACGTTATAATGATCAATTTAGAGGTGCTACTAGCCTTGCTAAAACATTAGCAAGTGAATTAGGATTTGATCCAAACAAACCTTGGACTGAAGGTATTGGTTTTGATGATAAATCAATGTATGCTATTGGTGACAAAGAAGGAACTATTTCAAATAAAGCACTAACAGGTAAATATACATATGCTGATCTTTTAGCAATGGCTAAAGATTTTTTAGGAATCAATGAATCAGAAGATAAAGAAGATGCTGATGATGTAGTCGATGAGGCTAGATACGATGATATAAAACTTAAAGAATTTGCAGAATTTATCAAAAAAGCTGAAGGTAAAAGGGTTATGCTAACAACAACTGAATTTGATGGTACATCTAAGGTTGAGGGTAGGCTTCAAAAAAGTTCATCAGGTTATCATAAAATTGATTACATGAGCTTTGATTTTAAAGATGAAATGAATACTATCAAAAAGGGTGACGGCATGATTATGGGTGTTAGGTCTGGTGAATTCCTTAAGTACAATATCGGTGGTAAAAACGGTTCTCAATTTTTAATCGAGGTACTATAAAAAAGTTTTAAAAAAGTTTGACATATATTTTTTTATGTCATTCTTTTTTTGTATATTTACAGTATGAAACATATAAAGCTATTTGAAGCCTTCTTATCTGAAGGTGTATTTAACACATATAATGAACTTGTAGGATACGAGTACAGGGAGTTTGTAGACGCTTTTAAGAAGCTTGACAAAGATAATGTAGTTACATACGATAAGAAAGAAGATGTTGAGTACGGTCATAAGAAAGGCTCTAAGGAAGCACTTTGGAAGTACTTTAAAGATGCTGGTAAAATCTACCATTCAGAAAAAGACAAAGATGTATTAGGTTTGATTAACGCATTTGATATGGTTAAAAGAAACCACCCTTGGTCAAAATAATAAATTAACGAAATGAAAAAAGTAAGATTATTTGAAAGCTTCATTGGTGAAGCATCTCGTGGTAAAATCCACAAGGCAGTTAAAGCTGGTGATTATCCAGCAACTATTGTTGTTATCGAAGATGGTGATGTAGTTCACCAAGAAACTGTTAATACACCTGAAGCTGTACCTGCATCATTTAATGTTCTTCAAAAAGAATATCCAAAGGCTAAACTTCACGTTGAAGATAAAGGTGGTCAAACACTTTTTGTTGAAGGTCTAGAAGTTAATGAATCGTATTCCCTACAACATGGCGGCGGTGAATTCAAGCAAATGGACAGAAGAGTGAACGATGCTGATAAAATTGGAGTAGGAAATGCACTTGCTAAAATATGGAACTCTTTAGGTGTTGCAGATGGTGATTTTGACCATGAACAAGCTTGGGCATATGTAGTTTCTTTTATGGACGGTTCTTCTAAATTTCGTAGATTGCTAGAATCATTTAATTCAACTGACGATTCTGAAGTTAATGAATCTAATATAATGAACTCTTACTATTTTACTAGCCCTGCTGAATTCGGTCAATTCTCATCAGACGCTCCGGCTAAAGATGAAACTAAATATTTAGTGATGGCTACGAACAAAGCAGACTTTAATGGTCAAACTATTAGATTAGAAGGAGCTATTAGAATGGGGTCTTCAACTAGTAAAAGTATTATTGGTGTTTATGATGATGAGCAGTCTGCAAGAGACGCTTATAAAGCTGCAATGAAAAAACCAGAAGGAACTATGGTTTCTTTTACAATGGGAACAGTTGTTGGTGAAACTAAATTCAGATCTCAATATACTGAAATCGAAGGGTATTTAGCAAAAGTTAAAGTAAAATAACATGAAACTACTCCATACATATAAAGAGTTCTTATTTGAAAAGACACAAAACCTATTTGAAGGTGAACTTATTATGGAAGGTGGCGCAGCAGGTCATATGATGCACCCATTTGATGATAAGGAACTTACATTTGATGACTTTAGAAAGTTTATCGAAGCAGGGCTTCAAGGTGAAATGACTTTTGATGAAGAGCCAACGGAAAAGACTGACGGTCAAAATGTATTTGCTACAGTTAAGAATGGCGAAGTTCTTTTTGCTAGAAATAAAGGACAGTTAATGGCACCTTTAAGTTTAGCTGGTATTACTAAGATGTTCAAGGACCATGGTTCTGAACTAGTTAGAGATACATTTACATTTGCAGCTAGAGACTTAACATCTTCATTATCAAAGTTAAGTGCTGATGATCAAATGAAGTACTTTAACGACGGTAAAAACTTTATGAATATGGAGCTTATCTATTCACAAAACCCTAACGTTATTAATTACGATAGAGACGTTATTCAATTCCACGGTATTAAAGAAACTGATGGTGAAGGTAACATTACAGGTGATATGGGTGCAAGGTCGGCTAAAGACATTGCAAAGTTACTAGACGCTGTTAATGCAAGAATGGGTAAAGTATTTAATATTATACCACCGCAAGTACTTAAGCTACAGAAAGATGTAGACTTTGAAGCTAAGAAGCCTTATTTTATGAAGAAGGTTGATGCACTTCAAAAGAAGTACAAGCTAGCTGGTCATGATGAAGTTTCAAGATACCACGAAATGTGGTGGAGAGAAGAGATTGAAAAAACATTCTCGGGATTAACACAAGATGTTATAGAAGGTCTGCTACAAAGATGGGCATATGACAACAAATCAGCGCTACCATTTACTAAATTAAAAAAGTCAATAGATGCAAAGCAAATGCAGGCTATTAAAGACTACGATAAAATTTCAGGTGCTAAGTATAAAGAAAACATTAGACCGTTTGAAGACCTATTCTTAGAATTAGGTTCTGTTATATTAAAGAATGCTTCTAACTTTGTTGCTGCTTCTCCAGATGCTGAAATGCAAAGACTACATAAGCAGATTAGAACTGAAGCTGATAAAATCAGAAAAGGTGATAATGTTGTACAGATTGAAAAGGTAGAAGCTGAGCTAGAGCGTTTAAATAGAATCGGTGGTGTTGAGTCAATCATACCGACTGAAGGTTTAGTGTTCAAGTATAATGGTAAAATATATAAACTAACGGGTACTTTTGCTGCAATTAATCAGCTAATGGGTATCATTAAATATGGTAGATAATTATGAAACACATTAAACTTTACGAACAATTCTTAAATGAATCAAGCATATCTAAAGATGGCTATGCTTTGAACCGCTTAGCAGATGATCAAGTAGGCGGTGTTCCAGCTACAGAGTTTCAAGAAGAACATAATTTAGATTTAGATGCCCTTAAAAGAGCAATTACACATACTAAAGAAATTACTAGGTATGAGTTAAGAGACATTATTAAAGGAACAGCCCCTAAATCAAAAATTAAAAAGTTCTTAAAAGAATTTTCAAAATAAATAATATGGCACTTCAAAAGTTAAGAGATTATTTTAAAGAAACACCAAGAGAACAGTTTATGCAACTATTAAACCAAAAGGTTCATGTTGTAGAAAAACTAGCGGCTTCAGCATTTCATGTAAAGTCTGGTGATTTAAACAATAATTATTATAAATCAGGACAAACTCAACCTATTGATATTATTGATAGAACGATTGTAGGTTTTTACGAACCTGCAATTTTGCATTTTAAAGGTTTGTCTAATGAAATTAAAGAAGAGATGCCAAAAGATTGGAAGTTTGGTTTTGATTATTTAATTGATGGTGAAACACCCAACTTTGAATATTCGCTACTTCCAAAAAACAATTTAGTGCTTACACATATTCAAGTGCTAAATCCACTAACAGAAAATGTTAAGAAAGTTATTAGAGATACTAAAGTACTTAATAAGTGGGCTGATAAACTAGAGGTTCAAAGACCCCCAATTGTATTTGAAGGTCAATTAAGATTTGATCAAAAAGAATCTTTAATTAAACTTCTTGAAATGACAGACCGCGAATTTACAACAACATATGAGTCTCGTTCATTTACAAAAGATTTATTTAACATATTTGATAAAAACGTTAGAAACTCAACACTTCAAGAAGGTTTAGATACCGATATTGACGGTCTTATAATTTCTTTTGTAGATGGTAAAAAAATGACGCCATTTAAAATTGAAGATTTTAGAAGAGTTAATGAATCAAATACAGAAAGAAAGTCATCTGATATTTACCAGATTACAATTGTTGATTTAATTGAGTATTTATCAAATTATGATTTTAAAAAGCACAGTTTAATTAAAGAGAAAAAAGACCTTAGATTTTTAGAGCTTATGTCTGAAGTATTTAATTCTTATATTAAAGAACACGCTACTAAATTTATTGGGGTTAACTTTGAAACTGCTGATTTTGCAAAAAAAGATGCGTTTAAGTTAAATACTGAATTTATTGAAAATCAACAAACTCTTAAACTTATCGATAATAAAATTTTAAGTGAACTTTTTAAAATTACATTAAGCTCATTTAGAAGAGAAAGAACAAAAACTACAGATATTTTATCTGAAGATATGGTTAATCAAATGAATGAGATTGTTAAATCTATTGACGACCACGTATCTGCAAAAATAGAAGAAGGTGATGTGTTAGATTTTAATACTTATAAAAAGATGGATACAATTAATTCATCAATGAATGAAGCACTTAAAGTAGATTATCCAGAACATGGTAATAAACTTGTTAATATGTTTGTTGGTAGATTTCAACCGTTTACATTAGGTCATGCTAAAGTTGTTAAAGCAATTCATCAACAAAACGGATATCCGGTTGTAATACTATTAGTTAAGGCTAAGAAGAAAAAGAAGGAAGATGCATTTAAGCGCCCTTACGATGAGGACACACAAATGGAAATGCTTAATAAACTTAAGAAAGAACTTCCAATTGAAGATGTATTTATTATACCAACAGGTGGTATTGATACAATGTTCAATGCAATGAGACCTAAGTATGAACCAGTTTTATGGGGAACGGGTAGTGATAGAATGAAAACATATGGATTCCAGGTTAATAAAGAACCTTATAGAGAAGATTTAGGCGTTAGAGATGACTTTAAACTTTTTGAAATTCCAAGAACTGGTAATAATATTTCAGCTACTCAAGTTAGGAATGCCATGTTAGACGGTGACGTGAAACTATTTAAAAAATTAACGCCAAAGGGTATTCATGGAATGTATGACGAATTAAAGTCTAGACTTGAAGCTTCTATGGCAGTTGCTGAGAATGTTGAAACTATTTTAACATTTGAACAGTTTATTTCTAATATATAATAAAATACAATTATAGCAAAATGTTTGAATCTTTTAACAATTTTATAAACAACAGCATGCCTTTAAACGAAGGTATGTTTTCATTTAAAACTTTAGGTGATAATAAAGCAATTAGCGCAATGTCAGGTGCTGATATTTACATGTTTGACGATAAAGGAAACAAATGGCATGAAGAAAACTATGAAGGTTACGGCGTCTTTGGTGGTAAAGACTTTTTTGAGTTAATGGCTGAAATGAATGATGAAACAGGTAGAGATATAGGTATTGACCTTTATTTCGGTAATGATAAAAAAGTTTTATACCCAGCATTAACAAGAGACAAAAATTTTAACTGGAAAAGACACAAGTTTACTACTAAGATAAAGTCAGACCCTAAGCAAGGTGCTTTCTCTGAATCAGTTATTAATGAAGCTAAGGCTCAGTACATGATAGGTGATAAAGAAGCAAGTAGAGAAGATGTATTATCTTATATGTTTAGCAATCCAAAAAAACCATTAGGTAATACTAGTACGGGTAAATTCCCAAAATGGGTACAGTCAAACAGCACACCTGACGGTGATACAATCACATGGTCTACTATTAAAAAGGATATGAAGACTCTTGAAAAAGAATATGGAAAAGGCAATGTGGTAGTTAGTGGTAACACAAACGGTGGCGATCCAGTGGTAGAAATATATATGAAATCACAAAATGAATCTGTAGTTACTGAAGCAAATTATTCTTTATCTAAATTAGAAGATATGGGATTTAAAGCTGGTGAAGATTATTTTGAAAAAGTAAAAGGTTTATTAAAAAATGGTCCAGATTTAAAGGCTTATAAAAAGGGATTCACACAAGGTTTTGTAGATAATGCAGCCGCTTATGGTGTTAAAGAATCTGTAGTTACTGAAGCTAAAGATGATTTTATGGCAAAACATTCCGGAACTAATATTACCCTAAAGAAAGGTTATAAACACCACACTGAAGATGAATTAACAGATTTATACAATAAGATTGGCGAATTAGTTAAAGATGATTTAAAGGTAAAGGATGTTACTATTGTTTTTGAATCAGTAGTTAATGAAGCTAAGTCTATTGCTAAAATTCAAAAAGAATGGGGTAAAGTTACAGCTATGATGAAAGATACAGTCGCATCATATAAAGAAGCAGAAGGTCAGGAAAAAGAAGACCTAGTAGACCAACTTAAAGTTTTAACAGTTTCAAAGAAAAAGCTTGAAGCGGAATTAGACGCAGCAGTAGGTCTTAAAGATATGGATGTTGAATTAGATGAAGCTACAATGAAAAATATAAATCATATATTAAACGAAAACGAGCAAATAGATGAAGCTATTAAAGTTGGTGACCTTAAAGTAGGTAGAGGCTTTAAATTAGGTGATGATGTATTTAGAATTATCAAACTAGAAAAAGATAAAAAATTTGGACTAATTGCAGATACTGAGCGTATTTGTTCAATAACAGGTACAAAATACAAATATTTAGATACAGCTAAAGAATTAGTTGATTTCTTTAACGAAGAAGGTGTTGTTGCTGAAGGTATGGTATTTGAAGCTTTTGATAGCATCGATGAAGAGCTTAACGAAAGAGTAGTTACAATCAAAAGAAGATATACTGAAAACTATCCAGCAGTTACAGTTGGTAAATCAGCAAGAATTAGAAACAAGATGCTAGAAGCAATCGCGGACGGCAAAATCACACAAGAAGAGTTTAACACTATCTTAAAAGAAATGTCTAACCACCCAGGTAAGTGGTCAAGAAGAAACGCTAAGTACTTTAACGTATCTGAAGATGGTGTTTCACTTTCTAAAGCAGGTTCAAGAATCCTTCAAAAGATTGCAATCAATGAGAACTCTGTAAACGAAGCAAGACAATCATGGATCGTTTATACAGGTGATGTTGCTAAGAAATTCTATTCAGAGCACACTAACAAAAAATCAGCTGAAAAGATGATTGACATGATTATTAAAAAATTCGATACAGTAGGTATGATGACAAAAGAACTATGGGAAAAAGAAAGAGCTGAAGGTTTCGTTACTGAAGAAGCAACACCTTTCGTATATGAATCATTTGCTGCATTTGAATCTACTAACCTTAACGAAGCTTCATTTGTTGTATGGTATGAGGATAAAGAGGGTAAACACCTTTTAGGTACGTTCCACAACAAAAGAGCTGCGGACAAGTATAAGTCAGAAGAAGAAGATGAAGTACTAAACACAGTAGGTGTTGAATCAATTGGCACAATGTCTAAAACTATGTGGGATAAAAAAGAAGCTCCATATATTAAAGAATCTCAAGTTAATACTGATAACACTGAATTAGTTACTGAAGCATTCAAATCGTCTAAGCTTAGAAACCTCTTAACAATGGGTGGCGCTGATGGTATGAAGCTTAAAGGCTTATCAAAAGCATTTTATGGTTTAACTAAATACAAATTAGATGAGCTACCAGACGCAGCACTGAGGGATGTTGACCCACAGACAGCATACAAGTCGTACCAAAAAGACAAAGAATTTGCGGTATTTTATATTGTTGACAATGAAAAGAATAATCCATTTTCTGATGATAGAGACTGGGGTGGTAAAATCAATCCGGGGATTATTGCAATTACAAGAGCTAAAGAATTCTTAGGAGATAATAGAAGAGTCGGCACTGATAGGAAATTGTCTAATAATGCACAGCCAGCTGGTGGTGATAAAAGATATTCAGGTTGGGGTGCTTCAGGTATTTATAATATAAAAAGAGCAGCTGAAGTTGCGGATAGAGCTATTGTTGTATGGCTTAATAATGATGTATTCAAGTCTACTGACTTAACAAAAGAAAGAACAGAAGCTAAGTCTGGTGCAATCGCATTCAAGTCTGATGCAGATTTTAAGAAAGCTAACCTAGCAAGGTATAGAGAAATTCTAGCTACTAAAGCATCTAAACTGCCTTTAGATAAAATGGTTGAATCGGCTATTAACGAACTTTCTGACCAAATCAAAAAGGGTCTATCGGCTGGCGAGGTTGGTAGATATGGTGATATTCTTATTGGTAAAAACAAAAAGGGTAGTGAAGTTAAAATGAGAGATGCATCTAATCATATGTCTAACATTTTAGATAATTATGGTAGATACTGTTCTTATGTTAATGAAGCTGAAGCTGAAAAAGATTCAGGTTACTCTAGTGGTTTTTACGAAAAAGAATCTAAGAAATACGCTAAAGAAGTTTCTGACCAAATCAAGAAAATCAAAGGAATGGATTACGCTTGGTAATCAAATAAATTAATTATGCCTAGTCAAAGTAAATCACAACAACGTTTAATGGGAGTTGCATACGCAGTTAAGTCTGGTGATATGCCACTTTCTGATGTTGATGCTTCATATAGAGATAAAGTTAAAGAGCTTGTTGACGGAATGTCACTTAAAGACCTTAAAGACTTTGCTGAAACGAAACACGACGATGTACCAGAAGAAGTTACAGAAGGTGTAATGAAAATTGATTTACGCAAAATACTAACTAGAATCTCAGGTGCCATCGGATACAAGCACGACCCAAAAATGAGACAAGAACTTCTTGCAGCATTTGAAGAGGACCTTAGACAGATCATGACAAAATACGATTATGTGGTTGAAGACAATATTGAAGAAGACTTATCAGCTGTTACCCCAAGTATGTTGGGCGGTATGGGCGATGTTAGTTTACCCAATGGAGATACCCCCGGTTCAGGTGATGTTCCAGCAGGTTCAGGTAAAGCTAAAAAGAAAAAGAAGCTTAAAAACATTGAAGATTTTTTACAAGAACAAAAACAATTAAAATCATTTAAACCTGAACAGGGTAAAGGTGAAGCACTTGGTGAAGGTGAATATGAAAACGGTTCTCCAGTTTCCCCAGAACAAGAAATGGAACACCGTGCTAACGCACATAGAGTTGCAAAAAATGTAATATCATTTGACGCATTTTCAAAAAGATAATTTAAGTATCATTGAATTAATAGTAAGGTCTAGAGCAATCTAGGCCTTTTCTTTTTGAAACAAATACCATTAAGTGCATATAAAATATATGAACTTCGAGATAAATCCAAACAAGCATTATTTAAAAGCACTTTTTGTTATAGAGTCTTGTACGAATAAAGCACACTTAGATGTTGCCGAACGTTGTATTGAACTTTATAATTCAAGAGAACTTCAGTTTGTTAAGTTTTTTGATAAGTCTATGATTAAACCTATAGTTATGCATACTGGTCACTATGACCACCAAACCGCAGTTTGGATATTAAGAAAGAAATTAAGCAATAAGAAATTGTAATATGACAGAAGAGGACCAAATTATTGAAGTGTTAATGCAAGCATCTGAATATGGTATCAGAGAAGAAGTGATTCAATATTCAAGACATCTTAGAGAAATTAATATTAGATTAAATCGTGTAGACGCATACGAAATGGCAATGCGACATATTTTAGAAGTTACTGGAGATGAATAAATTAGATCAAGATTATCAACAACTTCTTTTAGACATTATGACAAACGGTGTGGAAAAAGAAGACAGAACCGGAACCGGCACAATTTCAGTATTCGGTCGTCAGATTCGCCATAATATGCAAGATGGCTTTCCACTTCTTACAACCAAACGAATGGCAATCAATTCTATTATGACCGAGTTGAAATGGTTTTTAAAAGGAGATACCAATATCAAATATTTGGTTGATAACGGATGTAATATTTGGAATGGTGATGCTTATAAGAACTATTGTAAAATTGCCGGCTCTGTTAAAGAACCTGATTATGATATTCATATAGATGACCCAAATCAGAATTGTACTCGTTTGATGACCCAAGAAGAATTCATCAACAAAATCAAAACTGATGATAAGTTTGCAGTTAAGTGGGGTGAATTAGGTCCTATCTACGGAAAGCAATGGAGGAGTTGGAAAGGTGATACTTGGGCGGAAGGAAATACCGATGGAACTGAAGGATTTTATCTTCAATCTGAAACGATTGACCAAATCCAAAAACTAATCAATGACCTTAAAACAAATCCTGATTCTCGTAGACTTATGGTTAGCGCATGGAATGTTGGAGAGCTACCAGAGATGACTTTACCACCTTGCCACTATGGATTTCAAGTTTATACAAGAGAATTAGACGGACAAAGATATCTTTCATTAATGTGGAATCAACGTTCTGTGGATACATTCCTGGGACTTCCATTTAATATTGCATCATACGGTATGCTACTTGAACTTATAGCAAGTGAGGTTAATATGATACCAGATGAGCTGGTCGGTAATTTAGGTGATGTTCATTTGTATTCTAATCATATTAAACAGGCAAATATACAATGTAGCCGTCAACCTTATAATTTACCAAAGCTTACTAAATTAAAAAGTAATCTTTTAGATGGTGAATTTGAGCATAGTATAGAGTATTATGAATGTTGGCCAAAAATTGAAGCACCTATAAGCAATTAATATGAGTTGGTTTAATTATATAGAAATATACTTAATTATCGGTACTATTTTAATGGCTATTTTAGATATTACATTTAATAGAGTTAAATCCATACTAGACGATGAATTTAAAGAAGGGTATACAAATTTAGAAAGAGTTTATGTTATAATTTTGTGGCCTATATTTTTATACAATTTAATTAAAGAGATTTTAAAAGTAAACAAATAAATATAAATTCATATAATAATCATGGATGTAAATTTTAAACTTATTTTACCGGGAGCACAGACTGATATTTCAGCTGATAAAATCAACTGGGTTACTTGGAAAACAGACGGCGGTGGTGGATTTTCTTCATCACACGATGGACCCGATATTGGACGTTGTTTAGTACTGGACCTAGAAGTTATGCCATTGGCAGTTCTTTTAGAGCTTTCTAAAAACAACTTTGAAAATCTAGATGGTTTATTACAAAAATCAGCGTATGCTTATTTGAGTATGCCAATAATTTCTATGGAAGAAGTTACTCGAGAAAATATTAAATTTACAACACAAGAGGGAGAATTCGAATTATTAATCAATGCAAATCCAATCTTAAGGACACGCACACCATTTAGTTACACATAATATGGCAAATATAGATAATCAATGTAAAGACCTAGAAGTAACAGACTTCTATGGCGAATCAAAAACGCATTTGGCAGACATCATGTCTCACCAAAAAGAAATGCAAGAAAAAACTTATGGTGTTAACTTTGAAAACATGACAATCCGCGAAGTCATGAATTTCTGGCACATGAACACACACGCAGTCATTGATGAAATTCACGAGATGACAGATGCATTGGGTGGTATTAATGATGGTTCCGGTAATGCAGTTTGGAAGCCTTGGAAGAAAGACCACACGATATATGATACCATGAAGGTTTCTGATTTATCAGAAGGCGACCTTAAGGAGTTGTACATGGAATGGGTTGATATCTTACACTTCTTTATGAACTACGCTGCGTCAATCGGACTCGACGCACAAACGGCATATAATTACTACTTTGCAAAAGCTGAGGAGAATAAGAACCGTCAAAAGCGTGGATACTAATGCTATTAGATGTAGAGCAAAAAGATAAAGAAATTATCGTTTCATATTACGATACAGAAGGTCAAGTAAAGTTTCGTCGTTATCCGATTGAGCAATACAAAAACTGGTATATTACAGATGAAAACGATAGATATAAACACGATTCTTTAAGAAACTGGGACGGTCGCCCCGTTAAAGAAGGTAGAGCTAGGCAGTACAGTAAATTTTCATTAATTTCATTTTTAGATAATTTACCGGATAATGATAAAAAGATTATCTTTGAACCTACAATGCCAAAAACATACTTTGTCGATATTGAAACTGAGATTGTTGATGGTTTCCCAAAACCAGAAGAAGCTAAAACCAGAATCTTATCATTTTCAATTATCACACCAGAACGTAAAGCGATTGTACTGGGTTTAGAAGATATGGCACCTGATAAAATTCAGAAGATTCAAGACGATACAAACAATTACTTTAAGACTCTTGATTCTGATTGGACTTTTGATTACCGTAAGTTTGATTCTGAATATGATATGGTTTTTACATTTATTAATAGGTTTTTGCCTAAGTTTCCGATGATGACTGGTTGGAACTTTATTAATTATGACTGGCAGTATATTGTAAACCGTTGTAAGCGTCTTCAGATTGATATTACAGCAGCTGCAAAAACTAAAGCACTTGACCGTGTAGATTCACGGCCATTGCATATGGGTATTCTTGATTACATGCAATTGTATGACAAATACGACCGTAGTGTTAAAGTAAAGGAGTCTAACGCACTCGACTATGTATCTGGACAAGTACTTAACTTAAACAAGATAAAGTATACAGGTGGCTTACAAGACTTGTATGTACAAGATTTTGTTAAGTATATTTACTACAATGTTGTCGATTCAGTTTTAGTTTATTATATTGACCAAAAGCTAAAGTCAATGGAAGTTCTTTTGACCCTAGCGTCTATCACAAAAATGCCATTATATAAAGCTGCATCACCAGTATCAGTTACCGAAGCTTTGATTGCACGTAAGCTTGCTGAAGAAAACAAATGTGTTGCAACTGAAAAGAAAGAGGACAGCTTTAAAGATGGTAAGTACGCCGGTGCTTATGTGAAACAACCTAAAGTTGGGTATTATCAAGGTGTAAGTGCATTTGACTTTGCGTCACTATATCCATCTATTATGCGTCAGTTTAATATTTCACCAGATGCATATAAAGATATTATCCCGGTATCACAGATACCTGAACGCCGTAAAAACAAAGATGAAATTGTTTGTGCAAATGGCGTTGTTTATGATAAAAAAGATTCTATCTTAAAGCAAATCCTAACCGACCTTTACGGACAACGTAAAGATTACAAGAAGACGTCTTATGAGTATTACTCAAAGGCAAAAGAGATTAAGGACAGATTATCTAAATTATAATATATCACTATAATTGCTAATAATCAAGGGTCCTGTTTGTTTAATAAATATATAATAAAAGCAAACGGGTCTAGGGGTAATATCCTTGACCCGTTTGTCGTCTAAAGACTTTTTATAAAAAAAATAGAATTTTAAGAATGTCAAAATTATTTGAAGAAAGAATAGAATACAAACCGTTTGAATATCCGGTTTATTATAATGAAGGTTGGTTAAAACAAGCACAAGCTTTTTGGTTACATACGGAAATATCAATGCAGGGTGATGTTAAAGATTGGAATGAGAATCTATCTCCAGAAGAGAAGAATCTAGTCGGTAACATCCTTTTGGGGTTTGCACAGACAGAATGTGCGGTTTCAGATTACTGGACAACAATGGTTACCAAGTGGTTCCCTAAGCATGAGATTAAGCAGATGGCTATGATGTTCGGCTCACAAGAAACAATTCACGCTACGGCGTATTCTTATCTTAACGAGACTTTAGGTCTTGAAGATTTTTCAGGTTTCTTACACGAACCATCAATGGCAGACCGCTTTGAATTCCTTATGAATACAGAAGCTGATTGGACATTTGAGGATTTAGCTGAAAACCCAAGAGCTAGAAAACAAGTTGCAAGATCATTGGCAATCTTTTCAGCATTTGCAGAAGGCGTTGCGCTTTATTCTTCATTTGCAGTTCTTTACTCATTCCAAATGAGAGATAAGCTAAAAGGTATTGGTCAACAAATGAAGTGGTCGGTAAGAGATGAGTCATTGCATTCTAAAATGGGTTGTCAGTTATTTAATCATATGACTGCAGAATACCCTGAGCTTCTTGATGAAGTTAAATCTGATGTTATTGAAGCTGCAAGATTAATGGTTGAGATGGAAATGAGTTATATTGATAAAATCTTTGAGCAAGGCGATCTTGAAAATCTTAAAGCGGACGACTTAAAAGAGTTTATCAAAAAAAGAGCAAATGAAAAGCTAGCTGAATTAAACATTGACCCGATTTTTATGTATAATGAAGATAAAGCAGGTGAGTTAGATTGGTTCTATCATTTAACAGGTGGACACACTCATACTGATTTCTTTGCAGTTAGACCTACTGATTATTCAAAAGCAGGTGAGGATGAAAACTGGGATGAAGATGATTTATTTGATTAATAAAATAATATGAAAGATACTATAAATTACGGCGCAGAATTTGGTTGGGAACTTGGTGTTGATTTCCCTGTATGGGCAAACACTGAAATTTACGTTAAGACGGTTTCAAAGGGTTACCTAATTGACGATGAGACACCAAAAGATGCTTATTGGAGAGTGGCAACGGCAATTGCGAAAAGACTTCAAAAGCCTGAGATGGCTAGTAAGTTTTATGATTACATTTGGAGAGGTTGGTTAAATCTTGCTACTCCAGTGTTCTCAAATACAGGTACTGAAAGAGGTTTACCAATCTCGTGTTTTGGTATTGATGTCGCCGATTCTATCTACGATATCGGTAACAAGAACTTAGAGTTAATGCTTTTAGCGAAGCACGGTGGTGGCGTTGGTATTGGTGTAAACCAAATTAGACCAGCTGGTGCAAATATAAAAGGTAATGGTACATCTGATGGTGTGGTTCCGTTTATTAAAATTTATGACTCAACAATACTTGCAACTAATCAAGGTTCTGTTCGTAGAGGTGCTGCTTCTGTAAATATAGATATTGAGCATGCTGATTTCTGGGAATGGTTAGAGATTCGTGAGCCTAAGGGTGATGTAAACCGTCAATCATTAAACGTACATCAATGTGTTGTAGTTTCAGATGGTTTTATGCAAAAGCTAGAAGCTGGTGATAAAGAATCACGTAAAAGATGGGCGGCAGTTCTTAGAAAGCGTCGTTCAACTGGTGAGCCTTACATTATGTTTAAGGGCAATGTTAATAGAGCAAATCCAGACGCATACAAAAACAATGGTCTTAAAGTTTATATGACAAATATTTGTTCTGAGATTGCGTTACATACTGATGAAAATCATTCATTTGTTTGTTGTCTATCTTCAGTTAACTTACAGAAGTATGACGAATGGAAAAATACTGACCTTATTTATACTGCAACATGGTTCCTTGATGGTGTTTTAGAAGAATTTCTTGCAAGAGCAAAATACATGAGAGGTTTTGAAAATTCAGTACGTTCTGCAGAAAAAGGTAGAGCACTTGGTTTGGGTGTACTTGGATGGCACACATACTTACAAGAGCGTAATATTCCTTTTGATTCTATAGGTGCTCAGTTTGAAACTCGTAAAATCTTTTCTCAAATCAAGATTGAATCTGAAAGAGCTTCTAGAGATATGGCACAAGAATATGGTGAACCACTTTGGTGTGTTGGTACTGGAATGCGCAACACTCACTTAAGAGCTATTGCACCGACTGTATCAAACTCAAAGTTATCAGGTAATGTATCACCAGGTATTGAACCTTGGGCTGCTAACGTGTTTACTGAACAAACATCAAAGGGTACCTTTATTAGAAAGAACCCAACCCTTGAAAAATTCTTAAACGCCGCAAAGTTAAATACAAAAGATATTTGGAATAAAATTCTTATTGATGGTGGTTCAGTTCAAGATGTTAAAGAATTTGAAGGTTGGTATGGGAAACACGCAACAGTTGGTGAGTACATTAACCAAAAAAAGTACGACAAATTATCTAAATTAGAAAAAGATGAATGGACACCAATCAAAGAAGTGTTTTTAACTTTCAAAGAACTAAACCAAATGGAATTAGTTAAGCAAGCTGGTGTCCGTCAACAGTATATTGACCAGGCGGCATCACTAAACTTAGCGTTCCCAACAGAAGCTACTCCAAAGTTTATTAACCAAGTACACATGGAGGCATACAAACAAGGTGTAAAGACTCTCTATTACATGAGAACTGAATCAGTCCTTAGAGGTGATATTGCAACTAGAGCAACAGATCCGGACTGTCTTTCATGTGATGGATAAACGTCTGTGTGGTTTGAAGACCACACCTTAGGACCGTTCTTAGTGAACGGATTAGAAGCCAGGGGTTCGCTACTTCCTGGCTTCGCTTTTTATGAAACAATCATATTTTAATCTATATAATAAATGTATTGTCGCTACTAAAAATATACAATACATTATGGAAATACTTTATTTTGTTTTAGGTATGCTTACAGTGGTAACTTTAGTTGCTGTTGCGGGTGTGGTTAAGATTAAAAGAGAAATGTCAGAAATGGTTGATGACCGTTTAGACCAAACAGTAAACCACCTTTCAAGTTACATTGAAAAGGTAGAACGCTACAGCGATGCCGTCGAATCTCGTATAGATTCAGAAGTCGCCAAACTTTACAAATATGTAGACGAACTACATTCAAAACACGAGGATGACTTAAACGAGTTATATCGTTATGTTGATTCTCGCACAGACAAAATGGCAGATAATGTCTCTAAACATATTGCCGAAATTAATCAAGAGTTAGATAGTCTAACTAAACACCTTTAAAAATAAAGCGACAATACAGAGAGGACTTCGGTCCTCTTTTTTATTATTGAAACATTCCCACATTAATCCATATAATAGTTATACAATTTTAAAAAAATAATAAATGAAACTTCAAATTAACCGTATTGACCAGAATAGTTTGGTTGAGTTTGTTAACAAACTTAAAACAATTGACACGTTCTTGTACTTCAAATTACGTAATGGTAAAGTAACATCCGCTGTTTACTTACCACAAAGAGATGCAGTGAAATTGCACACAGCTCCAATTTCAGATTTGTTTTCAATCTCAGAAGCTTTACCAGAAGGTAAAGAACTTAAAGTAGCTTTCTTTGATGCAACTAAAGTATTAGATGCAATTAAGATGTTCCAGTCTGACCAGATTCAAGGTGAGATGGAATTTCAAGAAAACGAAGAAGACTTTGTATGTACATCACTTAAACTGTACAATGAAGAACTTGAAATTACATTAGCGTGTTCAGACCCATCATTAGGTTTCAAAGACCTTACAGATGCACAGCTTGAAACTATTTTTGACCGTGAAGGTACAGACTTTGATTTTGTACTAGATACGTTTACATTAGGTAAAATCCGTTCACTATTCTCTCTTGACAAAGAAGAAACATTTTCAATCACTGCTTCAAACGAAGAAGTACGCGTTCAAGGTAAAACTTATAACTATCAAGCTAATCAAGCGTTTAATGGTAAGGCTTCAGAGGCTACACTTTATAAGAAATATCTTAACCTACTAGACCGTGAAGAATACAGTGTTTATGTTTCTCGCAATAAAGTAGTTATGAAGTCTAATGACTCAGAGACACTACTAACAATTGCTACTTGTCAAACAGCGGGATAATGACATTAGAAGAGTTACAGAACACCCCGGTCGACTCACTCGGTAAAGAAGATTTGCAACGCTTGGCAGCTCACTATGATCAGTTAGCTGCCAAGTTCACTGCATATGAGCAAGCGGTAAAAGTTACATTAAACTCTATCTACGGTGCCTTTGGTAATAAGTGGTTTCACTTCTTCAATATTGATATTGCTGAATCAATCACGCTACAAAGTCAGAATGCAATTTTATATTCTGAGCAAATTTTAAACAAGTATGTTCAGGAGTTTTGGCATAAGGATACACAGGTTCACGAAGAACTTGGTATTACTAAAGTTAAAAGTCCATGTAATGAACCGTCAGTTATTTATATTGACACAGATTCTTGTTATGTACAGTTTGATGAATTGTACAATACTGTTGTTTGGGAAGATGAAGCAAACAAACCAGACATTGATACATTTATTTTAGCACTATACGACAAGCGACTAAAGCTATACATAGAGAAATGTATGCAAAAGTATGCTGACGCAACTAACACAGATAACTTCCTTGTTTTTGAACTTGAATCAGTTGCATATGGTGGTATTTGGATGTCTAAGAAGAAATACATTCAAGATATTGCATGGGATGATAAACTCCCAACAACTGAAAGACATACACCATTAAGTAAAGTTAAGACAATTGGATTTGATACCATTCAATCATCAACACCAACATTTGCTCGTAAAAAATTAGCAGAAGCCCTTAAGGTTTTATTTACAGAACCTTCTGGTCCAACAGCTGAAACACTTGAGAAATTAGTTAAGTTTTTGAAAGAGTCTAAAAAAGAATTTAAGTTAGCACCACTTGATGATATATCTTTTAACAGACGTACAAACAACTTGGAAAAATACATCATTGACGATACGGTTGAATTTCAGTTTGGTATGAAGTGCCCACCTAACGTGAAAGCTGCAGGTTATTACAACTTTACACTAAATAATAATTCAAAGTATAAATCAAAGTACAAGATGATTGGTAATGGTGAAAAGCTTAAGATTTATAACTCAATTGATAAAAACGGTTTATGTGATATCTTCGCGTACCTTCCAGGTTCACACCCTTATGAGATTGCACCGCCGGTTGATTACGAAACACAATTTGAGAAATGTATTATTGACCCATTGAATAGGGTATTAGTCGCAGTTGGTCTTCATACTATCAACCGTAACCTAATTTATTCAACATCTTTATTTTAGAAACAAACGCGTGATTATAACGTATAATAGTTATTATGGAAAATAAAAACAACGCACTTGATATAGTGCAAAAGATTTTAGAATTACACGTACAATATCCAAACGACCAAGAGTTCGGTGGTGAAGTGCGTAAAATAATGTGGAATAAAACCCACGGTGAAAACGTAACATATTAATATTATGAAAGATAATCTAACTGATAGAGAGAAATATTACGTAGAACGCTATGACTTTATTAACACAGAGTTAGGTCGTCTACAAAATGATATGTTACATATTGAAGAAGCAACTGCTCGGTTGTTATCTGAACTACAGTCACTAAGACAAAAAGAGCAAATAGAATTTAAAGAAACAGAAACAGATGGCAAAGACTAAAAAACAATTTACGTTCAACGACTTAAATGCTGAACTAAGTAACTTAAATCCACTCGGTTCCGTGATGGAACAATCTACGTTTTCTGACGTTACAGAATGGATCGACACTGGTAATTACCACTTGAACGCTTGTGTATCAGGTTCACTTTTTGGTGGTTGGCCAAATAACAGATCTTGTTCAATTGCAGGTCCCTCGGGTACTGGTAAGACATTCCTTATTTTGAATTCAATTCGCGAGGCAATAAATATGGGGTACTCAATTGTATTTTACGATTCTGAAGCTGCTGTTGATAAAGACCTTATGATTAAGTTTGGTATTGATACGTCTAAAGTAAACTACCAACCAGTAAATACAGTTCAAGATTTCCGGACGTCTATCACAACAATTACGGGTAGAATGCAAGAAGTTAAAAGATCTGGTGGTGAAGTGCCTAAGATTATGATTATCTTAGATTCAGCTGGTAACTTAGCAACTGCAAAAGAAATTGATGATGCACGTTCAGGTTCAGAGAAATCAGATATGACACGTTCAAAGATTCTCAAGTCAATCTTCCGTATCATTATGACACCAATGGCTGACCTTAAGATTCCATTCCTGTTTACAAACCACACGTACCAAACACAAGACTTTATTTCACGTCAAGTTGCAGGTGGTGGTACAGGTCCAGAATACGCAGCATCTATTTGTTTATTCTTAGGTAAAGCACAGTTGAAAGATTCATCTGGTGATAAAGCGGGTATTATTGTTACGGCTAAGCCAAACAAAAACCGTTTTGCAAAACCACATCCAATCAAATTCCACTTACATTATACTGAAGGTATGAACAAGTATGTTGGTCTTGAGCAATATATTGATTGGGAAGATATAGGTATTACTAGGGGTACTATCGAAAAAGGTGTAAAAATACCCAAGTCAACTGCAAGAAATTGGATTTGTAAACACTTAGATGGAACTGTAAGCAATGCTGATTTCTTTAGTGAAAAAGTATTTACAAAAGAAATTCTTGAAAAGATTGAAGAAAAGATTAAACCGTTATTTAATTACGGTACAAATCTGGGCATTGATTATGATTCAATTATAGACTTCGACACTGATGATCTTAACGATTAATGAAGACTCAACGCCTATAAAATACATCTTAGGCATTGAGAAAGACTTACCTGGATATCCTGAACCAATGGACATATTGTACCATACAATAGAACTTGCGGTCAGGAATCCCAAAAGATATAAAGGAACCTTTACAAGACACCATTGTGTGACGTATTGGTTTAAAGATGTTGATGAATCTATTGTTGATGAATCAATAAACAAGTTAACACAATCAGGTCATGTACTACAAACAAACACAGACCCTGGAAAAGAATCATATAAAGTAATTATAAATCCATTTGAATGATAGCAGTATTTGACGATTTCCTAGACCAGGAAATGCTAAACGAAATTAAGAACGATTCAACGTTCTTCCAAGATCCAGGTGTGTATTATTATTGGGCTGGTCCATGGAACGACCAACCGACCAATACATTAAAAAAGAGACTTATTGAAAAGTTATGGCTTACGAGTTCGCCTCTTAGTTTTTCTTTTCAATTAACCGGCTTTGAGTACTGGACTGGTATACAGACTGCAAACCCTAAGATTGGGCATAAAAATATATTAGGCCCACACTACGACAAAGATGAGGCTTTATTTAAAAAGACAGGTGAAATTGTTACACCATTTATTGGAACAGTTTACTATCCTGGAATTGAAGAATGGGAAGGTGGCGACCTAGCAGTTTATACTGATGGTGTTGATAAATCTCCTGAAATAGTTAAAGCAAAACCAAACCGTTTAATTATATTTCAAGCCGGTCAACATGTACATGAGGTACTTCCAGTTACTAAAGGTACTCGACATGCAATTGCAATTAATCTATGGGCTCAGGAGCCGTATGCTTTAGAAGCCGGCGAACTTACGGTTGAGTAGTAACGAAACATATACACAATAACGTGTATAATAGTTGTAAATAAAAAAACATGCAGTTTAACCAAGACTTCGAGAAAATATTCTTTAAACTATCTTTAAAGAAACCTAAATATTTAGAAAGCATTAAGACGGATTTCTATACGTCTGAAGAGATTGATATTTTATCAAGGCTTGCTTTTAAATTTTACGAAAAATATCATGAAACTCCGTCTAAAGAGCAAACTAAGTTATTAGCATCTCGTAGTAAATCTGCGAGCAAGATTAGTGAAGGTTTGATTGATATGATATTTGACGTTAGGCTTGAAGAATATGATGACGAATGGTTAACTTCAACGGCAGAGTCTTGGATTAAGTGGCGTACTTTCGATATTTCATTTATAGACACTGTAGAATTTATTAAAACTACAGATGTTTCTCCAGAAACTGTTGAATCCATTATTCAAAAAGCAAGGGGTTTAATTAACGATAGAAATAATATTACATTTAATTCAGACTTAGGTCTTGATTTCTTTGATCCTAATTCACATGACCAGAAGGAAACTGAAAAAGTTAGCTCGGGTTATAACTTTATTGATTACGCTTTAGGTGGTGGATATGATAAAGGTGGTAATTTAGTTGTTTATGCTGGAGAACAGAATATTGGTAAGTCTATATTCCTTGCAAATGACGCAGCAACTTCTGTTAAGATGGGTCACAACACTGCGGTAGTTACTGCAGAGATGGCAGCCCATAAATTTGTTAAACGTTTAGGTTCAAACTTATTGACTATTCCAGTTAACGAATATCAAGAGAAAGCTAAGAACAAAGATATGATTAAGCGTAAGCTTGAATCAGTCGGTAACGGCTTCACGCCACCGGGTCAATTATTTGTAAAGCAATTCCCAACTTCACAAGCAACGGTACTTGATATTGAAGCTTATCTATTACAGATAGAAGAAGAGAAAAAGCTAAAGATGGATGTTGTAGTTATTGATTACATTAACATTTTGGCAAACTATAGAAACCAGAATACGGAAAACACATATATGAAGATTAAGCAGATTGCTGAAGACCTTCGTGCTATGGGTGTCCGTAATAACTGGTTAATTATTACAGCAACTCAGATTACCAGGTCTGGATACAATGCATCCGATATCTCTATGACTGACATTGCAGAATCTGCAGGTCTTTCACATACAGCGGATATTATGCTTGGTATTATTCAAGATGAATTAATGCATGCTGAACATGAATACTGGTTAAAGATTTTAAAAATTAGAGATGGTGAGGGTAAAGGTGTTAAATGCCGCCTGACTATTAATTATAATTACATGAGACTAACTGAAACTGATGATATTTCAGGTTCAAATATACACGCACTATAATGGCTAGAACTAAAACAGATAAAATATTTGATAATAATTTTGAGAATACAGAGTTTGAATTAAACAGCAATGTTACATTCACTGTTAGTCCGCAATATTTAGATGATAGGGATGAAGAGGTAAAAATCGAACAGATTGCCTTACAAGAAGATATACACCAACTTATTGAAAAAAGTAGATTTGCAGCTTTTAATAAGTTAGATGAATTTTCGCAAACTGAGAAATTAAAGAAAGATGACATTAACAATGTTTATGAATTTATTTTTGAAGAGCTGCATCGTAAATATAACCCAATCGACATCTTTAGTGAATTATCCGATTACTTTAATGTAAATCCAAATAAGTTTTACAGCTCATTGGCAAATTCATTTAAAGAAAATCTTATTGAAGAATTAGATAAAAAAACAGGTATACTTAAGAGTAGAAACATAAACAGATTATTTTAATGATTAGCCAAGAAGTAAAAGACCAACCCGTAAAAAGAGTTTGGATTCTTGGTGATATGCACTTAGGTATTCGTTCAAACTCTAATGAATGGTTAGAAATCCAAAAGGACTTCTATGAAAATCAATTTATCCCAACATTAAAAGAAAATGTTAAAGAAGGTGATATTTTAGTACAAGTAGGTGATGCGTTTGATAATAGACAGTCAATTAACTTAAAGGTGCTTAGCTATGCCGTAGACCTATTCGAGCGATTGGGTCAGATTCTACCAACCCATATTATTTGTGGTAACCACGATATTTGGGCAAAGAAGTCTAATGAGATTACATCAATTGATTCACTTAAGTGGATTCCAAACGTTCAGATTTATAAAGAACCTGAACCTATGAAGTGGCACGACAAGAACATTTTGATGATGCCTTGGAGGAGAGACCCACAACACGAAGCTGAAACGCTTGCCGAATTCCCATCAACAGATATTGTATTTTGTCATTCAGAAGTTCGAGGCATTTCACTAAACAATAAAGTGAAGAACATGCATGGTTCAGATGCCAATACTTTTTCAAAATATACTGCAGTTTATTCAGGTCATATTCACTATCGTCAAACTAAAGGTGCTTTGAGAATGGTTGGAACGCCATATGAATTAACGCGTTCAGATTCTGGTAATACCAAAGGTTTTGATATGGTTGATTTAGAAACTATGGAAGAGACGTTCTTTGAGAATACAGTATCACCTAAGTTTGTTAAGTTTAATCTTACAACCCTTTACAATGTTACACTGGGTGACTTTAAGCAACACATCTCCAATAACTTTGTAGACCTATTCGTTCCAAGTAAAATTGCAACAAACGCGTCCTTAAGTGCTTTAATCAATAGGGTTCAACGCGTTGCTAGAAAAATTGAACCAAATATTTATCAAGAGCAAGATATTATTGATAAAGACCTTCATGACATGGAACAGATTGAGGGTGAATTTAAAAGCTATAATATTTTACATTTGTTTGATTCTTATGTTGATGCTTTATCACACGATAAAGAAATGAAACAAAAGATTAAAGAAGAACTAAAAAATGTATACAATAAGGTTGTTAACAATTACGACGTAGACCAATGAAAATAGTATCGATTGAATTTAAAAATATCGCGTCTTACGGAAACAAAAAGCAAAAGCTTGAGTTCCCAGAAGATTCAGCAGAATTATATTTAACTTTAGGTAAAAATGGTTACGGTAAAACAACCATTGCAAATGCTATTGTATTTGGTTTATATGGTAAAGTTGAAGGTGTGAAACTCGGTGACTTACCTAATCGTATTAATAAAGAACTTTGGGTTAGAGTTAATGTGATTTGTGGTACAATGAATGTTGTTATCGAAAGAGGTTTAGCACCAAGCAAATTCAGCGTAACTATTAACGGTGTTGAATACGATAAGGCTGGTAAGAAATCTGTACAGGATTATTTAGAAGATGAAGTATATGGTATTCCATATCATGTATTTAAGAACATTATCATTTTATCTATTAATGATTTCAAGTCTTTCTTGACAATGACACCTACTGATAAAAAACAAATTATCGATAGAATGTTTGGTTTCTCAGTATTGAATGATATGCAGCGTGTTGTTAAAGAAGACCGTAAAGTTCTCAAGTCTGACTTAGATAATTTTGAATCTGAATTGACACAAATCAATGAGTCTATTATTCAAGTTAAAATGCAACTTAATAAGATGCAAGCTGAGAGTGCTGAAAAAGATAAAGATAAGATTAAGCAGCTTAAAGACAAATTAGTTAAATTTAATGACAATAAGAACAAGCTTGAAGATGCACAACAAACTATCGTTAAACACCTGGGCAAACTTGAAGATGATTTATCTACTAAGAATGTAAGCTATTCTAATTTAAATTATGAATTGCAAACACTTAAGAAAAAACTAGCACTTTACGAAAAGAACGCATGTCCAACATGTGAGACGCCATTAAATACTGAATTCCACACTGAAAAGAAAGATGCTTATAATGTAAAAGCTGAGGCTATTCCAGGCAAAATGGAAGTATTAGAGTCTGAAGTTGGTGCTGTAAAGTCAAGTATTCAAGACGCTCGTACCAAGCAGTCAGCCATTCGTGATAAAGTATCAGCGTTGAAAACAAACATGCAGGTTATTAAGAATGAATTGATTAATATCCAAAAAGCATCAACAGACGCTGACCAGTTTGCACATCTTGAAAACTTAATCAGTCAATTCAAAACACAAGAAGATGATAAGACTTCTGAAAAGTCAACAGTTTCTAATGATTATTACTTCCTTGAAACTATTGAAGCTATTTTAGGTGAAGATGGCGTAAAGAACATGGCAGTTAAAACAATCCTACCGGGGTTAAATGCTAATATTGCTGCGATGATTAACACAATGCACTTACCGTTTCATATTAGATTTGATGATAAGTTTAATTGTATTATTAATCATCTAGGTGAAGAAATTAATCCAATGACACTTTCAACAGGTGAGCGTAAAGCTGCGGACTTTATTATCATTATTGCTATCATCAAGATTCTTAAGTTAAGATTCCCACAATTGAATCTATTATTTTTAGATGAGTTACTTTCATCAGTTGATTCTGACGGTGTTTATAACATACTTAAGATTTTAGCTCAAGTGATTAAAGAGAATAAAATCAACACGTTTGTGATTAACCATTCAGTTTTACCTCACGAAATCTTTGATAAGAAAATACAGATTTATCGTGATAACGGTTTCTCTAAATTTGAAATTGAGACCATAGAATAGAGATATATACTATCTATGGCAACGTACAACGTAAAATTTAACAAGGATGATAGTGTTATTAGACACGTCATTATAGGTCTCTTGGCAGATTTAAATAATAAGGTGTACTTTTACCGTCAACTTGATAATAATAAAAGAGTTGAGGTTGATGTACCTTTTTATTATGCAGTATCTGGCGATGAAGATTTCTTAAAGGATAACTTTTTATTCTTAACTAAAGATGGTTTAAGATGTGAACCTGACGGTGCTAAAGCTGATGGTAATTACGATAGGGTTCCACGTGGTGTGGTAAACTTTACAGGTATGTCTATCGATTCTGCTAAATTAGTTAACAAGCGCATTAGAGGTTCATATACTAAGATGAATGAGAACGGCGCAATGGAAGGTTACAATGCTGAATTTGAAATGATTCCAGTTAACATTTCAGTTGATGTTGAAATTATCACATCATCACAGTTAGATAACTTTAAGATTGTTGAACGTATTATTAAAAGACTGTATAAATCAAATCAATATAATATAGAGGTTGGTGATTTGAATGAGGGTTCTTATAGACTTTCATCTTATTATGCAATGCCTGAGGATTATACAGTAGAAAGACCTATTGAATTTTCATTTGATTCAAATGAAGGTTATAAGGTTACATTCTCATTAGAAATTAATTCATTCATTCCATCGTTTGAATGGGAAACTGAAATGCATGTTGGTAACAGGATGTTTGAAATCCACACACAGCCTACAAACACTAAGCAAGAGGATTTTAATAGAACATCTGATGATAATCCAAAACGCATCGTAGAGTAAGATATATAAAAAAATAAAGAATATTATAACTATGAATCTATCACCAGTTAAAATTATTAACGAAAACGAAATTGAATTTTACCTACACGGTAAATCATTCACCGTAAACACTACTGAAAATACTGTAGTTGAAAACGAAACTATTTCAAAAGAACTTCACACATTAGCATGGGCTGTTGAAAACTTCCAGTTCATTGAAGATAAAATTGTATGGCATAAAGGTATACACAAAATGTGGTACAACATTACTGAATCAAAATTCTACATGGGTAATACTGAAGTTTTAGATGAAGGTTTTGTCAACTTTATCATGTCTGCTGGAGTTATTAGATATAACGAAAAGCCAGTTGCTGAGGCATTTGTATATGCTGCAAATAATGCTGAATCATTTGTTAATTTAGACTTTGTTAAAACAGTTAATGAAAATGGTAACCTAATTGACGTTATGAAGTTTGGCGAAAACATTTACATTTCTAGAATTAATGAAGCTGCTAAAATCTATAATTTCTTTAAGGCAAACACTGCAAATGCTGCGGTTGAGTATGTTAATGAAAAGACTAATGTAAACATCACTGAATTTGTTGCTGAATTAGTTGAAGGTGAATTAACTGAATACGTTGACGCACTTGATGAAATTGCAAAGAAGCAAGAAATCATTACATTCTTAAAAGATCAAAGAAACAGATTAGCTGAAGCTGATAAATCAATTGAAGAAATCAATGCAGCAGACGCACTTATTGAAAGTGAGATTGCTAAATTTGAAACTGAAATTAAAGAATTAAAAGCTACGCTATAGTGCAATCTAAAGTTATTAAGACATTAGAGCTGGAAGACGGCGAAGGCATTTAAATTGCTCAAATCTTATTAAGATACCTCGGGGTTCTATTCCTAGGGATCAAGCCCGGTAATCCCGGGCTTTTTACTTGTGTCTCTTTTGAAACACTTAATGATAACTATCGTATAATAAGTAATAATATTAATAACAACTACACTAATCGTGGCTAGAAAAAAGAATTATTTAAATAATAAAGACCTTTACGCAGAGATTGTAAAGTCAAAAGAACAGGATAAGCTGACGCCGACTGCTGAAAAAATGCTTATACTATTGGCTGAAAACGCAATTCGTAAAATGTCATATGTTTATAATGATGATAGGCAAGATTGTTTGCAGTTTGCTATACTTGATCTTTTAAAGTACTGGCGTAACTTTAATCCAAAGTATCCTAACGCATTTGCATACTTTACGGAGATTGCGAAACGTGGCTACGCTAAAGGTTGGAATAAAATTCACCCGGTTAAATATAAAGATACAATGTCAATTGATAGAGCAGGTGCTAAACCAGGTGAAGAAGGTGGCTTGTTTTCTATATAATGTCAATCAAGAAGGTTCGCCCTACAAAAAAGTCTAAGTTTATACAAGGTTATTTTAAACCTAATAATCCTTCAAAATATGTAGGACCTGAACCTATTATATACAGGTCATCTTGGGAACGTAAGTTTATGATGTGGTGCGATAATAACGAGCTTGTTATTATGTGGTCATCTGAACCTGTTGAAATACCATATTGGTCAAAACTTCATAAAAAGCAACGTAAGTATTATCCTGACTTTTATATTAAAGTTAAAAAGCACGATGGCGAAATTGACCATATCCTTATAGAGATTAAGCCAGAGGCTCAAATCAAAAAACCAAAACCACCCACTAAAAATTCTAAAAAAGCTTTAGACAATTACAGATTTCTTGCAGAACAGTACGTAATTAATAAGGATAAATATATTGCGGCACAACACTTTGCCAATGATAGAGGTTGGCGGTTTGCTGTAATGACAGAAAAGTCTCTTAAATAATGGGTCAAATTAAAAAAGACATTCAAGCTTTGGTTTCAGAATTAGGTTCTAAATCAAATGCCATTAAGGAATCAACTAAATGGTATTCAACATCGTTATCAGCTTTTAGAAATAAAGAGGTTGTTAAGTACGGTGAGCGATTCAGACCTGGTAAGATTTATGTATTTAGGTATGATAACCCTATTACAGAAAATATAGAGTGGTGGGATAGAAATCCAGTTGTTTTAGCCTTAGACCCACATAAAAGCAACGATGTCGGTATAAATCTAAACATGCTGCCACAAGATGTAAAAGAAACATTACTGGATGATTTACATATAAGATTAAATGGGCAGATAAAAACCAACAAAACAAGGTCGCCTAATAATGCATCGGGTCAAGGTCAATTAAACCTAACATATGCCGGTGCAAAACGTTATTTAGACAAGTTTGGTTGTGGTTTTGCTATAAGACAATATAAACCAAACTTAAAAGCTAAACAAGCTGTGGTGTCTTATGAGAACTGGTCAAAGATTGTACTTTGTGATTTTGCAGATTTTGAAGGTATTTCAAGAGGTGCGGTAATGGCGATGTATAGAAAGTATTATAATAATAAGAATATATAAACAAATTAAAGCAATTAAATGGCAGGTTTTGTAAATCCAAAAAATGGACCTCTTTCTTACGGTAAGAGACCATTTACTTTAAGTACGGCTCTTAAGAGTCTTTCGTCGTTTGGAATGTATTATGATGACATGGTACTTCGCCAATCACAGGCAATTGGCCCAGTAGAAGATGCATTAGGCTACGGTCAAATGAACATGATGGGTGTTGACAATGACGATATGTACAGTGCATTCGCATCGCTGTCAATGGCTGATACTAATATGCGTAAGTCAATCCCTCTTTTTGATAGGGATTACGAATCTAAGAGAGAAGAGCTTAGAAAATTTTCGCTAAATGATGAGATTGAAGATATACTTGACATCCTTTGTGATGAAACAATGGTATATGACGAAAAGAATTTCTTTTGTTATCCAGATATTATTGGCTTAGATGTATCTGATGAGGTTGATGCTTATTTTAAAAGGTCGTTCAGGCAGATTTATCAATACTTCGGATTTAACGGTGACCAATCAGCTTGGTACTTTTTTAGAAAGTTTCTGATTGACGGTTATCTTTCATTTGAAATCATTTATAATGAAGCACAAACTGAAATCATAGGCTTTAAAGAGATTGACCCAATTACTTTAATGCCAGGTTTCAACAGTGACGACGGTAAAAAGGTATGGATTCAGTTTAAGGATAATCCAATGAAGGAAAGAGTACTTTATGATTCACAAATCATTTATATCTCTTACTCTTCTATTACAACAGTATCTAGAGTTTCTTATGTTGAGCGTTTGATTAGAGCGTTTAACTTGATGAGAATTATGGAACACACTCGTGTAATTTGGGCGGTTACTAATGCTTCATTTAGAATGAAGTTTGTTATCCCAATGGGTGGTAAGTCTAAGACAAGGGCTAAACAGTCTCTTGCACAGTTAATGAACAACTATAAAGAGGTTGTAGACTTTGATTGGGAATCAGGTACATTAGAGACTGATGGTAAACCAATGCTACAATTCTCAAGAGAATACTGGTTACCTTCTAAAGAGGGTGAAACACCAGAAATAGAAACGCTTGGTGGTGACGGACCAGACCTTTCAGATACGGAAGCACTTAAGTACTTTGCAGATAAATTAAAGCATGTTTCTAAAATTCCTTATAATAGATTCATGTATGAAGACGGTGGTGGTGATTTCAACCTAGCTGCCGATGGTATGATTAGAGATGAGATTAAGTTTTCTAAGTTTATTAGAAGACTTCGTTCAGCATTCCAAGAGGTATTAGTTAAACCAATGTACTTACAAATGTGTTTAAAATATCCTGAGTTTGCTAATGACCCACAATTTAAAACTCAAATTGCATTAAGATTCAACGAGGAGAATATGTTCGCTGAACTTAAGAATATGGAAATCATGGAAAGAAGACTAGAATTTATTGGTGCAATGAGAGATAACTTAATGGTTACTAATGCAGCAACAATGGAAGAAGATCACTTCTTTGATATGGACTTCTTAGTTGACAAGTACTTAAAACTATCACCGGACGATAAAGAGGCAAATGCTGCATATAAGGCAAGGTCAACTGAATCTGAGGCTGGTGAAGAACCGGAAGACCCAATGGGTGCAATGGGCATGTAAAAAAATTAAAACTAAAATGATTATAAAAACATTTGAACAGTTTATAGCTATTAAAGAAAATGCTATTAATGCAGGGCCAGAGTCTGAGGTTGTAATTGATGATATGATTACAACCAATGGTACTGAAATTTCCTCAGAAGAAATCTTAGGTATTGTTGTATCTTCAGATAACGAAAAACAGGTTGAAACTAAGATTCGTGAAAAGTATGGTGAGTTAGCATTTTCTACAGAAGACATATCTATTATTAAAAAATACTGGAATGACTATTCAGCTGAAAACAAAGAAAAAGAGTTAGAGGCTGAAAAAGAAGCAGAGGGTGGTGAAGAAGACCCAACTGCGGGTATTTAATATAAAAAAACAAAATTCTTTGTTTTTTAACGTTGATATATAAACAAACATACTAACAGATTCATGAATTATAATAATCTATTAATACTTGAAAGATCATCAAGTACTCTAATCGCTGACGAAAAGTCTGGCAATTATGTACTAGAGGGTATCTTCGGTGAGATCGATAAGAAAAACAAAAACAATCGTATCTATACTGAAGGTGAATATGTACCTCAAATTGAAGCTCTTCAAGAAAAAATTAAGTCATCAAAACTTCTAGGTGAATTAGATCACCCTGCTAAGTTTGATGTATCATTAAAGAATGTATCGCACATTATCGAAGAATTATATTACGATAGCGATCTTAAACAAGTTAAGGGTAAAATCAGATTACTAGATACAGATGCTGGCCGTCAGGCTAAAGCACTTGTAGATGCTGGTGTACCTTTACAAATATCTTCTAGAGCTGCCGGTGAAGTTAGTGAGGGCGGTCAAGTTAAAATTAAACAACTATTCACTTATGATTTAGTTGCCGACCCGGGTTTTGCAAATGCTGAGCTTAATAGAGTTAACGAATCTTTTGGATTTGAGTCAGACAGTAACATTCAAATCTTTGAGATGATGCCTGAAACTCTGGTTACAGAAACTGAAAATATCAAAACTGAAAATAATACAAATAATACAACATCAATCATGGAAAATCAAGCTAGATTTGTAAGTGTTGAAGACTTTAACAAGTACTCTACGTACTTAGCTGAAGAAATCAAAGCACTTAAAGAATCTCTTGCAGGTACTTCTACTGAAGATATTGAAGAGAAAATGGAAGCGCTTACAAATTATGTAGAGCACGTTGCTGAAAAAGCAGACCAGGGCATTCAATACACTGAGTACATTGCAGAGAACCTAGATAAGTCAATCGACTATTCTAACTATGTTGCTGAAAAATTAGATAATTCTATTTCTTATTCAGAGCACGTTGCAGAAGCTGCGTCAAACGTTAAGGAATACGCAAATTATTTAGCAGAAGCAATGAACGAAGGTGCCGCTGATTACGAAAACGTAACAAAGTACTTAAACTATTTAAAAGAAAATGTAGAGTCTGTATCTGAGTATGCTGACTACATTGCTGAAACAATCAACACTAACCTAATTGTTGAAACTGAAGTTGCAAACGACGGTGACGATGTTACAGGCACTGAAGCTGACGACCTTAAGTCTGATGCTAAAGAGATTAACAATGATGTTAATGCACCCGAAGACAAGTCTGCAGAATTAGAAGCTGACTTAGCTAAAGATGCTGCACCATCTAAAGTAGTTGTTGAAGCTGATATTAAAGCAAACGACGGTGACGATGTTACAGGCGTTGAAGCAGATGACCTTAAGTCTGATGCTAAAGAGATTAACAATGATGTTAATGCACCCGAAGACAAGTCTGCAGAATTAGAAGCTGACTTAGCTAAAGATGCTGCGCCATCTAAAGAAGTAGTTGAATCTGAAGAAGCTGAAGAAGAAGTTGCTGAAGAAGAAGCTGAAGAAGAAACTGAAGAAGTAGTTGAATCTGAAGTTGCTGAAGAAGAAGCTGAAGAAGAAACTGAAGAAGTAGTTGAATCTGAAGAAGCTGAAGAAGAAGCAATTGAAGAATCATGTGGTACATGTGGTGCAAACCCATGTGAGTGTGCTTCTGAATCGGTTGATGCTGTAGAAGCATACAAAAACGAAATTTCTGAAAAACTTTCTGCTTTAATTAACAAAGCAACTGTTAAAGAAAATAATAACCCACACTTCTTCAAACTAGTATCTGAAGCAACTCAAGAAAAGTATAACGCTTTAGAAGAAGCTGACAAGACTAAAGTACTTTCTTCAATTGAAGGTAGGGGTTACTTAACTGAAGGTCAAATCAATACTTTAATGGAATCTGCTTTAGTAGAGGTTGCTGGTCAAACAACACCTTATTTTGTTGAAGCAATGCCATCTGAGTACAGAGAGACTTGGACTAAACTATCAGAGGCTAAGAAATCAGTGATTTCCGCTCAAGCTAGAATGGTTAAGCTAACGACACCATACCAAGTTAAAAACTTCTGGGACACAAGAGACCTAAGAGAAACATCAGCGGTAATGGAAAGAGTTGAAATGATTACTGAAGCTAAGAAAATCGAAGCTCCTAAATCAACGCTAACGTATAACACTGATGGTATTGGTGAGGCTTTAGCAAAAAGATTTAAAAAATAATCAAAAAAACAAAAAAATCATTTTTTTAGCGTAATACTCTAAAAGTACAATGATATATAATAAAATCGACGAAAGGACGACAGAAGCAAAACGTCCGAGCATGTCGAATTAAACAACAGCCTAAAAATAATAAAATTAATACAATGGCAAATTTAATCAACGAATCTGAAATCAGAGCAACGTGGTCACCGATCATCGAATCAGCTACTGGTATCAACGATTCATCAAAACTAGCTTGGATGTCAGAATACTGTCATAACCACAAGCTTTATGAAGAAGCAAACTTATCTGCAATTCAGCCGATGATGCTTAAAGGTATGGGTAACGTATCTCTACCTAATGGTCACATGGAGCCTTATGGTTCAACTACACCTTCACCAGAAGGTTCAGGTGACAAAGCTCCAACGCTTTTACCATTAGCAATGCAAGTTGCTGCACAAACTGTAGGTCTTGATCTAGTACCTGTAGTACCAATGGCTGGTCCAATGGGATTACTTTCTTACTTAGATTTCGTATATGACGGTGGTGCTGCAAGAAACCTTGCTTCTGCTTCAAACGTATATTACGTTAAAGTAAAAGCTGCAGATCATGCTGCCCTAGACACGGCTGCTACTAATGGTGTTATTGCTGCTGATCCAGCTGCACACGCAGGTTACGAGTACGTAGGTGTATCAAGAATTGATGGCCTAAACATCTGGAAATCAACTTCTGAATTAGTTGCTGCTAACTTAGCACTAGATATCGCTATTGCTGCAGGTGGAACTACAGGTTTAGACCTAGAATTAGTTAAAGCTCTAGAAGACCACATTCCTGGTTTTGTTGGTGCTGACGTAGACGGTAATCCTTTCACAAGAGGTGCTGGTGAGCAGACTCCAGAAAACATCATGGGTCTATCTTTATTCAGCAAATCAGTTGCTGCGGAAACTTTCCAAGTAGCTGCTGCTGTAACAAGAGAGCAAGTTCAAGATCTTAAGCAATTCGGCGTTGACGCTGTTGCTCAAGTTGAATCAGTTTTAACTAACGAATTAACTCAATCTATCAACAGATTAATCCTTAACAAGATGAACTCAATGGCTCAATCTGGTTTAGGTACTGCTGCAATCGATCTAGCTCCAACTACTAACTACGGTGGTGAGACAAGAGGTGAAGCACACAGAAGAGTTCTAACGAACATTCTAGCTGCTGCAAACCTTATCGCTAACGAAGGTAGAAGAGGTGCTGGTAACTTCGCAATCGTTGATTGGAAACTAGCTTCAGCTCTACAGGCTATCGCAGGTTTCGTACCAAACCCAATGGCTAACACGTTCTCGCAAGTTGCGGGTGCAATTTACCCACTAGGTGCAATGGCAGGTATCAACATTTATGTTGATCCAAACCAAAGCCCAGCAGTAGTTGCAGGTTCATCTCCAGTTGCATATTCACATTCTGTATTAGTAGGTAGAAAAGGTGACGGTAACGGTTCTGGTCTAGTATTTATGCCATACTTAATGGCTGAATCAGTTCAGACTATCGCTGAAGGTACTATGGCTCCAAAAATCGCAGTTAAGTCTAGATTCGCTCTAGTTGAAGCTGGATTCCACCCAGAGTTAAACTACCAGAAATTCTCTGTAACAGGTGTTGAACTATAATTTATAGTTTAAAACTTAACAGTTTTCTAATATTAAGGGCTTCTCTAACGAGAGGCCCTTTTTTGTTTATATACAGTATATTAAGATGATATATAGTATAAGCAAACATAAAATATTTAATACAATATGAAAATTAAGTTAAACGAAGCTATTAAATCGTTCGATATGTTTATCAACGAAAGAGAAGTGGCGGCTGAGGTTGAAACTGTAGCGGATGCATCACCTGAAGTTGATTCAAGAAGTGCAATGATCGCTGATGTTGATACTATTATTACATCATTAGAAACTTTAGCAGGCTCTGTTGCGGAAATGGTTGAAGAAATGAATAACTTTGATAATGAAGTTAGTGAAGAACTAGAAGCTGTTAATGAGGGTCCTGTTCAATGGGTTAAAGGTAAAATGCTGCAGGGTAAGCAAAAGAAGATTACAACAATGAAGCTTAAATCTTCAGATATGGCTTCTGCCGCTGCTGGTCTTCAAGGTGCAGAGAACAGAGATAAGAAATCTTATATCATCGATAAGAAAAAACAACTTGATGATAGTATTAAGCAAATTCAGTCGATGGTTGATGACAAAGCTAAAGATATTGGTGGCCCAGCTCTTAGAATTGTCAACAAAGAAAAAATTAAAGGACAAATGGCTGTTATCAAATCTCAAATTGGTAACGTAGACCCTAAAAAAGCTAAAGGGATGAAAGATAGACTTGCTGATTTACAAGGTAAGTATAAAGAAGAAGAGGCTGCAATTGCACAATTAAAAGATAAAGCAGATGCTAATGCTCAAGATGTAAATGATGACGATGACACTAATGCTCTTAAAGATGAAATCAAAAAACTACAAGGCGAAAAGAAAACTATTGACAAGTCTACGACTAAAGGTAAGCTTGAAGATGTTATGATGGATATAAAAATCTATGGCCTTAAAATGAAAGTTGCAGTTGAGGATGGTGATGCAAATACAGACCCTGGTGAATTTGATGATAAAATAGCAAAGCTTAAAACTAAAGCTGCTGAATTACAGGCTGAATTAGGAGGTTATAATGAAGCATTTGAGTTAGACGGTTCTGGTAGAATTACTTTAAGTAATAATCTTACAATTGAAAAAATTGAAGAAAACGAAATCACAGAAGAAACTAGCGAAGAAACTGCAAAAGATATAACATCTACAGTTTCTAAATTATCTTTAAGGGCAAATGCAGTAGGTCTAAATGAATTAGCATCAGAAATTGATTCTAAATTAGACTGGCAAATTGCTGAAGGTACAGGTTTAAGACTTAAATATGAATCTGCTATTAAGAAAGCAGAGTCTGATAAAATTCTTAGCGAGTCAAGGTACTTTGATAATAATGTAAAAGACGCGTTTAGAAGACTTCTATAAGTTTCTAGGGTTAGCGTTACTCTTAAATAATTTCAAGAGCTCCTTTTGTTGATTCATTAGGAGCTCTTGACATTTTATACGAAAAGCAACTGAACTGTCAACAATTAACATATCTATATTTTTACCGATAGTGTCCCAGTAATCTGGGTGTACAAAGTTAGTCGGTGAGAAATCATTCATTGAGCTCATAATAGGGCGACCTGAAAGTGCACACTTCCACGGGACCATATCATATGAGTCCTTGAGTGGTTCAATCTTTTTTAGTGATTCTGTTCTCCAGTCCCAAAACAATTTATGTTTTATACTTTTCGTGTCAGTTCTGTAGATAGCGAAGATTGCACCCATTACTTGAGGGTCATCTGAGATGTGTCTTAAGTTTTGATGTTCCAGTAAAAGTCGCTTGTGGCTTTTTGATAAAGATTCAAATGAAATGCCATGTTTACCACGAACACCAGTCTTGTAAACAATATGTGGATACTTCTTAGCTTGTGCCATTTGAGATTATTTCCAAGACCAAAGTCTGTTCCCAGGCTTATCGTGCATGACAATAGTTTTTTCAGTAATTTTATTGTCATAAAAATATTCGTAATTAAATAGGCAAGTATCTGGTCCAATGTTTTTAAACATTTTAGCGGATAAAGTTTTACCACCCCAGGCCCAATCAACGTTTTTATAAATAGAAAGACATTCATTAACAATTCTAGAATTAGGACTGGCACCCATTACAGTGCAATCAATTAAAGCGCTTTTATTACCGTCTTGCCCTTCGTATCTTACACCACCAAAGAATGTAGTTTTATTATGAAGTTCGGCAAGCACATTATTAAAAGATTGAATTGGTTCTGCATCTGCATCAACATAAACACCACCAAAATCCCTTAGTAATAAAAGTCTAGCGCGGTCAGCGATATGTGCCGGTTTAAAAAAAGTACCCATGTCTTTTTTATAGCTCTGGATAAACTTATCATCAGAATAAAGATCTTCAAATATTTCTTTATTACCATATAACCTGTATTCCCAATCAGGGTGCATATCCTTCACCTGTTGCATGAATTCTTTAATATACATGGGTGTTGGTTCATGACCAATCCAAATCTGATGAATAATTTTCGGTATCATATTTAAGCTTAATTTACTTATATACCCTATTTATTTTTGAAACTAAATGCAATTATTTCATATAATAATTGTAAAAATATATATAGATGAGTTCAATAAATCAACTTTTCACTGAGAAGTACCGCCCAAAGAATCTAGATAGTCTAATTCTTCCAGACCGTGTAATGAAGAAATTCATGAACGGCGTACAACAGAACATGTTATTTGCAGGTTCACCGGGTACTGGCAAGACATCAACTGCTAAAGCGTTGGTTAATCAGTATGACCTACCATATCTTTACATAAATGCATCAACAGATACTTCAGTTGATGTTATTCGTACGAGGATTACAGACTTTTGTTCAACAATGTCTATCTTAGATGACCGTGATAAATTCAAGGTTGTTATTTTAGATGAGGTTGATGGTGTATCTGATCAATTCTTCAAAGCACTTCGTGCAACTATGGAGACATTCGCATCTAATTCAAGATTTATTGCAACTTGTAACTATATCAATAAGTTACCAGACCCTATACTTTCACGTTTTGAAGTGTTGAACTTTGACTTTGACAAAGATGAAGAGTCTGAATTAACTAAGAAATATATCAAGCGTGTTTATGATATTACTGGAAGTGAAGGAATGACCATTGAAAAACCAGCCCTTGTTGAGTTTGTTCGTCGTAACTTTCCAGACCTTCGTACAACTCTTAATAAATTACAAGGTTACAAAGCACAGGGTACTGATAATATTACAGTTGATGATGTTAAGCGATTCAATTCAGTATACAAAGATGTATTTGAATTAATATTCAATGAAACAGACCCTGCTAAAAACTACAAGTTATTAGTTTCTGAATATGCAAATAGAGTAGACGATGTGTTACAAACACTCGGTCAAGAGTTTATTGAGTATATTCAAGCTGAAAAGTCCAATGCTGTTAGATTTATACCGCAGATTATTATTACAGTTGCAGAACACCAAGCTCAACGCAACCAGGTGATTGATCCTGTGATTACAATGTTATCTTGTATTTATAAAATACAGACAATAGTTATACAATAATTTTTATTTGTCACTTTTTTTGCTTATATTAGTGACATACAAAAGACATATATTATGAAATTAGGAAAGCACACTTTAATGATTGACGGTAACTACTTTGTATATAGTAGGTTATATGTCATGCCACGTAGAAGTGGTAAACAACTTCTTGAGACTGAAAAAGACCAAGGTCAATTCATGCGTAAGCTTTGTATTGATTTCGCATCTGAAATGCGTAAGATGAAAGATTTTGTAGATGAGGTCGTTATTGCGGTTGATTCTAAATCTTGGCGTAAAGACTTTTATCCAGAAGCTGAATACAAAGGTACACGTAAAGCAGATGAAACTGTTAACTGGGCTGCTGTGTATCGCATATACGACGAGTTTAGAGCACTCTTGGCTAAAAGTGGTGTGGTTATACAGCAAACACCAGGCGCTGAGGCAGATGACATTCTATTTGCTCGTGCGACCGAGTTAAATAATCAAGGTAAAAACTGTATTGTATGGACTGGTGACCGTGACCTTATTCAGCTTGTTGATTACACGCAAGCGACTGATGGTTATACACTTTGGTATTACAACACAAAGCGTAATCTATTAACATTTGAAGGTTTCAACGATTTACTTGAAACATCCACAAGTGAACAATTATCTAATGATGAATTACTGTTTAACTTAAACAATGACGATATTCATTCTGATGGTATTAAATCTAAAATCAAAGCTTGGATTAAAAGCAACAAAGTTAACATTCAAGAAATTGATTCTCGCGCATTTATCTTTAAAAAGATTCTTATAGGTGATAAGTCTGATAACATTATGTCCGTTGTTACTTATACCAAAACCATGAAGAACGGTAAGGTTCGTACATTCTCAATTACCGACAAGCAAGCTGATAAAGTATTGGCTCAATATGAAAAAGATTACGGGCGATTTGAAGTTGAGCACCTGTTTATACCTGAATGTATTGACAGAATGTCTGACGTTATTTACCGTGTAATTGGTAACGCTGAATTAGCAATTATTAAAAATGTATTGAAGCTAAACATCCAGTTAATGTTGTTACACGTTAGAACTATTCCGGAGCCAATTATGGAAGCCATGTATAATGATATAGAGATAAACAATCCAGACTTAAACGTATATAATATTACACAGATGGAACGTATTCTTGAAGGTACGCCTTGGACTAAAAAAGCGGGTGAAACTGTTCCAGATAATTTAGATCCATTCAGTGGATTAAAACTTGTAGACGACCCAACTAAAAAAGAAGAAGAACCTAAAACTAAAAGCCTTAACAATTTATTCTAATGCTTGACGAAACCAAACTATTTGACTTCATAAAAATTATGTTTACAAAGCCTAAACAATATAAGGCTATTAAACAACATAACAAGAAGCGTCATTTCTTTATGATAAATAGGTTTTTTGCAATAAAGTATCCAGACAACGCCAATGCTTTTAATATTAACGGTATTGATGGTTCCTATGTTGTGGATGCATGGTCAATACTAGCTCGACGTTTTACAAGTGTACCTGGTTGGATTTACACTAAAACTAAAAAAATGCCTAAAGCGGCAATTAATAAAAATCAATATATACCTAAAGACGAAACTATTGAAGTCTATTTAAAGAAATATGAAATAGGTCGCCGCGAATTTAATGAAATGCAGAAGTTTGCACCAGATGCTTTAAACACTGAGTTGCAAGTTATTGAAAAAAGTATTCAAGTATATTGATATGAATCATATTGACACTGCAAGCTTGTGTGATATCATAGATATCACACTATATAAATTTAATCATTATGATAATTTAATATGGACAAAGTGTCTTAATCAGGTTGATTATACACAAATTGACGAAGATTCTATACTTGTTACACCATATCAATTACAGATGATGTTAAATTTAAATTTTAAGAGAGACCTAATGAAAATTAGAGCTATCACTTTTGATTTAATTCACACAGACGCAAACTCATTATATTTTTTAGATAAAATACTTGGAGATTTTACTAGATTAAAATGGATTAAATTAACATTGTCTAAAACTAGAAACTTTTCTAGAACTGTCAAGATTAATGAAAACGCAACACAAATAAAATATTCATTTAAAATTGTTAAAGCTACATTTAGATTAAACGAAATATTTGAAGATGCTGAATTAAAAAAGATTAATCCAATCTTACACAAATATGATTTAATTCCACGAAATAAACCATATCAACTTCAACCGGCAGTTAAAATTTTAAATGCTTTAGATGCTGCTTTAAATCATACTTCTGTATCTGATAATGATGCGGAGTTGCTTGCAATAATATTAGATACACTTAGTTTTAAAATTGAAAATGATAACCCAGATATTTTATTAGTCACAGATTGGTAGATATATACAAAAAGTATATTTACTAAATGTTGGATTTATTTAAGAATTTTGGTAAAAGAGAGGCTCTAGTTTATATTGTAGTTTTTCTTTGGGTTATTGGTGGTGTGTATGGTGCTATAAAGGGCGTTGACTTTGTACAATTAGCATCTTATTTTGGCTCATTAACGGCTTACGTCGCAACTTACATATGGGCTGAAACCAAAAAACCATCTCAAAAAACAAGCATTCTTAAAAAAGGAAAGTCATCTAGACGAGAAATCATGATATATCTTGTGGTTCTTTTATGGGTGATTGCAGGTGCATTCGGTATTTATTATATGGCAAATTTAACTAGTTTATCGATTTACTTTATTTCGTTATCTGGTTTTATTGCCTCTTGGATTGCTGGTGAAGTTTATAAACCACAAGACGATATTAAAAAAGATATAACTGACGTAGATTACGGTGGTTAATATATTATAATGGTTACAGGACAAACTGCAAATGAAATAAGCGATGTAATAATCGCTAAATTATTAGAACCGTATAAAAATGCTATTCAGGTAACTGATTTTGCTATACTAGCTGGTGTATCATCTCCTAATACAATTGGTACTATAAGTCTGATTGAGGGTAGCACTACAGTTTCTGGTTTTGGGACTAATTTCAATTTATCAACGGGTGACAATATAATTGTAGGTAATACAGTTTTAGAAGTTGCTAATCAGATTTCACCTATACATTTCGAATTAGCAGCACCAGCTCCTTTTACTTTATCGAAAACAACATTCATGTTAGATGTTGACCAGTACAATGATTTCACGTATCAATACAGGTGGTCTAATAATGGTGAAGAGTATGCTGAGTTTAAACCTTTGAATAGAGATAGTAATCCAGGTGACCTGTTTGCATTAACATTTGATGGGACATTAGACCTTTATTTAGATTTAAGATGTGAGGTTGATAAACTTTCATCGGGTCATTCTATAAGTATCATTGATGTTACATTTACGGTGCTTGATGATTCTGGAGTTATTGAGGCTTGTCCACAATACTGTATTGATTGTGAGGACCCGTATAGTTATTCAGGTTGTGCAAATATAAAGGTTGAATGTGAAACATCTGAAAATCATTTTAAGCCTTATCAATTAGGTAAGAGTGATAAGTTATATAATCAGCTTGTTGAAATTACAAGTGATATTTTCGGCCATGGGGTAAGGTATTACAGAACTGAACCAGATACAAGAACTAAAGATGTTATTTTTATGGAATATTCTTTATTTTCTGTTGCCGCATCTGGTGATTTAAAAGTTTCTGTACCGGGTAATGAATTCCCAACTGAAGCATTACAGTATGATATGTTTGGTATGGGCTTTGAAGATTTTGAGATTCATATTACAGATTACCAATTTGAAAAAACATTTGGTATTGGTCATAGACCAAGAGTTAAGGATTATCTTTTCCTACCGATTAACAATAAAATGTATGAAATAAAGTCTGTTACTTTAGCGGACGAATTTAATGTACAACACACATACTGGAGAGTAATGCTCGGTAAGTATCAAGAAAGGTCTGCTATTGAAAAATCACCGGTTATTGAAGCTGAACTTGAAAATTTAGTGGTTGGTGTTGAAGATATTTTTGGAGCTGAAATACAAGACGAGTACGTTAAAGCAACGGACCCACAACAACTGTCAACTGTAATTCATAATTGGGATGATGGCGTTCGTGTAACCGCTGACTCTAGATTAAAAATTGTTGACTTTGACCTTAAAAATAGATGGACTATTGTTTCTAAAAACTATTACAACCTATCAACAGTATCAACAAATGATACAGCTATTGATTATGCATTACAGGCAAAACAATCTATTGACGATAATTTAGCATTTACAACATGGTTCTCACCGGGTTTTGACACAACCGATACATCGCACTATCAAATATTAAACGGCGACCAATTTAGCGAAGGTCTTAATATTAAAATATCTTCAAACAATTTAGAGATTACAATTAACGGGCAATCACACTTGTTCTTACATAATATGATTCTAAGTTCTACTGAGTGGTACGGTTTAGTTGTTAATATGTCAAATACATTCCGTGAATTGAGTGTGAGTATTTATTACCTTGACCAGGCTAATAATAGAAATAGACCACAGGATGCTACTAATAACCTCCAGTTACAATTTAATGAAACAAAATCATTGACTCAAGCATTTATTTGGGAATTAGACAGGCCATACCGATTAAAGGGTGGTTTGCTAAAATTAACAAATTTAAGATTGTGGAAAAAGACTATCGAAGAAGAACAACACCACAATATTTTAAACCAATCACTTGTTAGAGATGCTCATTTAGCATTAATGATTGATAACGCAATTCCATCACTTTCTTATCAAAGATACCATAACGCTCGTTAATAGTTAGATATATATAATATCATATTAACAGAATATATTTATGGGTGAAGATAAGAAGAATATCCGTTCACAAGCGGATGAGATTAGGAATGAATTAGATAGCCTTATAGGCGACGATGAGTCAATTGAAGGTATTATTGATATAGATCCAAAACTCCCAACAACGGCAGACCATTATAAACCATTTGATTATGGTGAGGTAAAGGGTAAGGCCGATATACAAGCGAAAAAAACTATAACATCATTGATGAAGTTTTATCTGGATGCGGATATTATTGAACATGATGAATACGTTAAAGCTAAAAAGAAAATGGACGAAATGACAATGAGTTCATTAGTTTATCAGCTTCAAGCTGGTGAGCGTGCATTAACGACTCTTTTACAAACTATTGAAGATGGTGAATTAGCACCAAGGATGTTTGAGGTTTTAGCAACGTTACAGAAATCAATGCTTGATATTATTAAGTCGCAGACAATGTATCTAATGGCTACTGAAGAATCAGTAAAGCGTATTGCACGTGATGCTGATATCTATAAAGAAAAAACAAATAGACAAATTACAACCGATGCTGCGGGTGGCAACAATGATGGTGGTAATGTACAAAGAGGTACTAGAGACCTCATGTCTAAGATTAGAGCCGGTATCGATAATGATATTGAAGATGTAGAAGTTGAAGATAAAGAATAATGGCAGATTACACTGGAGACAATGCTTGGATACCCAAGGAAGAATCAGCAACAGAATCGACAAAGCTAGTATGGTCAACTAAAAAAGTTAACGACCTTATGATTGCGATGGACCAGGGTTACCGTCCAAAGATTGCATTACCATTTTATGAAGGTAAGCAATTTTTGAAGAAGGGTAATATTGTGTTTGAGTACACTGATGAAGAAATTGAAGAATTAGCTAAGTGTGCTAATGATATAGTTTATTTTGCGGAAAAGTATGCCGTTGTAATGACTGATGAAGGTATTATGCAGGTAAAACTTCGTGATTATCAAAGGGAATTACTTAAAGATTTTCAGCATAATAGATTTAATATTGTGTTGGCTTCTCGACAAATGGGTAAAACAGTTACGGCATCAATCTTTAACGCTTGGTATTTAGTGTTTAACTTTGATAAGACTACATTACTTTTAGCCAACAAGTCAGATTCTACTAAAGAAATTATTGACAAGGCTAAGGTTGTAATGGAAAATTTACCATTTTATATGAAGCCCGGTGTCATTAAGTATGATGTCATGAATGTGAAATGTGATAACGGTTGTCGTTTAGTTGGTCAATCAACTACTGCAAAGTCAGGTATTGGTTTTACTATTCACAACTTGTATCTTGATGAGTTTGCCCACGTACACAGTTCTATTGTTGATACATTTTACGAGAACGTTTATCCGACACTATCAGCGTCTAAGGTCTCACGTATCAACATAACTTCAACCCCGAATGGGTTTAACAAGTTCTATGAGATTTATTCAGGAGCGGACAAGGGTGAAAATGCGTATAAGCCAACACGTATTGATTGGTGGCAGCATCCTGATAGAGACGAAGCTTGGTACGAAAGAGAATTAGGTAACTTAGGTTCTGAAGATGCATTTAACAGGCAATATGGTAATGAGTTTGTAAGTTCATCAAATTTACTGTTTAGTCCAGGTACTCTTAAAAATTTACGTAAAGGTATAAAAGAATACCAACCTTATGATTTAGAAGAGTTTGAAAACATTCATATGGATATGCAGGATTATTTAAAATGGAGCCCAGACTTTGATCCAGAAGAAGCCGGTGAAGATGGTAGGTACTTTACTTTTTCTGTAGATATTGCAGAGGGTAACGGTGGAGACTATTCAGTTATCAATATGTTTGAGATTGTGCCGATGGATGAAAATCATATGGATCTTTTACAGAACCCCGGTGCAATGTATGACTTTTTTAAGTTAAAGCAAATAGGCGTCTTTAGGTCAAATGAACACGTTATTGAAGACTTTGCTAAAATTCTTTATACATTATCTGTAGATATTTTTAATTCAGAAAATGTTAAACTTATTATAGAATACAATACATATGGGTCTATTCTTATAAAGTACCTACAAACATCATTTCCAAGAAGAAATGATTTTGATGAAGAAATGATAGTTAGGTTTAAGCACCGCCACGATGCAAGAACTCTTAAACCGGGTGTTAGGGTTAAATCTGATAACAAACCGGTAATGTGTCAGAACTTAAAGAAATTAGCTGAACAAAATAGAATATTTTTTGATGAGAAAAATACAGTTGATGAAGCTTCAATGTTTGGTGTGATGCGAAACGGCTCATACGGTGGACAACATGGTAACGATGATGTTGTAATGACATGTGTTACAATTTCTGAATTTTTTGGCACTACAGATTATGCTGATATGGTTGAAGAATTATTAGACGTTATAGACGAAAACCTACATACTAAAATGGAAACCGTTTTATATAAAGATTTTGAAGGAGACGGTGATTTACAATATGATATTTATGATTTATTGTAGCAACCTTCAAAAATTATAGAGATATATACATAAATAAAAAAAATATAGTTTAACATCATGGCACTAAGTCCACAACTATTACAATTTAAAAGTTCAGGTGTTTACAGACTGGAATTTGATAAGTCACAAACTTCAAATATTCCAGCTGATAGAATTAGACTGGTAATAGGTCACTCTAGAAAGGGTCCTTACAACACGCCAACGCTAATTAGCACCACAGAGCAATTTATTGCGGTTTTTGGTTCAATCGACAAAAACCTAGAAAAAAAGGGGATGTTCTTCCACAGATCAGCGCTTGCTGCTCTAACAAGAGGTCCAATCCTAGCATTAAACGCAGCTAAATTAGACAGCAATGATACAATTTCATATGTTGCTCCAGTTTCAAACGGTACAGTAAGTACTTCTGAACTGACAGGTGATAGCGCGTATTACAATTACTTCAACACTGAAAAGTTCTGGTCACCTTCTGACGAGGCACTTAATGATGTTGTTGGTGATGGAGCAAATAACATTTTAAGATTTGCTAACATCAAACAAGATAACATAACAGTTATCGTTAGAAAAGCAAAAGAAGTAGCATCATTCGATATTCTTGCAAGAGACTGGTATGGTGAAGGTAATGTACCTTCTTACTTAAATGCTTTCGATTACATGTCAGATTTCATGGTTGACGTATTTGTATTTAAAGGTGACTTTAATGCATCTGCAATGTCAACTGATCCAGTTTATGGTGAATACTTCACAACAGCTGGTTTAAAAATTGACAAATTAGACGAATTTGTAAACTTAAGACAAGTATCTTTACTTGCTAAGTATACTGGTTCATTATTACCAGGTTTTGTTGACAAAGAAGGTAATTCACTTTACATTGAAACGACTATCAATTCAGAAGCTAGAAGAACAGGTTTATTCTGTGCGGTTAATGAAGATGCAGTTATTGATGAAACAGGTACTAAAGTTGACTTAGTAGGTCACACAAATACAGCAGGTGTTTCTTATGATGCAATGTCATATTCACTTGGTGCTGATGCAAGAGCATTTGACCTTGACGCTGGTTTAGTTTACGCTAAAACTTCTGGAGCATTTGTAACTTATACAGCTTCTCCATCAACAACAACTACTTATACGCCTAATGCAAACGCTTTAACAACGGGTTCAAATACGACTAATGCTATCACTTTACCGGCACTGCCTTCTATTGCAGGTAGTACATCGGGTAGTTCACCCGCGGCTGGAACTAGAGATCAACTTGTTATACCAGGTGCTACAGGTGTTACAAATGACCCAACTGCCGAAACATGGGCTAATACTAATGGTATTTATCTTGGTGATTATTTACTAAATGAAGGTGGTGGTTATTCAGAAATTATATCTATCAATGGTGCATCTTCGGGTGGTGGTTCAGTAGTTCTTACTATCGATCATGCGGGTAATGTAAACGATGATGTTGCAGCTACTTATGTTGCCACAAGCATTTCTACATATACAATAGCACCTGCTGCTACTGCAACAGTTTCAACTAACACAATAACATTCACGGGTTTTGATCCAGTTGCTGCTGGAATCACAACTACTGATTTCATACTTGATGCCGCTGGTACTGGTTATGTTGCGGTTACTGCGGTAACTACATCATCAATCACGACCTCTGCTGATGTTAATGTCGCTGCTTATACAATAACTGCAGGCGGTAATATCAATACGTATACTTCAAGTGTAGTATCTGCACCAGCTCCAAATCTAGCATTAGAAGCAGGTCAATATATTATTGCTGAAGAGCCAAACAGAATGGTTAAAGTTATTAGAATAGCTAAATCTACTGTAGGTTCTGATATTGTATATAAAGTGTATACTTCAGCTGAAGCGGCTACAGTTACAGATATGAAAGGTTACAAGTCTTTTGAAGCTTCAACAGACTATTACGTGACATTCCCAATCAACGGTGCTGTAATCATAGACAAGCCAAACCCAATTCAATCTGCACTAGATGCGGTAACATTAGGTTCTGGTTTAGCAAACGCTCTTATTGATAAAGATAATATTTCTTTCAGATATGTTATTGATACATTTGCATCTTTAGATGGTACAACTCTTTTAAACAAAGTACAACTATCAGCACTTGCTAAAGCAAGACAAAATGCATCTGCAATCTTAAACGCACCATCAATTGCTGAGTTTAAGAAATCAACAAACCCATCGTTTACTGATGGATTTGGCGCATTTAGTGTTGAATATATTGCAACAGGTGGTAATTTAGATAAGAACCCAACTGCACTATATGCTTTACCAAGCATTAATGACGGTGCAAATTATGCGTTCTACTATACTTCACTAGTTGTAAGAGAAAACAACAAAGATTTCGTTATGCCATCAGCAGCTTACGTATCTAACAACTTTATTGACAAGTACACTGACTCATCTCCATGGGCTATTGTTGCTGGTCCAAGAAGAGGTTCAATCTCAGGTTCTGGTATTGTTGGTGCTGAATATGCATTTGACAGGTCAGATAGAGATGTACTTGAGCCATTTGGAATCAATCCTATTGTATTCCAAAGAGGTGCGGGTCTAACAATTTTAGGTAATAAAACAGCACAACAGTCTGTACAATCAGCGCTTTCTTCAGCTCACGTTAGAGAAGTTCTTATTTACATTCAAGACGGTCTTGCTGCAATCCTAAAAGATTATGTGTTTGAATTCAATACACCACAAACTAGATTAGAAATTAAAACTCTAGCAGATTCATTTATGGAATCAGTTAAAGCTGAGACTGGTGTGTACGATTTCAAAAACGTAATTGACACAACAAACAATACGAACGAAGTAATAGACGCAAACATTGGTATCTTAGATACTTTTGTTGAGCCGGTTAAAGGTTTAGAAATAGTTGTTCAAAGAACAACAGTTTTAAACACTGGTGAAATTGCATCTGGTAACTTCAATTAATATAGGATATATAAAAAAAGATTAAAGAAGATATGCCACTTCCACATTACTCACAAGATCAAACTAGCAAGAAAGGTAGAAACTTTGAAGCAGTGCAACAGTCACTGTTTGAGGTAACTATTCTTCCACCTGCTGGTGTTCAAGGTGCTAACATGCTTTTACAACAAGTTAACTCGATTTCGGGTCTTGAAATTAACAAAGCAATTGGTACACAAGAACAGAAGTTTAAATTCGTTACTCGTTCGTTTGCATCTCAACCAGAAAGCACTGCGATTGATTTAGCGATTAACTTTTCACTTAACTTAAACGATGCTAACCAAGCATACACTTATAAGACACTAAAAGATTGGTACAATCTTATGTATGACCCAAATACTGGGGCTATGGGTCTTAAGAAAGATTATGTTGGTACTATTATTGTTACTCAATTTAACAGAAAGGGTGACATTTTTAGAACAGTAACTCTAGAAGATTGTTTCATTTCATCAGGTCTTCCATTCCTAGAGGGCGGCGACTATTCAGACGCGGCACCACAAGTTATGGATGTTACTTGGAGATGTGATAACTTTAAAGAAGAGCTAGCATAATTTAATATTAACTAATAATACTTGAGGGCGAGTTTGTATAAAACTCGCTCTCTTTTTAACCTTACAAAAGATAATATAATATCATCATACTATGGCTTCAAAGCTAACAAATAAACTACAAGTCCTGTTATCCGAGGAAGAAGTATCAATGCTTAATAGAATTATATTAAACGATGCTATTCAAAACGGACAAAGACCGATATCGATGTCGGCATTTATTAGAGAATTAATTAGAACTGAAATAGAATTACGAGACGAAGAAGACAAAATCTTCGGCAAAGAAAAATTAAAACAACTTAAAAAGAAATAAACATGAGCGAAGATCAAAACATGAAAGATCCATATCAGGATATGGTCGAAGGAAAAGACCAGGAAATTATTAACGAAGTAAAGCAAAATGGTTTAGGTAAAGCCACTATGTCTAAATTTGTAAATGATACATTAGACGCAGATTCACATTTGGGTTGGATGCATATAGATATTAGTGCACTACCATCTAGGGGTATGTTTTATCCTGAAGATGCTGTTATTAAAATTAAAGCAGCAACTGTTGCTGAAATTAGACATTTTTCAACAATTGATGAATCTAGTTTAATAGATATTGACGAAAAGTTAAATGAAATAGTTAAAGCTTGTATCATGGTATCGTCAAAGTCTAGTAAGTTTGCACCGAAAGATATTTGTGAAGAAGATAGATTTTATATTCTATTATCTGTAAGAGACCTTACGTTCCCAGAACCTGAAAATACTCTTAAGATTAATCATGAATCTAAAATGGGTACTAAACATGAAGTTGAACTTAAAACTGAATATCTACAATACTTTAATATTGATTCAAGTTTAGATAAATACTACAATGAAGAATCTAGAAGATTTTTTATTGAAACCAAATCGTTTGGTACTATTGAAATGAGACCACCGTCAATCGGTATTATGGAACAAGTTACTAAATATATTAAAGACCGTCAACTTAGAGGTCTTAATATAGACCAGTCACTTTTACAAGTAATGCCTTTTATAATTACGGACTGGAGATCATTTAATGATAAATCATTATTTCAGCTTGAAGTTGAAATGAATGGATGGGACCATAGAAAGTATTCTTTAATTTATAAGCTTGCGGAACAAATGAAAATGGGTATTAAACCAACTATGAAAGTAGATTTAGGGGACGGCGTGGAGGATGTCCCGATTGGGTTTCGTGACGGACTCAAATCTTTGTTCATTATTCAAGATATCGCTGGAGAACTTCTTTAAGACGAAGTTTTATATCTATCTTAAACTACATTTGCAACCGAGTGAATTGGAACAATTACCATTTTACGAGTATCATTATTTAGTTAAAGATCTAACAGAGTATTTAAAACAAGAGAAGGATGCTAATGAAAGGCAATCAGCTCAAATAGATGATACAAGGTCGACATACAAACAACCTAGTATGCCAAAATTTAATCAACCTAGGGTTAACGTCCCTAAAATATAACTTTAAGGGTGGGGTTTTACGCCCCGCCCTTAATTTTTTATAGATATATACAAAAATGCTAAAATCAAACAAGTAATTAATTAATGGCATCAAAGGGTATTCCAACATCTGCTGGTATTGGTAAATTAACACAAAATTCTATTTTAGGTAATAATATACTTTCTAAAATAGAAGGCATTGCTAGTGGTAATGCAGAGAAATTGACTAATATTGATAGTAATGTTAATTCGATGTCTACATCGCTTGATAAAATTACTGAATTAATATCTGTTCAAAATAAAATTTTAGAACAAATTAGAGATGTTGTTGTTAGTAAAGGCGGCGAAAAAAAATCTACGGGTGTTGCTGTTGGTGGTTTTGATTTTAAATCAATAGGTAAATCTGCTAGTAAAGCAATCGGGGCTGGTATTGGTATTGTAGCCATGGCAGCGGCTATTTCTTTAGCTGCGGGTATTTTTATGATGATACCATCAGCACCCAGTAAAGATATTTTAACTAAATTTGGTATTGCATTAGGTACTGTTGGTGTATTAATGTTAATGGCACCCGCATTTTCTAAATTAATAGCGTCGTTAGGTTCTATAAAAAGCACATCAACTATTAGTTATGGTGGTGCGGATATTAGTACATCTGGTATTGATATTATGGGTATTGTGGCATCAGTTGGTGGTGCGTTTATTTCATTACTTGCAATGTCCGCTGGAATTGTAGCTTCTGCATCTATTTTACAGTATATGCCAGCAGACAAAACATTGTACCCTAAATTAGGTATGGCAATATTAGTTGCGGTTGCATTAGTACCTGTGGCTTTTGCATTCACGCAAGTGATGTCTATATTAGCAAACATGAAATCATCTACTGATTTAGAAGTAAGTGGTATTGGGGGAGGAAGCAAATCGGGTAGTGATATTATGGGTATGGTTGCCGCTATTGGTGGAACGTTTATTAGTTTAATAGCAATGAGTGGTGCTATTGTAGCAGCTGCATATATTTTACAATACATGCCAAATGATGAAAGTGTAATGAAAAAAGCTCTTATTGCTGGTGTAATTGGTTTTGCAATGATTCCAGTTGCATTTGCATTTGGCGCTATTATAGAATCAATGTCAAGTATAGCTTCAAACCCAATGGCTGTTGCAATTGCAGTCGCAGGTGCAGCTATCGCATTACCATTAATGATGGGTGCTTTAGGTTTAGGTATACATGCTTTAAACGCTACAATGCCAGATACTTATCCAGCGCTACCAGAATGGAAATGGTTAGGACAACTTGCGGTACTTGCTGCAATTGGTACTTTAGTATTTTATGGAGTTTCTAAAGCCGTTGCTGACCTTAGTGTAAAAGGATTTATAATGACGGCATTGGGTATACCAGTATTATTTGGAGCTTTAGCTGCAGGTATTTATTTATGGAATTTATTGGGTCCAGGTGCTGATGCTGATTATTCAAATCCAATAGATACTGAATGGGCATTTAAAACTGCAATAGGGTTGTTAGCATTTGTTATACCATTAGCAGCCTTGGCTTTAGTTTCTAAGATGGGACCGCAAGCATTATTATTAGGAACTCTTGGTATTTCACTATTAATGGGGGCTATTGCAGCGGGTCTTTGGTTATTTGATAAATTTGGACCAGATGATCCGGCTGCTGTTGCAACTACTTTTGGAGAAGTAATGTTAGCACCTTTTAATGTTTTAGCAGATACCTTATCTCATTTTATGAATAAAATCGGTATTGAAAATATGGGGCCTTTAGCATTAGGTCTTACAAAACTTGGTGCTGGTTGGGCTGCGTTTGTAGCTGCTGTAAGTGTTGGTAATGTTGCCCAAAGTATAGGGAGTTTTGTCAGTGGTAGCATTGATGCGGTTAAAGATTTAGGCAATAGTATTGCAAATCTATGGACGGGTGGTGATTCAGCAGCTGCAGAAAATAAGGATACCGCACTGGATTTGATAACTAAAATAGGAAAGAATATAAATGTTATTCAAAAAGCAGGACCTGCGTTAACAGCCATGTCTTCCGCTATGGCGAAATTCGCAAAGTATACTGAAGATGATTTTGATCCAGTTCATAATATTCTTTTTCAGATGGAAAGGCTTGGTGATCCAGATAGTAGAGCAAAGCGTTATGGCAGTAGTACAAAGAACGGTGAAAGATATGGTATTGAAAATACTTTAAAGATTTTCGATCGTGCAATAGAAAGTAGTAATAAACTTAGTAATATTCAAGGTGCGCAAAAAACTAAAGAATTATTTCAAGAACTAAATAATATAATGGCTAACCCTAATAGTTTAGAAGGTATGCGACTTATGATTCAACTATTTATGCAAATAGCAACATCTATGGAAGCGGCTGGAGAAGCAATGGATGGTTCTTCTAATGGTTTAGCAACACTTGTAAATGCATTTAATAAGGTAAGTAATAAAATTGGCGATACTGTCGGTTTGAATTCAAATAATTCTACATCTACACCACAAGTGCCATCTTCTAATAAAGGGCCTAGAGATTTAATTGCAGCTATTAAACGTTTAGAGACAGTAATGTCAGGTACTCAACGAGTATTGGTCGTTAACCAAGAAGGAACAATAGGTTAATCTTTATTTTACCCTCAGGCATAAAACCATAACTTATATGGTGTATATGACCCTTTAGTTTCAAATACAATTAAAAATAATAATAAAGTTTGTACAACTTGTAATATAGTTATACCATTTGGTTTACCAATGGATAATATTTGTACAAAATGTCTAATTAGTAAGAAACAATCTTAATTTAACACATATAATAGTTGTTAAATAATTAGATATGATTACATCAACACATTCACATTACGATAGCTCTACGGTCAAGTCAGCAGCTTACAACTACAAACACCAAACTCTTACGGTTCACTTTAATCATGCAACTTATTTATATGAGGGTGTTTCGGCAGAAGATTGGACTAAATTCGATACGGCAAAGTCTCAAGGTATTGCTCTTAATGATTTCATAAAGGGTAAGTACAACTTTGAAAAAATAAATGAGACAGAAAAGGTAGCGAATATATAAGTTTCTTATGAAACAAACTCTAACTTGAGAGTATAAATTAAGTAAAAAGTTATTTGTTTTTTTGATTACACATTAGAGAATTTATTCTCGGCTGCGGATGTGGTGAAATTGGTAGACACGCTAGTTTTAGGCACTAGTGCTTTACAGCTTGAAGGTTCGAGTCCTTTCATCCGCACAAATAATATACGAAGGAGTGAAAGAGATTTTACGTCGGCTTAAGGTCATTAGCGCACACTGACAAACAGGTAGCCTTCAAAAGTATTGGACTCGTAGCTCAGCTGGATAGAGCATCTGCCTTCTAAGCAGACGGTCACAGGTTCGAATCCTGTCGGGTTCACAAGTATTCCTCCTTAGCTCAGTTGGTTAGAGCATCTGACTGTTAATCAGAGGGTCCTTGGTTCGAGCCCAAGAGGAGGAGCAACCCAGACGTGTACGCTCAACTTGAGCAAAAAGTTTTATCAAATTAGATGAAACAAACATATGCTAAAAGCATATAAAGTGTGTTCTTTGACATATTGGTAGTCAACCGGAGAGGTGGCAGAGTGGTCGAATGCACCAGTCTTGAAAACTGGCGTACTGCAAGGTACCGGGGGTTCGAATCCCTCCCTCTCCGCAAAAAAATGGTCTGGTAGTTCAGCTGGTTAGAATACAAGCCTGTCACGCTTGGGGTCGAGGGTTCGAGTCCCTTCCAGATCGCATTAAGCCTCTTTAGCTCAGTTGGTAGAGCAGCTGATTTGTAATCAGCAGGTCGTCAGTTCAAGTCTGTCAAGAGGCTCAAAGATAAAACACACACTGGTACGCTAAACCAGAACCTATCATAGATGGGTTACATATATAGTCGCAGTCAAGTACTCGACAGAGTTCTTAGTCTCTTAAAAGCTAAGTGGAGTCAATGACGAAAGTCGGAAGGTTTAGGTTGTCCTTCTAAAATAACCTGATGGGGAATTAGCTCAGCTGGCTAGAGCGCCTGCCTTGCACGCAGGAGGTCAACGGTTCGACTCCGTTATTCTCCACAAAAAAATCGTAGTACCGAGAGGGAACAAGGTGAAAGGTACACTCACCGTAGGTTAAGCGATGACCTACAATTGCGAAAGTAGCTCAGCGGTAGAGCATCACCTTGCCAAGGTGAGGGTCGCGAGTTCAATCCTCGTCTTTCGCTCAATGACTGCCAGTCAAGTAAAGCCCATCTAATTAATTTTAGGTGGGCTTTCTCATTTTGAAACATTTATATTTTATTTCATATAATATTAAAATATATTTTATTATGGATATTGTAAACACAATCCTTACAGTTATTATTTCAATCGGTTTCACGATTACTATTCTTGAAATTAAAAATGCTTTTACTAAAGAAGTAAAAGACATGTCTGATGATTTAGACTTTTTAGATTTAGAAGCTCGTATTACAACTCTCGAATCTGGTGTAAAGGCACATATTGAAAATATTAGAGTTCTTTCAGATCAAATTACAAAATTACAAACTGAAACTATTGAACTAAAAAATCAAGTAAATCCTATTTCTAGAGAAACCAAAAATATTGGAACTTCAATAAATAATTTAACGTCATTTGTTGATAAAACAAGGGGTATTGCTGAAGATAATAAAAAAAGACTAGATAGTTTAAATAAGTAATGTCTAAAATTAATCAAATATTAACAGGCTGGGCAAACACGGTTAAAGACCGATTTAATATGTTACAACCTGAGGTTAAAGAAATCTCAGAGAAGAGACTTAATATATGTAATGAATGTTCCATGAGAAATGGTTCTATTTGTGACACAAGGCGAGTTGCACCTAATGTTAAAACCGGTGCAATTACCAGAGGTTGTGGTTGTAATTTACTTGCAAAAACGATGTCACCGTCTTCTGAGTGTCCATTAAGTAAATGGGAGAATATATAATGACAGGCCCCTTCGTCTATCGGTTAGGACGTCAGGTTTTCATCCTGGAAAGAAGAGTTCGATTCTCTTAGGGGTCACAATAAATTTAATAATTATGAATGAAAATTGTGTAAGTTGTAGCGTTGAAACAAACGTTAATATTAATGAAAACATTGATAATAGACATTATTATGTCGAAGGTGCTGGCCAATTATGTAAAACCTGTTATAATAAGATATATAAGTAATGAAGGTATATATTTATATTAATCCAAATTCAGCCGTTTATCTATCAGGTATACTATCAAACGAAACCTTGAATTTAGAACCGGGTGCTGTTAAAATAAAATACTCAACTAGAAGTGTTGATGAGTTATCATTAATGGTTTCTTTAACACTTGACCATTTTGTTTGGTTACAAGACCAAGAGTGGTTAACTGAGTATGCAATGCTACTTAATTAATGAATCGTAAAATGAAACAACAAGAAGTATTTGTGACTTTAGTTAATAAACAACTAGAGCCATTTAACAAAACATATACTGATATGGTCGGCGTGGATGACTGGTATATGAAATATGTGGTAACACCAGAACAAGAATCTGAGTTTATTGAATGGGGTGCTAAATATTTACAGAAAACATTAAAACTTACTAAAAAGCAAGCACAAATGGAAATCAATTGGTTTGTGTTACAATGGGGTCTTAAAAGTTCTAAAATAGTTAACAGTGCCTCTTCAATAGAGGAAATTATACAGGCTAATAAAAAGTCAAAAGCATAAAAAATTAAGTCTGGTTTACCGGACTTTTTTATAATAAATATGATATTAAAAATTAATTCAATTGGCCGCGAGGTTAAAGAACTTCAAGAGTTTTTAGGTATTACGGTCGACGGTCATTTTGGCCCGGAAACTAAAGAAGCTGTATTTAAGTGGCAAACACAGAACGGTTTAAGGACTGACGGTATTGTTGGACCAAAAACATGGGACGCAATGGGTTTAGCATCTACGGACGAATCTGAGAAGGCTTATGTTACAGATAATGGTTTAGTTATATCAAGGCACTTCTTACCACATGGTGAATATAAAGTAGGTCCAGTCAAGCCTGAATATGTTTTTATACATCACACTGCTGGTTGGCACAATCCATACAAAACTATTGACAATTGGGGTAAAGATACTAGAGGTGCAGTTGCTACTGAATTTGTTTTAGGTGGACAATCGGTTAAAGGTAATAATAATAATTATGACGGTGTATTAGTTCAAGCTTTTCCAGAGGGTGGCTATGGGTGGCACTTGGGTAAGAATGGTTCACAACACATGCATGTACATTCAGTTGGTATTGAGGTTAATAACTTTGGCCAAATTGTAAATGGTAAAACCTGGGCGGGTGTTTCAGTTGATCGTTCACAAATTGTTGTTCTTGAAAAACCGTTTAGGGGATATTCAACATGGCATCGTTATTCAGATGCACAAATATCAAAATTGCATAAATGGATTTTATTCATAGCTGAAAGAGACAGTATTGATGTTAGAGCGGGCTTACCAGCTTTGATTAAGGAAAAAGGTGCTGATGCATTTGAATTTAATGAAGATGCATATTACGGTAAGATTAAAGGTTTATGGACCCATACAAATACACGCAAAGATAAATTTGACATGTTCCCACAACCAGAATTGATGGATATGTTGGTTTCATTATAATGAAAATAATATTACTTATATTATTAGCTATCACATTAGTAATAGCAGTCCACAAGCGAGATTCAGATCGCAACAATAAATAAAGAGTCCGGTTTTCCCGGGCTTTTTTTTTGAAAAATAATTGCCTAAAAGTTTTTTTATGTCGTTTATTTTGCCTATATTACATATGTAATCAGTCGTTAGTATACGACCTAACTTAAAAAAAATGATAATAGAAAAACAAACACAACGTCAAACAGTTATTGATTTGACAGGACCCCAAGGAAATGCATGGTATCTTTTAGGAACTGCTAAAAACTTTGCAGGTCCATTAGGGTTAGATGGAGATGCTATTTGTGAAGAAATGCGTGAGTCTGACTATGAGAATTTAGTACAAGTATTTGACAAGTACTTTGGTGATTTTGTAATTTTAGAACGATAAGATATGGAACAGTCAATTTTAAGTAAGTTTGTTAAATTCGCATTTAACTATCCACCTCTATTCTGTTTAAAGATTTGGAGTGATAATCCACATATAGCAAATCATTTAAATGGTAAATTTAATGATTATTATGATGCTCATGGGTCAGTAGGTGCAATGACAGCGTTATACAATTCATTAGATGCTACAAACGCAAAAATCTTTGAAAATTATTTAATCAATAAATATAACGGGTAATTATGAGTCAATTTACATGGTGGCGTAGGTTTTATCCTACACAAAAATTAGATAAGGGTCAATTTTTTAAAGGTGGTTCTAAACTTTTACAGCGCATTGAATTTGGTGAATTTGAGTTTGAACCGCTTTCGTCAGAAACCATCCTTGAAGAAGAACTTTACAGATTAAAATGTGAAGAGATTGATAAATTACAATCTTATCACAAAGACACACTTGAAGATATGAAAGTGGTTGAGCGCAAGAAAAAGAATAAAAGAGTTAATGTTATGCTTAAGCATCATTTAGAATGGGAGCACAACAGAATGTTAGACCTTAGAAATAGTCTTGTAAAAGAATTTTCATTAGAAAAAGAGTTTGTTAATGACGTTATTGAAACGTTTGATGGAACCACCCGCGAATTATATTTTTATCTTAAAGCTGTTAAAGAAGACCGCCCGATAAAAACAAGCGCTGAGGTTTTAATGATACCTCGATTACAACACGAACAACCAAGGCACATCTTAAAACACAAGCAACGTGTACATCAACAGACTTGGCAAAAAATAGTGCAAAATAAAGCTGTATATTAGCGACGCATTTATTACATATTGATATATAATCAATATGACAAAGAACGATATGTTTTCATGGTTAGCTGAAGGTCCAGTTGATTATGAACTTAAGCAATATAAAATGTTGGCTATCTTATCTCGATTAAGAATTGATTTAAATAATAAGCGTGTTTGGCCAGTTATTAAAGAGGTTGAAGCACAGCTTGACTATTTGTATCGTTTAAAATATGAAATTGAAGTTAAAGACGAACAATTAAAAGTTGCTAAAGATATCGATTTTATAAACTTTGAAATAATATACGAAAAAGAAAGCTCTGAAAAAACTTTAGAAAATAGTATAATGGATACTATTGTTGACGATGCTATTGTTGAATTTGGTGACGTTTACATGGATGCTAGAAAAGTCTGGCGTGAAATTGAAAGTCTTGTTTCTATAACTTGGATTCCAAAAAAACCAAGCCTATTAAATGATGGTTATATAATTATACCAGACGGCGATAAATTTAATGCATATTATTTCGAAAAGCCGACAAAAATGTCAAACTCATGGCGAACTATTGATTTAAAATTCGAAAAATCTTTTAAAAATACAGAAGATGCAGTCATTAAATTTTGCGATATAATGCAAGACCCTAATGATTCAATGATGTTTTGTCGTGTATCTAATAGATTTGGAAATTTATCACATAAAGATACTATATTGCCAATTGTTAAATCTGTATTATTCAGTTCTTTAGTTAAAGACTTTGTATAAAATACAGATATATAAAACAAATATAAAATAATATACTAAAATTATGCCTTACGTTTCTAAAGACGACATCATGGCCTTTATCCCTGAGGGGATAACTTTACAGCAAGGTGTAGCTACAACAATAGATATTCAGCTTTACAAAGACTATTTAAATAATAATTTAAATGCAGCATCGGCGGATTCAATTGTAGTTACCTTATATAACTCATTTGGACAAAAAACATATCAATATGCAAATCCAGTAGTCCCTGGTCAAACTGATAGACTTAATATTGGTGTACCGGCGTCTGCAACTCAAGGTACTATCTCTTTTGATATTACAGCAACACAGGCTGCTAATTTAGCATCTGGTAGTATTTATGCTCAAGTAACAATTACATATTCAAATTATTATCCATCTGCAAAAACTTATGTTTTACCTAGGTTACTGCTTGGTGATAATAATAATTCTACATTACCAGGTGGTGAAGGTTCAGATAATTCTGGCACATCAGGCTCAGGTACTTCTGGCAACAGTCCAGTATCTTCGATGGATATGGTTAAATATGCAATTAGTCATGTAGATGGTTCACAGCCATCTATTAAATCTGTTTCCGTAAACAATACTGACCCTGCATTAGTTACAGAAATTACATTTTATAATTTAGACCAAAATAATCATAGAAACGTTTTATTAGAAAACTTTTTAGAGAATAGAATAGCAAATAGTGTTTTAGGTACTATCACAATAGTTAATAAAGACAATCCACTAAATTATTCTGTTTATAGTATTTCTAGCTATTCTAGGATTAACGCTGAATCTGGAGGTGGTGACGACAATGATAATGACTATACAAAAATTGTAGTTGCATATGAAGATAATTCATATTCACCAGTTGATACACCGTATGCGTATGAAGTAGGTCAATCTATTGGATACATGTTAGATGCATTTGGTGGTGCTTCACAAACAGGTTCTGCTCAAGGTGCTAATGGTGTCGACGGTGCTCAAGGTGCTACAGGCGCTCAAGGTGCTAATGGTGTCGACGGTGCTCAAGGTGCTAACGGTGTCGATGGTGCTCAAGGTGCTAACGGTGTCGACGGTGCTCAAGGTGCTAACGGTGCTAACGGTGTCGACGGTGCTCAAGGCGCTAACGGTGTCGACGGTGCTCAAGGTGCTAATGGTGTCGATGGTGCTCAAGGCGCTAACGGTGTTGACGGTGCTCAAGGCGCTAACGGTGTTGACGGTGCTCAAGGTGCTA